AACCCACCTATGAGTTAACTGAACTATCCGAAAAGTCTGCTCAAGATGTGGCTTATTGGATAAAGTCGCAGGCGGGATTATCTTTTGTCGTTAAATATCAGGGCAGGGATATATCCGCCCTTTTCATTCCTAGCTAAACCTTCTCCCCAAAGGGGGGAAAGGATAATCCCCCCTCTATGAAAAAAGACCTCTTCTCCGCTTGTTTTGAAGACGCTAAAAAAGCTGATCCCTCTGTCACAAACACTCAGGTACAGGAAATCTTCTGCCGTGTGTGCAAAAATAGAGAGTGCGGTAGGGCATCTTGGGCTACTTCAACTTGGGATACACGCATCTCCACTCAGGTAGACCGACTTATCCTAAACCCTAATATCACTTCAGCCACGGATAGCTCTCGATGGCAAGGACTATCCAATTTCGAGAACTTCGTAGAGCCCAATAAGATAGAAGTGTGGGGGAACACGCCCAAAGAAACACCCCCCTTAATTATAATAGACCCTAGCCCAATTCCTCCTCAGGTCCAACCGAATACTTCGCAGGTACAATCGCCTAAGGCGAGTGCTTTTAATACGCCACCACCTAATGGAAGCCTTCTGCTAGGTGGAAACACACAACCTAAACCCGATCCTTGGGCTGCCCCTACACCTAAACTAAAGGTGGGGGGGACTTTCAAGATGGGAGGATAATATGATAGAACTAGTTATTACTCAGATGTATCGAGACGGATATAAAGTAGTAGTCCCAACCCAACTGAAGCCTAAACTACGCTTACTGCCTTATGTAGATAAGTGCGTCTACACAGACCCCGAAGAAATTAAAACAGGTGATCGCTTGGTCTTTGTTGATTGGGTCAACTCGACCGATACCGACAAGGCGAAGTGGATGAAGCACTTTGTATCTTGAGTGGAAAGTGTCCCCGCAGGGCTTGATACCCACCGACATACTCTTAGACTTCTTAGCTAAGAAACCCGAAGCTATCCAAGAAGCCAAAGATTGGGTCAACAGGAACGGACGGATTATCCTATTTACCAAGAGCAAAATAAATGGGGATGAGGATATTTGGGTCACAGATCAGGGTGAGATAATCCTGCGTACCAAGAACCATTGTAAAATCCCTCAACTCAGAATCCTCGCCTTTCATACCAACATGGATGTCTACCGACAAGTCTTAGCTCTCGGACAAGACCTGAACGAAGTCATAAATTTGTTAAAAAAACATGAACCCTTGTTTTAAGGGTATTATAAGGGTACTTGAGGGGTTATCAACCCACCCCCCCTCTTTGGAGTTAGTCATGAGTGCAACCATGTCTCAGCGTATCGCGTCCCTTAAGAACCTAATCATCGAGATCGAGAGCGATGCTCAGAAGTCCGACAACGGCAACAAGGCAGCAGGTGTCCGTGTCCGTAAGGCTCTTCTTGAGGCTGTTAATCAGATCAAGGATGCTCGCAAGGCTTCTCTTGAGGGTCGTACAGAGAACGAGTAATACCCAACAAGATTAAGTGCCGAGACAAACCCCCCTTGAGGTTATAAGTCCTCAAGGGGGGTTTGTCTTTATAAGACACCCCAAGAGCCATCCCATAAGGTGTACTTCACTCGACTAAGCTGGCTAGCCCTTATGTGTTTAAGACAATGAACACAAGGTCTAGCCATCGTTGTGGAACCATCCTTTAAAAACCTCAAGACCTCAAGGGTATCCCCAGGTTGGGAGAACCTCAAAGCGGACATCTCAGCATGAAGTGTACAAACTACCGTACCATCAGCCGCTATTCTCCTGAACCTAGGGTGTGTCTTATCTGTGTTCACTCCAATATAGACAGGCTTACCCCTTCTGTATAGCACACAGGCTACATGATACTTCCCCCCATTCGACAGGGCTAATTCCATAGCTTGTTTATGTATGGGTTTCATCTGTCTCACACTAAGGTTGCCATATGGATATCTCTCGGGTCATCCAAGATTGTCTTGACCTCACTTGGACTCCACAACAAGCCCGCGTTAGAGTTATAGAGTACAACCCCGCAAAGGAATCCCTGTCCTTATCTTTTGAAGCACAACTCACAATCATCCACACCCACCACACAATATCCATTTCAGCCCACAACGCATACTACACCTACATCTATACCTTCTTCCCCAAAGGTAAACCAAGAAATATAAAAGGTAACGGACTAGTCCACCACCAACACGACTTGGACACACAACTAGACGCTTTATTGTTGGAAGTTATCCGTGAGGCAGCGGAACACGCTACAAACTCTACGAATATCAAAATCCTAAAAGCACTTATCCAAGCTCAACCCAACAAGTCCTTCCTGCGGAGGATATATGATAGGCTCTGTCACCGATAGTCTGATCTCCCTTTTTCCCCTCATCTATCAGAAAGTATCGAGGTTTAAAATGTGGGACTGTTTCTATAGTGAAGAACTGCTAATGTGTGTCTGCATTTTGATTGATACACTCACTCTCGCTTAGAATTCAAAGAACATGAAAACATACGCTTTCTTATCCAATAAGTCGCAGCTCTCCGAAAAAGATGTTAGACGGATACCCAAACTAGCCCTATTTTTATCCAATAAGGGTTTCACGCTGTGTACTCGAAATGAGCATCCCGCTGAAATGCTCATACAGGAAGCAACACCTAACAAGGTCATCCTAGAGCACGGCGTAAACTACTGCGGATACTTTTCCGATAAAACACTTAAACTAGGCTCCGAGATTTGTCCTATTACCCTCAATACGCCTAGTATTGAGATATCCAACAAGCTCAAGAACATCCTTCTCCTTGAGGGGCGAGACTTCTTTGTTTATCTAGCAGACACTCCCGATGAACATCTAGCAGTCTCACTTAGTGCCGCTTCCTCCTTCGGCATCCCCACCTATTCCATGTCTACTCAGGAAACGGAGTTGGCTCTGTTTCTCAACAGCCTATAAAATCGTAAGGGATTTGACCCTTGGTTTTACCCTTGGGTCAAATCCCTTACAACACCACGCACACCAACCTAGGGCTGGTGGCTCTGCCCACACGGAATTATGCAGGTCAGAGTACGACCAACAGGACTTGAACCTGTGACATTCACGGTGTAAGCGTGACGCTCTACCAACTGAGCTATAGTCGCATCTCCACACTTATACCAAATTTAAATTCTCTTTCAATCTTTTTCAGGTTATCCGAACTACAAATCCGAATCCTTTGGGGGTTTTATTGACTTGGAGAATAAAACCCCAAGGGAGAGTGCAGGTGAACGATCTATTTTGGGTTTGGTGGTGCGATAGACTTTGGGATAACCTAATCGTTTCGGACGAGGCTCGGTTTAAAGAAGCCCTTAATAAAGGCATTCTGCCGCTTATTGAAGACAAAGTATTTAAGATACTAAGCGAGTGTAGCGGAAACCACACTTGGAGAGCCGAGAGAGTCCTACAGAGGGCATCAGCTATTCATAATGATCCATATAGAGCCTGTGATCTGCTGTCTGCGATCTTAGACCTCTCTTGTGATAGGGCGTTTATAGCTGAATTCCACAATGATATATATCGAGAGGATCAAATCATGAGTTGCACCATATCGCCCGCCTCCGTTATTACAAGAGAAGGCAACCTTTGGGTGATTGACGGAAAGACAAAGGTCTCGGATTTAGACCAATGCAAAACACTCAAGTCTATCCCTAAATCGGATGTCGAAGCCGCTCCCTCAGAACCTTTGAGCCCTGTAGTCATTCAGCCTCCACCACAACCTATTGTTCAAACCCAACCTATTGTTCAAACCCAACCGATTGTTCAGCAACCAAGCCAAGACCCGCTAGAGCTAGACCTTGTACAAGTTATCCGCTTGGCAGGAGACAATGTATGGCTCGCCGCTTTACTTGTCATGGCTGTCCTAGCTAAGAAATACATCGACAAGCTAGAACTATCCAAAGCCACACAAGAACAGTTAAACTCTCAATGTCACGAAAGACACCAAGAAGCACTTAATCAGGTTGGCACCATCAACCAAGGCTTATCCAATGTCACTAGAGAAGCCAAGGAATTGGATAGTAAGGTACGGGGCGAATTGGGGAAGCAAATGTCCGACCTAGAGAAAAGACTTCTCGCTGTAGAGATGGAGCTAAGATATCAGAAACCCGCTGCATCTCCCGTAGGTCGTCCGAAGAAAAATCCAACCGAGGATAACACCTAAATCACAGGAAGTTTCGGGGCGAAAGAACGCCGCGTCCCGTGTGAGGTCCAAAGGCAGACCTGATGCCCACACCGTATTTGGGTTGTTGCAGTCCACGCATGAATTTTGTTGTGCGTGTTTTTGCTTCAACGGAAGATTGCCACATAGATTCGGCGGATGATTTTAGTCCTTCATATTTGGAGGATTTGTCAATACTGAGAGAGATGCCTCCTATGGAGTAATCAAACTCATCTACTATCCAATTCGCTTGTAAAGCCATAGCCGCGAATTGGATAGCTCCTTGTAAGATGGGAGTTCTCCAAGCGGGTTTTTGTAGGATGAGTTGATCGAGATTGGAAATATCTTCAGTTTCAGGGGGCTGCATATTCCACCAATCGAGCGATCTTTCTAGGTACTCTAGAAGTTCTTCATCTTCCCAAACTTGCCCGAAGACTCTGTTGTAGTTGTTGATGTGGGATTCGTTTTCAGGGGGTCTAAAGTGATAAAACTTATCGGGATTAGAATCTCTTAAAAGCATACGGAGCTTATAGACCATGGTCTTTTGACCTTCGGTCATGGAAACACCAAGAACAACAGCATCGGATACCACTTCAAACTCTTGAACTACGGTTTGAGGTGGGGAATTAACTAGTTCTTTAAGCGTCCATCTTATCCTATATCGTCCAAAAGTCGCGGTTGTGGGGATACGGACGGAGGCATAGTATTCACCTACTGACGGGTTTTCGGGTATCCGTGCGGGGTCACCTATCAACACATCTGTTTCAGGTGGTCCAATATCCACAAAGTAAAGTGCGTAAGTAATCTCTGCCGCATTGGATACATTCCCTGCGGAGTTGGTTAAAAATATATCCAAATCTCCCCGACCAAGAATTTGATCCCTTTTGAATACAACAGCCATTATTTACCTCCTGTAATTCCTAACAAAGGAGGTTTAATAAATGCTTTAACGCTCAACCCCGACCGCCAGCACTTAAAACTTAGTCATAGAGGGATCAGTAGCTCATATCTAACCCAAATTTGGCATTACCGTTCTTGTCAGTCTCCATTCTAAGGGATAAGCGGCGTGTAGTTGCACCGGCCAAGGAGTTGGTAAAAGTGACCTCAACAGCGATGGTCGGTTCCTCTTGGGACCAGCCATCATAGCTATGTCCAGGGTGGGTGGAGATACCCGTCACCGCAGCATAGATGCTATTGAGATCGCTCCAATCCTCAATCTCTAGCTCGGAGTCAAGCTTCCCATATACGAAATTCTCAAGACTCTCACCTACGGATTTCCAATAGACGGTCTTGCCGTGGCTCCTGCGGAACGCGGCTATGTACTTTTCACCCATTAACTGAGCCAGTTCTTGGAGGGTCTTGGCACCACGAGCTGAGGTCTTGGTACGACCTTCGAGGCGAGCAACGCGAGCCTCAAGGCTCTGTAAAACTTCCGATGCGGTTCTTCTGATCATGATCAAATCTCCAAAGGATTAATGGATAGGGGATTATCCATTTACGCCCTTGGCGGGTACTATAAATAAACTATAAGTTTTCCGACTATGTGTCGGTAATCTGAGACGGCAACCATTGACTGAGTGAGGTATCTTATGGTGATTGACTTGGCGGAGGGTTCATTTAACGCGAGGAAGGTAGCGTTGCAGATAGCGTTAGAGTTTGTAACGAGAACAAGACCAGCGGGTAAAATGACAGAGGTGGAAGAACTTGTAAGAGTAGCGGCTGTGATAGAGGATTATCTACAGCCTATGAGCGAGGATTGTTCAGGTGATGTGGATGGATATGAGGATGGCATCACAGACTAGTTAGTCCTTGGGCTCTTCTGTTTTGGGTATCCATTCATTAACGATGTTGGGAAGGACAACATCTTGTTCTTTCTTTGTCCTGATCGGGGGCTGTCCATTTGCGAAAATGGACAATCTTTCAATAACGGCATTTTGTAGTTCAAAGACTTGTTCCCTTAAGAGTTGCATTTGGATTTGGGCATCTCTTAGGCGAGCGATGAGAGCGGCACGATCAGCATTAGCTGTGGAGAGTTTATCTTTAAGGTCTTCGACTTCGCTTGGGTCTCTTCCGCTAGCGATGGCGAGCATACTAGAAATAGACCCTGTAAGCATTCCGATGATGCCGATCAAAATATCCCTGTTTTGTTCTACTATCTGAACATAGGATAAAAAGATGATAAGGGCGACAATAAGGAACATGAAAACTACACTTGCCCACCAGCCCCGTTTCGCCTTTTCTGTTTGTGTGAATTGCTTATTGTTCATGGTGGGTTTGTTTATTGGTGGAGCGGGGGTCTTTTGCGGCGTGTTCATTTGATACTCTTCCTGAGTAGATTGAGGACTTGTGTATACACGGCTTTGACGAAGTTGTTGACATCATCAATCCAATCGAATGACTGAAGTCCCGAAACTTCTCGAAGGAAAGGGCTTGAGAGCAGGAAGTAGATAAGACATATCCATAGAAATCCGCATATCCACAAGAGTTTGTAATAGAGAAACCAAAGTCGTTCTTTTCGTGTAAGGTTAACCCAACGGATTTTTGATTTTTTGAGCCCTTTTATTCTCTTTGCCTTTTCCGTATCGGGGGGAGGATCAAGGCTTTCAAGTGTTTCCCCTACGGCATAAATCTCTTGGGCTTGTCGAACACCCTTAAACTTGTACCTGCCTACACAAACATATCGGGTATTGGGTGGAGTGTCTTTATTGGTGCGGAAACGGATAACATTCATGGCTTCTCTTGTCAGGAGAACCTGTCCCGATACGCATAAGGACATGGTACGAGCAGCGATGTTTTTAGCCAATCCCTCTAGCTCTATCCGTTTTGCATTTGCAGCTACCCACACATCATCCTGATGGACTTCGATGATTTTATCCCAATGGATACCTACCCTAGCCCCAATCCCTGTGACAGGCGGGATTGTCTTTTGGTAGACGAGAGCGAAGTTGACTGCATCTATGACATTTTCAAAGGAGCATAAGAAACCATCGGAGCGGTCTATTTCTCTACCCCTGAAGCGATATAACAATGACCTAGTTGCTCTATCATGCTTTTGAAAGTGAAGTGCTGCGGCTTTTGCTCCATACTTTTGGACAAATGCTGTTGAACCTATTAGGTCTAGCAACAAAATCGCTAGCTTACGCTCCTCCATCCACACACCACTTTTCGGTGGTTCTACCATTTTTACACCTCCACCGCTATTAGATAAAACCATCCAATAATAGAAGCTCTATCGGGGTTGTGCGTATGTGATCATAGGGGGGCAAGAACAGATGAACCAACCTGCCTTGATAGACTTCTTAGCCGACTTGAAGACTCAAATAAGTCCTCACAATGGTCGGCTTGTTCAGACACAAGAAGAAGTGTCGCTTAAAGGAATATCTGTATCCAAAATGGATAAGTCTGCATATGGGCTTACATTATCCATAAAACTCTTGAACCCACCTCGCTTATCCATTACACATAAGAATAAGGTCTTAGTTGAGACGGATAATTGGAGGGACATAACTGATCCCACGAGAGACCCTAGATTTAAGCATCTTATAACGAGCTATCTACACAAAGCCTTTGATAAAGTATCCGATAAGGATAAATACATGGGATTGAGTTCAATAGAAGGGGAAGGAACGATGAAGAGGGCGGAAAGTATCCGCAGGGTAGTTAAGGCTTACTTAGGAGACTGATCCTTAACTCTTGGGAGGGGATGTCCCAAGATACATCTTCAACCAACTCAGGGAAGTTATCGTAGAGCTTCTTAAAATCACCAAAACTTGGTGTTACCTCCAACAAGGGAGCAAAGACAAGATATCGGTCTTGTTTATCCAAGACCTGCCACGCCTGCACCAAGTATCCATTCTGATCTGTCCAAAGCCCTCCAAACTCGTACTGCGTATATTGGATAAGTTCCTCGATATTGGCAGGTTGTGTACTCGATTGGGAGAACACTTCCCATCCCCAAGGTTTGTTATCACCTGAGACAATCAGATGAAACAAGCGGTCAAAAGATTGAGCACAGAAATCTTTTAGTTGTTCCCGCTCCTTTTCACATCCATCGAGTGCAGTTATTTGATTGGACACTATGTACTGCCCAAGACACTTCAGCACAAGATCAAGAACCTGATCCTGTTGCTCTGCGGTTAGCTTAGTCCTATGAAACATATTATCCATTCCTTCTCCATCCTTATGCGTGTGGTATGATGTGTAGTCCCCCTGTCCCCCACCCACATCTCAAAGGTTATGTTTATGTCCGAGACTGCACTTTATATTTATGCGATTCTTCTACCTAGCGGTGACATAGCTTCAACACCAAGCGGCTCTTTTTTTACTAGCAGGGAAACGGCTCGTCAAGCCAAGAAACTTCTCTCCTTCGAGAACGCTCAGGTTGTTCGAGTTCCTGTGAAGAGTTCGTCTTGGGAGCGTGTTCGATAGTATTTTTATTATTTCTCTCTCTAGGAAATCATCACTAGGAGAGATAAATTGCACGGATATTTCCGCAGGATCGCAAGTCATACGCACTTACAAGGTGTTAAAGTTAAGTATACTGATTTTGGGATAAGATACCCCGGTACATTCGATATGGGGGAAACCGTAGAGAGAGCAAAAAAGGTCTTAAATGGAGCCTCAATATCCGTTTTCAATAGCGATATTGAGGCAGTTCATAGGCTGTTCCTCTTTGTCTATACTAGAGTAGCTTTTCCATCAAATAAACTCAGCTTCATGAAGAAGTTTAGTAAGACTGAGGGTTTCGGTAAGAGGTTCAAAAAAATTACAACTGCGAAGGCTGCCGATTTTCTGGATAATCCGGACAAGAGGGAAGCGTTGAAGGCTCTATTAGAGTTGGCAACCTATCCTTTGGTAACGGATCACGAAATAACGGCAGGTCCGTTTAAAATCCAAAACCCAACGAATCTTCCTAGACAGGATGTCGAAACTGCCCAAAAGGTTATTGCCAAACTAGCCAAATACGCAACCAACGATGTTATCCCAAACTTCACAAAAGTCTTGTACGGAGATGTAATTCTTTCACCTCCGCTAGCAGCCTCAGGGGTTCTTGCCACCTATGACCCTTCTTTGGATTTCATCACTTTTTACACGCATAAAACATTATTTGGAGGGAAGATAGGTCTAAGGACCCTTTTACATGAGCTAGGACATCGCTACTATAGAACAATGGAAGCCCCAAAAAAAATGGAGTGGGCTCAATGGCACATACAGGCTTTAAAAGGTGGTTCGGGTGCCGCTAATTTTGAGGCGAACAAAACCGCCATGCTAGGCGTTCAGGTGAAGGCTTCTTTTGTTGTTAACGACGACCCTCGTCCCTCCGCCCCCCCGAGTTTTATACAGGCTCTTTCCTTTGTAGGAAAGGGAAAACTATATTATATAGTCTCTGCTTCGACAGCGGAACAAACTAACCCTGGGTGTACTCGGAGGATACTTTCATCTAGAGATTACGAAGGAAAAGGGATGGATAATACCTATGGGATAGTACAAAACAATAAGTTGGGGGGCTTTTTTCATCCCATATCCACTCGTGAGTTAGACAGGTTAACCCGCATGGCAATAGAACTAACTTTGATAGAGGGTGCAATAGACCGTGGTCTCTTGCCCACCCGATACGCGAGAACTAACTCGGAAGAACACTTTTGTGAGGCTTTGTCTTTTAGAGCAGTTGGTGACCTGCCTGAGATTATGTCTGAGAAGTTTGAGATGATATTCTTTGGTTCTCGGAAACATTTGGTTGTTCCGTCTGAAACAGAGTTAACCGTTGACATTCCAACCCCCACAGCCCCAATAGCTCCCACAGCCCCCACAGAAGTATCCGCTGCTGTAGGCTCAAAGAGCGAAATGGATAAGAAAGGGAATGGACTTGCCCAAGGGCTTGGGTTATCCTATGTGAGTGGGCGTAAGTACGGAACCTTCGTGTACACGAACAATGAGACACTAAGCACTCATGCCTATATGTTCTTGGACTATGCTTCAGGCAACCTGTTTGTACCCAAGACAAAAGCCTTCCCCAACCTTGATGTGAATATCGCTAACCTATTGGATAAGGATGTGGCAGACGCTACTTCATTTACCCGTATGAGTAAACTCCGCCCCAAGTGGAGAACACAAGCGACCATAGAAGAAGGCATCGCTCCTGCTCACGACCCTCAGACTCCTGTAGTCCCTGATCTGACACCTCAAGTCTCAGATCAGGAGATGGAGCCTGATCTACCACAACCCCCTGAGCAAGTATCCGTTGATGTGGTAACGGCTTCAACTAATGCGGCTAAGTTGTTGGGGATGTCTGCCGAAGTGTTGCGTAAATATGTACGCATCAGATATCTGAACGAACAACTAGGTGACCCTCATGCTTATTTGTTTGTAGCCAAATCCGATGGTGCCATCTATACGCCCAAAGCGGGACACCAAGCCTCTACTGAGATGATTGGGAATATCTTTGAACCCAACATCATCAGCAAGATATTGCCCACTTCTTTGTACAAAAACGATAAGTGGAAAACCAAGTTCACCATAGTGGAGACCGTCTAATGGATACCGATTTAGTCACTAAAATATCTAGTCTAGTAGCGGAAGTGAACGACCCCGAGTCTCTGCTTGAGTGGTGGGACTCTGTTCCCAACACGCCTGCTATTCCAACTTATTGGAAACGCAAAGGTGAAAGGGCTGTTCTTCTGTCCTTTGGCTCAAGGGGTTCTATTATTGACCTTCGGCAATACACCACAATATTGGGCAGGGAGAAAACGCTCATCATAAATGGATGGATCAGTACCCCCACCTTTATCGCTCTCACCATAGACCCAAATGGGCTCCCTTCACAGGCTCTCTATCCGTTTCTCATCGTAGCCACATCAAGTGATTTCTTTGACCCTGAACGGATGGACTATGATGTTAAGACTCTCAAGCGTAATCCTATAAATCACTCCGTCCAAGCCACTATTGGATATGCTGATAGGATGCGTAAGAAAGTCCGCTTTGATGTGCCTCAAGACTTGTTCTAAGGACAAGCGAGTATCCCAAACATCACTATCCAATATTAGTGAGGTGAACGACCCATCTTAACAAGGATTTTCCCATGTTGGTCAATTGCCCCCATTGTCAGTTGCCTTATGTCAAAGAGCAGTCTTATCAGCGTTCCTGCATCTATTGTTGGAGAGAAGAACAAGGACACAAGCTCGGAACCGTGGATGCGGCTTTCCGCCGCCTTCAAGAAGAAGCTAAGAAGAAGATCAATACTCCCCCTCTCCAACAGGTTGATATAAGGTCTCCTGACGCTTCGTTACAAATGAAGCTCCAAGCCACACAATTGCTGGTCAATTCTCTCGAAAAGGAGGTCAGCGAGTTAAAGCGGAAACTCGCTGAACGACCCGTTCCTCCGCCTCCTCCACCCTCTGCTGGTTCTCTCACACAAGATTCTATCCGTGAGTTAATCACACTTTGTCACCCCGATAAACACTCGAACTCTCCTCTAGCCACCAAGATAACGCAATGGTTAGTTTCTCTTAGGAGAAGATAGGATAAGAAATGATAACCTGTGATCTCTGCCAAAAGACCTGTAACGAGTACTATGTACACGAGCTAGCTCCTGATATTATGCTTTGTCCCGTCTGTAGACGGATGAGTGCGGCAGAAGTCGTGAGACACTATCTTAGTGCCTCATGGTCGAAGTGTCATAAGACAGGATTAGCCTGTAGGACGGGAACCTGTGAAACCTGTAAGGACATTGAGGTTAGCCAAGAGAAATGAGTTCTCTCAAAGCGTCGGATACTTCACGCCACTCTGCCGTAGCGGCAGAGAAGGCAATAGAATTCGTGGAGGCTCGCCTTCCTGAGATACATGACCTGTTCTCCATAGAGAAGGCTAATAATGCCATCAAGGAAGCCCGCGATGCTATCTTATCCGTAGATAGAGCAATCGCGAATGTGGTAAGGGCATCTCAAGCCTTGGACGAAGCCCGAGCCTCTTTACAAGATGCCGTTCGATCTTGTAGGATCGCGAGCGAAAGAGCTTTCAGTTCCACCCCTGTTATCCTATCTGACACAACACCTTCAGAAGACCTTGTTGTCGGGCAGAAGGTGATTGTTCAAAATAGGTACAGAACCACCATATCTGAAGGTTTTGTAACTGATGTAAATGACGACTTTGTTTGGGTAAGGGGCGAGATTTTTAGCACGGAAGATCATATCTTCGTAGCCGTGTAAATAGAGTATCCCAAGGGGGGTTATCCATTATTAGTTAGGTGTGAGAGATAGATACCTAACCCCCCCCCAACAAAGAGAGAGATAAGACATCATGCAGAACATCAGCTTCAACATCCGTCGCCCCTTCGGCCCCGTCAGCCTGACCCTCAACACCACCACGGGCGAGGTGACCCGCCAGGGTGATGGGTGGGTTCCCACCACCACCCGCACCCTGCCCCTTGAGGGGCTGGCGGAGGGGCTGAAGATGTGGGAGGGCGGCAACCTGATCCAGACCTCCCTGCCCCGCCTCCCTGCGGAGGATCGGGAGTGGCTGATGACGGGTCTGACGGACTGAGAAAGGGGGGGGGCAACCCCCCCACCAACCAACCCTAAGAAAGGAATACAGATGAAGGTTTATCCCCCCAAGGTGATTAAGGCGGCTGTAGCCGCCCATGAGGAGACTCTTCTCGGCAAGATTGTCACGCTGATGGGGCGTGAGTTAACCGAAGAGGAGTTGGACACGATCAAGGACTCGATCTACATGATCAAGATGGATTCACGCGAGTGGGGTGAGGCTCGCGTGTATAAGCGTCATAATCTTGTGACCGAGTATCACGAGGACTGATCAGCCCTCAAGGTTGGCGAGATCGGCAAGTCTAGCTCTCAAGTCCTCGCCCCAAGTAGAGGGAAGCTCGGATAAGGGAGCTATGAAGTAAACCTTGCCCTTAGAAGGCGAGAAGAAAGTGTCCGTTCCTGCGGATAGTTTTGTATCCATTGCGAAGTAGAGACTTCCGTCTTTACCCGTCATGCCATATTTGATTGGACCGATGTAGTAACGGCTAGAGAATGCCTCTACATGGTCAATAATGTCGGCAAACTCGCCCAACATCTGAGTTTTCCTTGTTCTAGCCCCAACGGAAGTACTAACAAAGTCTTTACGGATAGCGGGAGTAGGTGCAGAGCCTCCTCTCTCATATACGACCACAAATTGGGTCTGTCCCTCAAACATGGCGAGATACTTCTGATAGGAGGCAAGGTTTTTGAACCCTGATCTATAAATGCCGAGTCCGTCATGGGGAGTAAGGCTCTTTTCACGCAGTTCTCTTTTTACCTCCAAGACCTTATCCAAATCGCCCTTCTTTGTAGCCCTCTCTAAATCCTTAAGAAGTCCTGCGATGCGGGTAGGCAACGCGGCTTCAAAGTTAAAAGTCCTAGAACCAACCTTACCATCAAGTAGCGGGGAAATGACGACTGTGCATTTCTCATCCATATCCTCAGGGCAGATCACATCTTTTACAATGAAGTAAACGGGATTAGCTGGATTGAATCCAAGTGCTTCGCAGTTCTTCTTATTGGTGGGGTTCACGCACTTAGAAGCATCAACAAGCACAATCTCTCCCACACTTAAAGGACCTCTGACCGCAGAAGGAATATCTGCGGCAGGTTCCTTAATGGATACTCCGTTACTCACAAGAGCACTCTTCACATTGTTTTCTGTCATGCCGATTGGATTGGATAAAATCGCCCAACAAGCAAAAGCACCCGTGTCGGCAGGTGAAGCCGACTTATCTACAGATGCTGTGTGTCCCTCTCCCTTCAGGATGGGGATTAGAAAGGGACGGATATCAGGGTTCTCTTTCGCGAGACGGATAACGGCTTTTCTTAGGTCGTTCATCATCTACTCCAAAGTTGGGTTCAGACATATTCTGTCCCCATAAAAAAAGTATTAAACCGAGGTTATCCGTTCTAGCTCTGCCTGTAGGTGATATTCGGTATTGGATAGTTGGTTGAGTAGAAGTGCCACGAGTGCATTGTTTAGGTGTGTGGATAGGGGGAAGGCTTTTTGTACTTCCACTAGAGAGAGGGAGGGGGTTGTTGTGATTGATGTATGGGCTTGCATTTGAATTTGGCGTTGCGTGTACCAAAGGGCTTTCCTCAGGTCTTCTAGTGTGTTCTCGCCAGGTTTCTTACCTGCACGGAGGATGTATTTGACGGCTGAACCCAAAGAGAAGTTCAGCCCATACGCCTCAATCACATCAATCGCTTTTAATCCATTCCCATCGTAGTGATTAGGATTGTTTATCTTTTCATAACTCATTAGTAGGCTCTTTATCATTTGTAGTGGTGTGGACATTTCTATTACCGAGGTCAACATGGCAAATCTATCCTCATTTTATCAGCTTTTCGGTGAACTGCCCACTAGAACTCTAAAGGGACTAGACCCCACATCTTCGTCTTCGCTTTTCGCCAATGCCCGAGGACAAGATATCTCTCTCCTTGCCTCTAGCGGGATTGAACAAAGAGGTGGTGTCGTCCTCATCAGCGGAGGTCGCGGTGGTTCCACTTCAGGTAGTAATGGAGGCGGTGTTTCCCTCTATGGCGGAGACTCGATTGCTGCTTCTTCTCAAGGAGGGGGTATCCAAATTTATGGCGGTGATTCAGATGTCCAAACAGGATATGTGACAATAAGTGCTTATTATGCACAGGGAGCACCTGATGTCGCTCCCACTATCACACTCGGCAGTTTTAGTGGCACCACAGGGGGGGTGGTATCCATTACAAGCGGGAAACCTGCAAGCGGTTCTACTTCGGGCGACATATCCATAACATCTGCAAATGGTGTTGGTTCTAATAGCGGTAGTGGAGACATCTCATTCAGTACAGGGAACGCCCAAACTAATGCCTCTAGTGGAGAGATTTCTGTCTCAACAGGCACCTCAACAGGAAACCAACCCACAGGTCGGATAGTTACCAAAACGGGTAGCTCATCAGGTTCTGCCGACTCAGGCTATGTCGAGTTCTCTACAGGTCTTACCTATGGAACGGGAAACTCAGGTTTTGTTCTCCTCTCTTCGGGTGATAGCAACCAATCTTCGGGCTATATTTCACTTAACTCAGGTTATGGCATTACTGAAAGCGGATATATACTTATCCAATCAGGCTTTTCGGACACCATAAGCGGAGAAGTATCCATTATTAGTGGAGATGGTGGCTCGAATAGTGGTGATGTGTCTATTTCTACAGGGTCGGCAGAGAGCACAGGGGATTGGATAGCTACAACAGGTCAAGCTACTAGTGGTTCTTCGGGAAGCATATATCTAAATACAGGCACGGCAACGACCCAATCGGGATCGCTTGATGTATTTACGGAAGACGCTCCTATTACGGGAGACTTGACTATCCAAACAGGTACTGCTTCCTCAGGTAATGCGGGCGATATTTATCTCATAGCTGGCTCAGGTACTACCCATGCAAAAAGCGGTAGTTTGGACCTAACGGCTAAGAGTGTTATTTGGGGAACAAACAGTCCGACTAACTCTGATGTTCTACTACAGGTATCCGATGGTGGACTAAATATCTCTTCTTCCGCTACCATTAACATGACTTCTCTCAATGGACAGCTCAAGATTGAATCCTCAGATTCTATCCTATTTCAGGCTCCATACTACACTTTTGACACTCCCGAATCGACACATGACCCTGTAGAGATTGGCATAGGTGGAAATAACCAACTACTTCTCCCCGATCTCACCTCTCTCACTACTGAGAACTTATCCAATATCAACCTCACATTCACCAATGTGGACATAGACCTAGAGACAGGATTCTACCTCGGTGTCTCTGCTGATCAAACTATCCTAAATACGGATAACGCTACTATCCGTAGTAGAACACCCGACCAAGCCGTTCAACTCACAATAGGTGATGGTGTTTATACAGGGCTCGCTTTGAACGCCATTTCAAAAGGGTCACTCTCGGGGGTGGCGGAGGGGGATGTCTCGATTACATCTACTACGGGTGAAGTATCTCTTATCGCACCACAAGGTGTTAACCTTATTTCCACCTTGGGCGAAATAGATATTGCTGGGGCAAATATCAACCTGACCGGTTTCCACCCCACCAATCCCACATACATTAATGTCTCTAGCACCAATATACCCACCACAGGTCCTACCGCTGTGGATAATAGACTTCTCCAAGTAGGTGCTAGCGGCATCTTGTCCGCTCTCGGATTTAAGTTTCAAATTTTGGAAGTCGGGGTTTCAGCTACAGTAGCCTTAGGCAATATCACGGACCTCTATTTCAACATAGGTGCCGCGTACACAACACCCAAAGACAGGCTAATCTATAGTCTTGAGATAAACGGAGATGTCGCTTTAGATCATCAGTTCTACTTTAGGGGATACACCACAAATCCCGTTGGATCATCCCCTTGTATCCACCTTCATTCAGGTACTAACAACTTTGGAGGTATATATACTGTTAGGATTTATTATCTCATCTTCAACTCATAACTTTTATTCATTTATAATGCTCAATGAATGGATACAACACAAAGGATAGTGCAATGAGAAATGAGATAATCCGCCTCCACAGAAGAATAGCCCGTCTAGAGCGTATTGCAGGTACAACCAAGTCCGCAGGGGGAGTGAAAGAACTCCTTATGGATTCGGTGGCAAAGAACAAGAATAAGCTGATTAAGGCGTGGGGGGGCAATCCCAACGATATAGACCTTGAGTTATGGTTTCAAAGTCTAGACGGTGGTGATGTCTATGGAGCCCTTAGGGATGCTCCCAACAGGGAGGTTGCCAAGATCATCAAGAACGACATCATCAAACCCATCGAGGATGACTCGATGGATGAGGATGTTCCCTTTTAAGCCCCTGCGATAATCACATCGAACAACTTACCATTCCCCACCTTCCCGACACTCAAGAGTACGCCACCTGAGGCGGAGAGGTCGTTACACTCAATCTCTCCGATACAGATTTTAGCCCTTGGGTCGGAGACCTTGAAGGTCAAGCCCCCAATCGAGACGGAGCTATCCAATTTCGGGGTTTCGGTAGTAACCTGCGGGGGAGGGCTGATGGACTCCACTCGATAGGGGGTAAGAATAACAGGTTCATCGTTGACGATAGGTTCGACAGGTTCATCGTTGACCACAGGGGTAACCTTTGGGGAGATCACCCTACGACTCTTACCATCGATTTTGGTCAAATTAGAAGTTAAATTGCGAAAGTGGTCGGGAACCCGAGTGCCGAACACGCAGACAAAATGGCGATTAAAATCCGCCGCGTTTAGGAACTTGTGTGCGTTGGCTTCGATGTAGGATAAGTACAACGAATCAAAAGATTCTTTATCCTTAGTCTTAAGGGATGCCTTTAACCGCAGTTCTTTCCAAGCCTCAACATAATCCTTTAAAGGGATAGACTTATCCGTGTACTGATACATGAGGGAAGGGGGGATCGGCAACTCGGTGATCTGAGGTTTCAGATTGGGGTTTGCAGACGATAAATTTCCACGATAATCCACCCGAAAGTCAATAAAAGGGACTTGAGTGTTGGGGTTGTCGAGGAAGTGTTGGATAAACTTCGACCTAATACGCATCGGGGGGACTAACCTTATTGAAGAGAGTAAGGGAGGGTTCATTTTATCTCCAAGGTGGGAATTGTGGGTGGTTACTTACGGATAGTCACATTGTGCAAGCCGAGAGAGTCTACCTTGCCAATAGACAACTCGACTGACCCGTGAACGGATACCTCTGAAAAGTCCACCTGAACGAGTGTGAGGTGTATGGGAGCTGTAGCTGGCGTGATCTTGAATGAGCCGAGGAGTACATAATCCTTGGGAGTTGTGGTCTCCACCTTCGGGATCAAGGGCATATCTTCCACTAGGGTTTCCTTCTCAATCACAGCAGGGGTGGCAGGGAGATCATGCTCAATCTCAGCAGGGGTATCTTCCTCAGTCTTAGGGGCATCTTCCTCAGTCTTAGGGGCATCTTCCTCAACCGCAGGGGCATCCACATCAATCTCAGCAGGGGCATCCTGCTCAGTCTTAGGGAGATCATGCTCAGTCTCAGGGGTGTCCCCTTGGGTGTTTGAAACTCTACGAGATTCGAGAGCCGCGATAGAAGGGAGGTCGGAGGATTTAAGCCCAAAGATGGTATCGAGGGCAAAGTCCAAAGCCTTCTTCTTTAAGTGAACGCCGCTCGTGAATGTCCAAGACTCTGCGAGAGAGACAAGATTCTCATAGGCAAGAGAAGTGGGGTCTTTGGATACTTTCTGAAAGAGAGCGAGCATGGTGTAGTATCCGCTTCTGCCCGCATTAGAAGCCCACTCCCTTTCGAGAAAGCTAGATACAGACACAGATGGGAGCGATCCATGGTCACGATTAGGATCGTGCTTTAGGATGACCTTCTTGACGAGAGAGAAGTAAATCTTATCCCATTTAGCGACAAGTGACCTCTTTGAGCCGAGAACATATGGCAGGGACTCGGAGAGTTTGATCCCGATGCCCCACTTATGGGGGAGAGGTAAATGCCACCCGTGCTGTTGGGTGATTTCGTCCCACATCTCTTCGAGGGACTTATCATCTTCTTCGTGATTTACTTGAGAGATGGGAAGAGAGAGCATCTTACGGATGTCTTTTTCCGCCACAGCCACCTTGTGTACACACTCAATCCACAGGGTGTCTGATGTGGTGGCGTAATGGATAGCGGCATCGCGTAGGCGGTGGCTGATGTTAGACTTGAGAATAAGGATAAGATCGGTCTTGACCGATGGCAGTCCCCCCTTGTTGGGGTTAGTGTCCCAACAATGGTGTCCGACGAGGTTCATTTGAACCTCATCGCCTGCGAGTCGGGCATTCAGTTTGTTGATGAACGCTTCAGCGAACTTCAACTCTGAGCCGAATATGAATGTATTGAGTTCAAGCACGGATGATAACTCCTTGTTTAAGTGTGTCCGTCTCACCATTTATATGGAGTGGCGGCGGTTGGGATACTCTTTTTAAACCTTAAATAAGTGGGGGGGTTTTACGATAGGAGGGACGCTCTATGTATGTCCTAGAGAACACACTTACAGGCAGACTTCTTTACCCTGCGTTAATCGGAAGGGTAAAGAAGGCATATCTGTTCAAATCCGAAGCGGAGCAGGTCGCTAAGAGCCTAGCCCCCATCGTCCATCCAAAACGGATAGATGTGGTCGAGTTATCCAAGTCTGCCCAACTATGGATGGAGAACCAAAAGAGAAATGGATAACATGACGAAGGCGGATCGGATAGTATCCGAAATCCAAGCTGGAAGAAAGATGGGTTTGGATTTATTCTTGCCGATAGATACTTATCAAGGTAGGGGGGATGAAACTTCTGTGTATGAGTTATGGGTAGCCAATCCCTGTAAAGAAGTAATCATCATAACAGCAGGGTTCGTTGAACCATATTATGGGATAAGGCTATCCGAAGAATTGATGTGGAACAAAACAGAAAAGTGTTATGGGACGAATGACTTTTTTAAGGTTCTTGAAGGTGTGTCAGAGCTATTAGATTTATTTAGGTCTAGGTAAGGTTCTATTTCTTAGCTAGGGAAGCAACCCTGAGAGCGGAGGCTTTAAGAGAAGCGATTCTAGCGGGGTTCCAATTGAAAGGAGCCTGTTCAAACTTGCCCTTTTCATCGAACTCAGAATATTGGATAACCTCTAGTTTACAGATGGGTTCTTCATCGGATTCAAAGCGTTTCTCATAACCCAAGAAGTCCACATCATTAGGGATAAGGTAAACCACCATTTTCTTTTGCTGTGGGTCGAACATGATTTGAGATGTGGAGTATAGACCATTAGGGACTTTCCTAACAGGGATAAAGGGGTCGTCCATTTTATCCCAGCGGTATCCGTAAAGTGCAGGGGCTGCATCTTTAATATCGGTCACATTGGATAGTATTTCTGTGGCGAGTTCTCTTCTTCTTAGGGAGGATTGGCGATCATCTCCGCTTTGATAACCTGCATCAGGATGGTTGATGCCGTGATTTGTGCGTACATGGAGTTTGTGTCTTTGTAGAGTTTTAACAACAGGTTGGTGGATGGAAGTTTGTTCTATGATTTTTGCCCGCGTCCCATCTGATATGATGGTATGTCCATGTACGGGTACATGGAACGAGTTACCTGCGATGCACTTTAGGGCTTCTTCAATCGTTTTGCACTTGAGTGCATTTAGCAGGTAGAAGCCATCTTGAGAAATCATGGGTTCTTTCTTTTGATTACGGCTTGAACCTTCTTCTTCATCTTCGCGTACATTGAGAGCGGAGTTGACAATGGATATTCCATAGCTGTTTACGCCTTCTAGCCAACCTGTCACATTGTCGATGTAATAAAGAACCTCAACTCCGTCATACAGGTCGTGATAGATTTTGATTTCGGGGTTGTAGTTTCTATCCCTTATTTTCAGTAGGTAACGCTTGTCGTCTAGATCGAGGCAGGATATGACACAGGCGGATTTATTCATGGACGATTTCCTTTTGGATAGTTTCATTACTCTAGCTCCTGTTGAGTCGGATAGCCCTAAAGTTCTGCCCATTCTCCACCTCGCAGTTTGAGACAGCTTGCTTGGGTCTAAGACAAACTGCACAAATGTTTCGGCAAAATCTTCTTTCTCATTTGTCTTCCCGTAATCCGTGGGTATCCCCAAAGCCTGTTTCATTTCTTCGATAGTTCTCAGGTGTAGTTCTCTATCGGCTAGGGCGAACTCTTTTGTTTTATCCGATTCGAGTTGTAGTCCAACATCTTCCCACAATCCACTAAGCATAAAGATTCTGTTAATGTTTTCTGTAGCTCTTTCTAGAGCATCTTGTTCATTCCAATCTTCACGGGAGTGTCCTCTAACTTCGTAGAAGTAGTGGAGAGGGTCTTTAAAGAACTCCATGACCACCTTGCCCTCGGCGGTGAGTCTAAAGTTAGAGGGTGTCATGAGTGGTTTACGCCCTGACAACTGAGTAAACAGTCCGTGTATTTTCAGAATATCTAAGGGCGAAGCATTGCTCTTGACGATTTTGGGGTCGCCCTTGGCTTCTTGAAACATAGTGAAGTATCGAGACCTGTCCTCAGGAGTGATTGTGAACTTTTTGAGGTTCTTTTCAAAGAAGTCTTCTTTCTCTCTGTTGATATATTCCCAACCGCTATCCCAAAACTCTCTTGCCTCTCTTGTGATGTAGTTTAGATGCACCCAATGTCCTATTTCATGGAGCAGTACTTCATGGACAAAGTTAGCTAAGACTCGACCTTTTACGCCGAAGCTGTTTGTAAACATCTTTAAGGTTCGAGTAGTAGATATCCATTCACCTGCCGTACTTGAGCCCTGCTCTTGGCGGAGCAATTGGATAGAAGTAATCGAATCACGCATGATGGGGGTCATGTCGCGTTCTTTGAAGATTGCTTCTATGAAGTCGATCCCATCAAGGAAACTACGGACTTCATTATCCGAAAGGTCAAAGCTCTCAACATTGAAGCCTTTGTATTTGAATTTCTGATAGTCGATTTTCACGCTGTGTCTTTCTATGTCTAGAGAAGCCAGCTTCATTTTGTCAATGGCGGTGTTGAGGCGTGCGATGTTAGGTAAACTTACTGCATCGGGCAGTTCAAGGATTTGTGAAATAAGTTGGCGATACTTCCCAACGGCTCTATTTAGCCCAAGATACTCTATTCTAGCTTCCGTACCTACGATGTTTTGTAGTACAGAGTCTCTTAGCCGACTAGTGAATTCCATGTATAGCTCTTGGAGAGCTTGTGCATTCCTAGTTGTCCGCAGGATTTTCCAAACATCGGTTTTAAAGTTTTCGATGATGATGTGAGGGAGTTCTATGGTTGCAGAAGACTTCTTAGATGGGGTGTGTTTAATCTTCCATGCTTTCCATTTAGCGTGTTGGGGGCTAGACTTCAAAGACGGATCGTGACCCCAATTTCTGAGACTTATTTCCCACTTGGACATTCCGCTTTCGCCCACAGGATCACCAGGCTTGCCACCGAGCATCCTAGAGTTAAATCCATTTTCTTGGGCTGCATTATCGAAGTCATCATTTGTCCAATCCTTAAAGGGTTTCTCTTTCCGTCTTTTGATTCGATGAAAAGAGTCATAACCTGATTGGATATCTCCTGATTCTTTGGCCTCTTCTCTATTTATGGAAGCCAATAATCTATTGTCGTTTTCAGCCCAATCATCGAGGGCTTTTTGACTCATGTTAATAAGATCGTGCCACTTGTTGTATACTTCTTTTTTCTCTTCTTCAGACCTAGTTTTTGCGTATTTCATCATCAACCTACCTAGCGTATATTAGATACTAGGTAGGTTGATATAAATAGATTACTTCATCTCCAAGATGTATTGGTGCTGAACCTTGTAAAGCGTGGGATAACTAAGTCAACACCTGTGGTGATGGGGGCATCAGGATCGACCCCCACACCAATTTTGAGTGGATTATTTCCGTCACCAATCACTTTGGATATTTTCGCACCAAAAGATAATATCGGGGGAGTGATCGTGTCATCGGCGGATTTCACCCCCTTGTTCAAAATGGATAACACCACAAATCCAGCGGGGACAGAACCTCCACCCATATCAACGGATTTTCCGAGAGTCGCGGGTAGGAAGAGTTGGTCGCCTGTAGAGCCTTCAAAACGCACTCTAGCTTCAATAGCCGTGGTGTAGACCTTGATGAAAGGCGGGATGATATCCGACATCGTGGTCTCCTTTTAGATTTGGAACGAGGCGGAAATGTTAATGAAGCCCGCACCTGAGATAGTAACGGGGATGAGGGTATCACCTGCGGCAGAAGTTGTGGTGGTGAGTGTAGTTGTTCCGTTGGATGTGAACACAGCATGGGTAGCTGTAATCTCTAGACGGACGCTCTTGGCAACTCTATCCCCATCTGAGTCATAAGTATTGACCACAAGGTTTTTCGACAAGTTAGCCCCTGTGAACACAAAGTCTCCTGAGTCTTGCCACACGCAGGAAACTAGATTGGGTAAAGAGGAAGAAATGACATGGGTATTCACTTCAAAGGTTTTGAAAGACCCTGAGGCGAAGTTACCATCCGCAGACTGAGCAGGGATATCGGTACTGCTAACGGATACTGCCCAATATCTACCTTGATCATCAAAAGTCATACCTGTGAAGTATCCCGCTTCGTATGCAGTCTTTGTCCATCCACCTGCTGTCCAATCATAAATGGATGCTTCGTTCTCAAAGAGACACATAAGACGGGTGTTGTTTATGTTCTGAGGAGCCCAACCCAAAACAGGGAAGGTATCTGAACTATGATAGGTCAAGGAGCTAAAGTCGGAGGAGTCGATGGCAAAAGTGGTGATCTTCTTCCATGTGGCGGTTGTGTTAAGTGCCAACATGGCAGGGGAAGTGTGTGAATAAAAGACACTTAGATAATAATCCGCTCCGCTTTTGGTCAAAACGCAGTTTAAACGCATCTGTTGATTTGTGGTGTCGTTGTATTGCTTATAGGTCACATAGTCAGAAATCGTATCAATCCCTGCCATTGTCACAGAGCAAATTTCCATTGTCAGCGTATCGTTGGCTTTGTTCCAAACCAAGAGCAAGAAACTAAGGGTTGGAGTATCTGCCTTTGGTCCAAAGCAAGGCACATAGGCATAATAGATATCCGTTTCACCACCTATGGGAGAAGCCTCGAAATGAGTAGGTGTGTATGTATTTAATTGGGCATCAGCGATGTTTGTAGTTAACGCCACATTTCCAACGAAACCTTGATTGCCCCTGCGGTCAGCTAAAAGAGTTAAGATATTTGTGCCAGCGTTATACTTGTAGAACAAGTATTGTCCCAAGTTGGTCTTGGTGTAGTTGGATGCGTTATATACGGTGGTGTGACCGAATCCATTTCCATCTAAGTTGATTTGTCCATTATTCTCGATGGACATTAAGAAACAATATTCCCCTGCATTGTTTGTCCCTGCATAGAAAATCGGATTGGAGTCCATGTACCAAGCCGATCCTCCGTAAGAAAGAGAGAGTTTTGTAGGTGTACCTATGGTGATAGACCCATTGTCTCCGCTAGTGGTGTAGGTAGCCTTCCACAGACTAGTCTTTCTGAAGTTTTGGAGCGTTCTTTGAGAAGAGCCGTATGTGGCGTAATCCCTGTTGGCAAAATAGGTCTGTCTACCCGCACCTCTTAATAAAAGAGTCTTGTTTGTCGTATCCACGGCAAGGACTGCAAACTGAGAAATCCAACTTGGACTTGAGGCGTTGTATGCAGCTAGCGTAGCTCCTGATTCGGATTGAAAGTTGTACGCTCCCACATCTTCAAAGTCTGTATCGGATACTTCATGTATTGTTCCGTCATACATGAACAGCCCATTGACGGTTTCTCCTGCATTGAAGTTCATTACATTGATGTTGGCTCCCGTATTATCCGTAAATGAAATGAGTGACCCAATATCTATCCTATCCGACTTATCCATTACATGAAGTTGGCTAGCATTTATCCATTCCGACAAATTCTCGCCGTATGTAACTTCAGAGTCGGTGCCATTGGTGAAGGGGGAAAACACACTAGACTTGTTAGAGACTAGTGTTGCCCTTACAGGGTAAACCGTGCGTGTCCCCCCTATTGGATAAAAGGCTTCATTAGGTTTATCAAAGACGGGAGATAGCGTGGTGTAGTCATATGCCTGATCTCCTATCCAAATGTAGTCTTGATCAGGGGAGATAACCAAACCACAAGTGGTTTTGGAGATGTGGAAGTTAGTTCCATCATATAGACCGAATAGACTTTTGATCTTGGGCATTTCTTTACTCCTCCCCACCTATGGGTTGGGCTTCTGTGGTTGTTTGGAAATAGGATAACGCCTCTTCTTCGGAAAGAAAGGGAGCGTTATTGGGACTCGTAGGATTCCCTTTGGTCTGATACAACACCTGTCCGTCTTTGGATACCTTCAAGTCCCCCTCTTCCAAAGCCAAGGTGAAGTTGCCCTTGCCAATTACACTTACGATCATGCTCATCTCTAACTCCTAGTTCAGTTGTGGTAGTTCATAGAGAAGATCAAATCTGCACCCCCATAGTTGGCACAGACTGCACTCACTATCAGACTCATTGTATCTCCAGCTTCCAACAAGGCTTCCGTACTCGCCGTGACCACATACTCTCCCGCCTCAAAAGACACCTGATAAATCACATCAGTAGGGTCAAAATTACGGATAAGTTTTATGGTCGTAAACCCTGCCCCCTCAGGGGCTTGATCCAACGATACTCTGTATCCCTTGAGGTACATATCTCTCAAGGGCTTGTATGGCGTAGATGAAGCTAAGGGGATTATTTCCCCCACTATGTAGGCATGGACTTCTAGCTTAGTTGTCAGCCGACTCATTACACAACCTCCCATGTGTTATCCGTAGTGTTCGCCACTAGTGTGATGGAGTCATATTGCACATCTAAGGTGAAACTCGTGGCTCCATTGATCAAATCCCCACCCGATCTTTGAACCACTAAGTTATTCCCTGCCGCTCGACCCCTTAGATAAAATCGGATAGTATCGCCATCATCGACACCTGACAATAAAGGCAAGGTAGCCGTGATTGTCCCTGCCGCACTATTGACAGAGTAGTGATATCCCACAGCCGCATTAAAACTCACAGCTTGTCTTGAGAACTCTAACCCACCTGCTGTCGATAATACGCTGTCGATTGCGGATAAATGTGTACTGATACTATCCGTATTTAGTGCCACATAGTTGGTCGGACTCACATTAGCCGTTATGTCGTCCGATGTGATGACCGAGTTTATCCAATTTGTCCCATCGAATGAGAGCAAGTCCCCTTCATTTATTCCGCCCCCAATCACCACATCGGAAAGTGTGTTTATGCTCCCCAAGCTCGTGAGATTGACTCCACTTAGTGCGGGTAAAGTCTCCGCTACGGATAGTTGCAGTACTTCTCCCGCTCCCACCCCCGCATCAAGGGAGGCACTTGTTCCTGCATCCGTAATGTCGGCAAGACTAAGGGAAACACCCTCTAAGTATCCATTTGAAAACTTGAGGTGGTTCCCCCCATTTAGTTTTAGAACCCACATTGTGCTTCCCCCTTAGTGTTTGTAAGCAAACACTAAGGGAAACATAAAAGGTTTAGGGCTAGTCTTCCGTGGGCAAGTCGCCCACAAAGAAGTACCCCGTCCCACCACCCTTATTCAGCCACTCGTCAAGGAGGGCGTGGAGCATACCCCGCGTCTTGTCATCAGGGTTGACCGCCACGAACCCAAAATCCGAATGGACACCCTCGCCGTCCTCGCGGGTGTACTGAATCTCGCCGTGAACAATGGGGACTTCGATGTTCTTCATAATGTAATCTCTCTTTCTGTTTCAGGGGTCTCGCCTAACTAATAATGGAGAACCCCCTTTGGGATACTCTAAAGATTCTTTACGATTCTAAATCCAACCATCGTAGATGGAACATGAGCATAGTGTGTCCGTCTATTGCAGGGTAAACGACACATCATGCTCGGATCGCTCCAACCCCCTCCCAAGATATACTTCTTTCCATATTCATCTCCATCCCACATCCACTCAGATACATTTCCGCACATATCATATAAACCCAAGGCGTTCGGCTTTTTGAAGCCGACTTCATGTGTTGTACCCCCCGAGTTATCCCAATACCATGCCAAGTTGCCCAAATCATTCCCGCCTGAAAAAGCGTACCTCTTGTTATTAAACCTAGCGGCATGAAGCCACTCCGCCCTTGTGGGGAGGCGATACCCTTTAGATTTGGAACAGCGTGTAATCCGACCCGTCTTATGAAAATTGTAATAAGGCGTTAGCCCTTCTTTAACGCTTTTGGCATTACAGAACTCAAGAGCCTCTTTCCAAGTGACACTCTCTACAGGGAGATCATCTCCCCTGAACACGCTGTTATTGGACATGAACTCGCTGTACTCCTTCTGTGTCACCAAACAAGGCGACATGGAGATACGCTTCTTTGGCAGGTCAATCATTGAAAAACCTCGTTTCTCTAGATGGTGGGGGGGGGTTGCCCACTTCTATCCTTTATAGAAGTGATGGGCTACATACTGCATGAGAATCCCGCTAGCGGTACCCACATTGACCGACCTAACGCTTCCATATTGTTGAATGTACACACAAGCGTCACAAATGGATAAAACATCTTGAGAGATGCCCATCATTTCCTCTCCAAAGATAAATATATCATTTGGCTCAGGCTTGAAGTCCATGAGATTTATGGCTGTAGAAATCCCGTTCTCTACTGCCACTAGCCTGTGTTTATCCTTAAGGGCTTTGATCTCTTCGATCCCATCCAAATGGATAAGCTGTGTGTAGTTGTGAGTACCCACAGCTCCTCTTCTGTCCCATTTACGCTTTCCGTAGTAGTAAACGCACTCCACTCCAAACGCATTACCATTACGGATAAAGGTGGAGATATTAAAATCTCCCTGTATGTGTTGCATCATCACCCGATAAGGGAACGCCTTTCGCTCCAAGTCCTCCCTGATTTTAATCAGTTCCCAATCTTTGTATGCGTCTATAACATTTTTATCCATTTGCGGTGCCTTTTTTTACTCTATTTATGGGGCGTACCTACTTGAACCTACTATAGAAAGGTAGAGAACGATGTTTAAGACTTCTATGATCCGCAGAGCCTTTTTGATGCGTCAGGCTGCCCACAAGCATCTCATGAAGAATGCAGGGCCTTTGACGGATGTGAGTCATCTCCGCCATCAGGCTGTGTTTTTGATGGGTGCTCCCGGTTCAGGTAAGGGATTCGTCAGCAAGAGGCTGTATCTCAAGTATATGCCCGGTGGCGGTGCTGGTGGCTCTTTAGACCCCCAAATGTTTCAGCGTGAGCTTTCGGAGCAAGAGAGAGGACTCACCAACCTAAACTTTGAGAGCGTCAGAGACCGTATTGAGACTTATGGTTTTAGGTTAGAGGTGAATGAGGGGGGGAATTCCGCGACTATCCCTTTCCGCATTTATGACAACAACGAAGTCCTTATTCCGAGAGACCAATGGGAGGAGAAGGCTCCTGATATTGTCGATATGATTGAGGGACTAGAAGAAGTGGTTTTCGCAGCCCCCAAGCATGAGCTTCCCTCATATTGGAGAGTTGTAGACCCTGATATGTACAAGGAAGAGCTTGAAGGCTACTTAGAGACCAAGCCTGGTTATGTTCACGAAATGTCTTCTGAGATGTCCAAGGCGTACTTCGAGGCGGCTATTGCCACAGGTGACCCCGTTATCGTTGACGGCACGGGTGCAAAAGCTGCCAAGTATGTCGAACAAATTAAAGTCGCAAGAGATGCTGGCTACAGCATCACACTTGTTTGGATTTATGTGCCTCTTGTCGCCAACATCATCCGTAACTGCACAAGAGCTAGAGTTGTGCATATCAGCCATGTGACTCGCCTCTTTAAGCAGATGGCGATTACTTGGAAAGCCTTAAGCCCCTATCTCGATAAATCAAAGGTGATTAATACCTTTGACCCTAGCTCTTCGGGTGGTGATGCTAAGTCCTACCTCTCAAAGAAGAGCCTTGTGGACGGATATGTCCAAGAGCATATGGGATATCCTGATCTCTACACCTATATGACCCAATCGCCCGATGTCCCTCAGGATCAGAAAGACCTAGCGATGGGACTGAGATGGCTAAGTGGTGGAGCGATGAGCGATAAAGAAAGACGGATGCAGGAACTCCGCAATAAGTTTAACCGTTAATAAATCAGCCCCCTCCTCCCCGCTAATAAATCAGTCCCCCTCCGTCCAACGGACTGCCCTCATTAAAAAAGAACACAAGTTCCTTCGCAAGATAGCCGAGTAAGAACAAATCAAACGAATCGGCAAAATGACGGTGTTCTATCTTTGAGTATGTCCTCTCATATATCCGATATATCCTAGGCATATCACCTCGATAGATACGCCTAAATTCCTCGTTGAATACTTTATAAAAGTAGTTCCCCCAAGTAGGACGGACAAGCATCTTAGATGCAAACTCCTCCTCCAACATCTCAAGAACTAGGTTCTCTGTCTCCCTATAGTACTGAAAACTCTCCATCTTCGCATAAACATCCTCCCTAGTAAGAAGCGGGGTCTGCTTTTTATTCGATCTCCTGTACATTCTAGGCTCCTCTTAGTCTCACTTATAGTGAATGATCATTAAGAACCTAGCGACTTTTTATCCATTAAGAACTGCCCTAAAGATGCACGAACGGATAACCACACACTCACATCACAAGGGTCACCTAGGTTTTCTTTACCCATCTGATCTATTTCGGAACAAATACGCTGAACAGTACTCACGGCAAATTGCTCTTTGTTTTTCATGATGTATCTAGCTACATCAGAAACTACATAAGTTCGCCTTCCTAATGCGTACCTAAAAGATAGGAACAACAACTGATCTAGTTCTTGTACAGATATCAGAGCCATTTGCTCTACACTTCTATTGTCCAAGACCGCAGCCTCCCCATCGGAGTTGACGGCATTAATCTTATTACTTAAAGGCACCTGATCTTCAGTAATAAGATATGTGTGTGAACCCGACATAACCACGGTTGCTTTTCTAAGCGTCATTACTCACTCTTTCTCTTTCAGGGTATTGGATAGTGCTTTACCGATCCTAGTGCAGAGACACAATCAAATCGTAGTCGCTGATTTCCTTTATAAGGATGATTCCCTCAAAAGGGGGTCAATGCCCGATTATATAGAATCTGTTTTCGCCCATCCAACACTTAGTGCGAAAGCCTGTTCTTTCAGCTTGAAGGCTTCCCGCTCCATCTCCATTATTTCTCGCGTGTGGAAGCCATGCGGACCCGACTCAAACACGAGCAGAAATAGAGCTATGCTGTAGTTAGTTACTCTGTTTACCGCCCGAGTAGCCTTCTTGTTATCCCCACAAGCCACAGCTAGCTCGACATCTTTGAAAGCCCTTTTGGTCAGGGCGAGATAATGCTTTGCTTTTAGGTGTTCCTCGTTTGGGCTACTTAGGGAGGGCGTGGAGTTTGAGGTATCGAATGTCGAGGACACAGGATTCTCCATTTGCGTTCCTAGCGTGGATTTTATGCGACTGAGGTACTTGGTCTTCGCTTAGTGTGTAGAGATGTACATCCTCGGAGACAACCATGTCTTTCTTAAAGACAAAGTTTTTGCTGACGATGGGTAAGAGGCTCAGGAAATGATTTATGGGGAGATAAGGATATATCTCCCCATCCCATATGGGGAACCCAAAAGGCAGGTACGGAGGGCAGGTGTACTGCATATCCTTCAAACAAAAAAATAACTCAACTGAGAGATATCTCCCATCTTGGTCTTCTTCTGAGTATGATCCTTCTCCCGCATAAATAAAAAGATCATGGTCTTGATCTACTTCAATCTTATAGAGCTTGCTTATGGGTCTGATACATTCAAATCCATAATCGAGTAAAACTCGTAATTCCATTTGGAGTGCCTTTCAAGTTTATTCCCTGTTCTCAGGGATTTAACAGGTTGCGTTATCTTCCAACAGCACCACATCCCCCCCCTTCACCACATGGAGCAACATCGCCATCACACCGATGTCGGGGATGTCGCAATCCTTAACGAACACGCGATACATCCCTATACGAGAGTATAGAGAAAAGACCTTCCCTTCAGTTGTCACAAAAGTCCACCCATGTGAGTCTCCCTCAACACGATGAGGGGTGCCAAACGCCTTGAGAAAGTTCCCCTCCTCGTCTGTGAGCAAGCCACCATAACCCTGAGTCGTGGTCATAGTAGCCTTCCTCAGAAAAGGGGTCGAGGAAAAGTTTCCCATAGAGACTTCAGATAAAGCGAGCTTGAAGGCGGCGGAAGTCGCCTCGTTACGAACTGCAAGGTCAGCGTCGGAGACGACATGACCGGGCGGGATGGGGGAAACGCTTAATACAACAAACGGCTTACTCATATCTGAACTACCTTTTGACCCTTGAGGGGTCTAATGTGGTCTATTAGACGGAAGCCTTTTGAGTACAAAGGCTCGCATCATCGGGACACACGGACTAATGGAATATCTTCGCTCGTCATACACTTCATCAAAAGGGGAAAGTTCTGCAATCAGCACTTTCAGCACATTTTGGATAAGTTCACACGAACTCACAGATTGGACAATCTTCACGGATTGATCCTTATGCTGTGGGAATCTGTTTTTGCCCATCCAACACTTAGTTCGAAAGCCTGTTCTTTCAGCTTGAAGGCTCCCCGCTCCATCTCCATTATTTCTCGGATATGGAAGCCATGTGTTCTTTCAAGGAGTGTTTGATATTCTTGGCAATTTCTTGAAAGATAACAGTAGGAACCGATTCACCAAGCGATTGCCTAATCTTAAGCTCTTCTTTTTTTAAGAATTTTGTTTTATCAGCCAATGAGAGATTGTTTAGATATTCTAAATCATGAACTGCCCATTTGAAAGATGATGGAACCGTCATCATGCACATCAACTCTCGGATACTAAATACGCGGTCATCCGCAGGATGTATCGTATTTTGACTAGCGAGTTGGTCATTTCGAGTGTGAATGCAAGGGCCAATTTTATCCCAATATTGACGCTTATATTTGTCACCATTTTTTTGTTGATTAATAACAATGCTTCCGTCTTTCACTTGGTGTGGTTTTTTATGATTGTCCTTGTTTTCAAATGCAGATTGCCCCTCTTTTAAATCACAAATCCACTCCCTCATGTGTTTTGGATAGACTCTAAAAGCATGATAAATATCATTTGAGTCAATTTCTCCGAGGATTTTAAGTGGTCTTAGGTGACCGATTACCTCTCTTAAAGTATTCTCTTTTTTTAACGATGGATATAAGTCATATGGTGATATATCATCTGCTAACTCATTCAAAACGCCAATAACTAATGTTCTTTGCCTACTTGAGCACGCTCCATGATTTTTGAAATTTATTGTTTTGGATATGTAAGAGTATTGTCCACCCAAGGCGTTTTTAATTGCACTCTCAATCGTTTTGTCCACATAATCAATATCCGTACAAATGGTTTTCATAAAAGCTGGGACATTTTCAAATATAAAAATTCTCGGCTTAATTTTACTGATTAGTTTAATAGACTCTACCACCAAAGAATTTCTAATAATTTCATCACCTTTCTTATTATGATTGGCGACCGACATCCCTTGGCAAGGTGGAGTTGCGATAACAACATCAATCTGATTAACTTTCTCTTTTTTTTCCCACAGATCAATTTCTGCGATCACTTGAGATTTGATTTCATCAGTAGATATGTCCCCATAGATATATCCACTTCCATACTTACACTTAGTATTAAATCTTTGAATATCCAATCGTCTTTGAATTAATTCATTAGTAGCTACGCATTCAAAACCCTCTGATTTAAAACCATAACATCCGATGCCCGCACCGCTGAAAAGACTAATATATGTTAGTTTGTTTTTTTTCATTTGTCTGTTTCTCCGTCGTTCGGTTGTGGGGGCTTTAACAACTAGGTTCAGTATAGTCTGAACACTCATAGGTCTTTCGTTCGGGTTCTCATTTCTTATGAATGGGCAATCTGGGGCTTGAACCCAGGACCGACCGTTTATGAGACGGGTGCTCTAACCAACTGAGCTAAATGCCCTTAGATTCAATGTCCCATCTGACTGTGCCGCTTCTATACGGCTGCCACCAGATTGTACGATTTAAGCTGAGGTTCACGACCGTAGGGAACATCGAGTACACCAAGTAGGGCTCGAACCTACGACCCACGGCTTAGAAGGCCGTTGCTCTATCCAACTGAGCTATTGGTGCTTATATGAATACTATACCACGCCGGCGGGGGCGTTATAACATTTCAAATGCCCAAGGTCGGACTTGAACCGACACTCCCGAAGGAAACGGATTTTGAATCCGCCGCGTCTACCAATTCCACCACTCGGGCTAATGTCCCCATCCGTTGATGGGGAGGGGAGGTTTGAACCGCTGTTCTCCTACACTAGTATAGAAACCTGACTAGGACTTCAAGGAAAAAAGAAGCATCAGCCCCATTTTAACAGAAAAGGTTTTTTATCCTTGGGGTGTAGAGGATATCTCAGAACATCTGAGATAGGAACCCACTTCCAATCCATGTGTTCGTCATTGATGGTGGGCGTAAACTTTACATCTACTTCGGCTAGATAGAGCGTGTACCCACTACAGTAGATTTCGTCATAGATTTGATACGGCACCCCGCTGCCAATAAGTTGCCGTTCTTCATCTCCTCCTAGCTCTTCATATGTTTCTCTGAGAGCTGTGGTGTAGTGATCTTCGCCTTCTTCAGTCTTCCCCCCTGGGAAGTTCCATGTACCGCCCCACTTGTCGTGTGGAGATAAGACCCTCTTTAGGATAAGCGTATCACTTCCACATATGAACATAACTCCTGCACCCATACTAGTTCTCCTTCTTATGGTGTCGATTAGGTCTAGGTTTTACCAAGTGGGCTGAGTTTTCTTATTTCTTTTATACTAGTTGCATATGTCGGTCAAAAAACCGACCCTATGGAGTCACAATCATGATAAGAAGAACCGCTAGTGAAGTTTTAAGAAGCCTTGAGATGAGAGTCTCCCGCCTTGAGGGTAAGACAGCGACTCGCAGAACCGCTGCCAAGAAAATCCGTTTGGATAGAAATGTGGAGCAGAGGGTGATGAGAGAGATCGCTGATCGGTTTGACATAGAAATGGATGAAGACTCATATTATTGGCACAACCCTGTTTTTGAGGTTTTAGCTGAAGAAAAGGGTAGCCGCAATGTGTCCGAAGGTTCAATATTTCAGCTTCTAAAGCTAGCGAATGACGACTACTATGTGGTGCTACAGGTCATCCCTTTCGCAAATGACTCGGACATCATAGGTGTTTACGACAGCATCTCTGATGCCCTGCGTGATTTCAAGCTAGCCAACCGCTAATAAGCCTTCTATTATCTAATGTAGCTCCATACCGACAATGGAGCTACATAGATGAAGTACCTGTATCACTACGAAGCTGAGGTTTTATCCGTATATGACGGAGATACCTGCACTCTTCAAATAGCCTGTGGGTTTGATATGTTCACGCGGGTGACATTTAGGCTGACGGGGATAGACACGCCTGAGATGAAGTCCAAAGACGCGACCAAGAAAGAGGCGGCAGTATCTGCGAGAGACCACTTAAGAAGTCGTATCATGGGGAAGAAAGTAATAGTGAACACGAAGGAGAGAGAGAAGTACGGAAGGTGGCTCGGTTATTTGTGGGTGGATGAAAATGGGGATGAACTTGGGGAGTCTCTTAATGAGGAGATGATCCGTCTAGGTCACGCTTCTCCCTATGATGGTGGAAAGAAGACCCTATGATGGGGGAAAGAAGAGCGTTATTCCTTTTCAGGTGCGGTTTGGATAACCAAACCATCTAAGTCCATGAGGTCAACAGGTTCATCAAAAGACGGCTCATCGGGTACCTCAGGGATAAAGTCGAAAAGCCCCTGAGTTTCGTTCATCCAATCCTCGTACTTCTCTGCCTTGTCGGACTCGTGCCAAGAGTCCGACAACCCATCAAAGTAGTCTTGCTGTGCGTCTACCACATCTTGGATGGCGTTGATGAGGTCGTCACTCTTGGACGAGACCTGCAAGAGAAGGTTCTCCAACTTGTCCCGAGCCTCAGCGAGGGCTGTGTTGTATGCCTCGATAGAGGCGTTGAGGTCAGCGAATCCATTTTGGATATCCTTTTGCTGTGCCATATTGAACTTGATCATGCTGATCTCCCCGTTTGGTTGGGTGGTGGTTGCCCCTCTCTAATGCACCACTAGAGGGTTTGGGATACAAAATTTGTAGTCTTTAATTAGGAAGAGCTAGTTCTTTACTATAAGGATTTCGTGAGAAGCCTTCGGCGTATTTCCTATTTCCTGCTTATTTTTGCCGACGCGGGTTTCACCTTGTCCATATGAATATGCCCATTCAGGAAAGTAAAACTCGAACCCCTCATAGTAATTACGGATTTCTTCGCAGTCGTTGTATGAGAGAACGAACCGACCTTTATGGGAGTGGAGCAAGTCTCTCAGCTTCTCATGGTCGAAGGAGTTATGGTGAACCGCGAAGTTTCCATTGGGGTATAGCCCCTTGAACATCTTGTTGTCCTCAGACTCCTCTAAGAAATAAGGAGGGTCTAGGTAGAGGACATCATTTGGGTGAGCCTCGATGACTTTCTCGAAGCTGCTTTCTTCTACTATGAGGGAAGGGTTGCGGTAGTTTCTGAGCTTATAACACATATCCTCCCATTTCTTGGGGGTATATATCGAGGAGAGCCAACCGAGATATTGAGGTCCGTAGGACAGGTTATGGTTGAAGAAATAATAGGCTGCTCCGATGATAGGGTCGAGTTCGATAGGGTTTCGAGCATAGTGGTTGGTATGCCAACCCACGAAGAGAGCTTGGCTTTTGTTCCAAGAGAGGAGCTGTTCTTTGATGGTGTCGTAGTCTGACAGGCTGAGTTTAGAGGCTTCCTCGTAGAGTTTCTGAGGTTCTGTGAGAAGAACTCGCCAAAAGTTTACGAGGATTGAGAATATGTCGAAGCCTAAAACTTGAACCATTTTCTCACTTGCCCACCGAGACTCAAGGCTCCCTCCACCGAGAAAGGGAGAAACGATAGTTTTGGGATAGCTCTTGGAGAATAAGTGTGGGGTGATTAGCTCATACGCTTTTGACTTACCACCAGGGTATCTTAAGGGAGTCTTCACGGAGGTTCCTTAACGCTTTAGACTTTTTATAGTGGTTTATACCACACCCATCCATTAGGGGTATGTCCCTAGTCCATCAGTTCTGAGTGTTTTTCAGAAGACTATCCGATACGGATAAATGGATTGGATAGTTAGGGGCTGAAGTTTATCTATTGCGATAAATGCGGATTTTCCTTTGTCCCTTGCCGCGTGAGCTCGGACAAACTCACGCCTAAAGTTGTTGGGGTCTGTTAAGTCGTTTGGGCTAGAGAGACCTGCTATGTAGAACATCTCCCGATCATTAGAGGTTTCCCTGAAGACAATCACCTCAGGTGAAGAGCCTTGTCGGTTGGGGTACATTATGGGATAGTTCCCCCAGCAGACGCTCTTTACTCCGACCGCATATCCCGCTTGGCTAAGATCGGAAGAGAATTCTTGCGAGCACCTAACGGATAAGTCCAACACTTCGGTGAAGTCCAAACCCAAGAACTTGCAGACCGCAGCTTCGCCGTACAGCCCCGTCCTCCATCTTTTTTCTTCCTCGTTGGGGTCTTTCTGATGGTCTGCTTCGGTCTTCTTCTTTTTTATGATTTTAAAAATACGCTCATCGAGGTAGTCCACCTCCCCTTTATCCAATTCGACTTTTGGATATGTGTTCTTGAGTGGTGCGACACAGATTTGAAAGTGCTGTTCGGCATCACCCCACTTCACAAGTTTTTCGGGTGTAACTGCGACATCTGCATCGTCAAAGTCTTTTATCCAATTCATGTTATTCCTCCGTTGTGTGTTCTCTTACATATAGGAATTGTAATGGTTCTATGAATCCTAAAAGGTATCTCGATATTAGGTGAGAAATATGAAATACGCATACAGAACACCCAAGTTATTTAGCCTACAGCCTCTTCTTAGGCTGTTTAGATCGAAAGGTATTGGATACTCCGTCGACAGGTTCAAGGGTGAAAGGGAAGACCGTTTCTTTTCGGTTATTTCAGTTGCCTTAAACGCTGAGGATTGGATAGTTCGCCCGCAGGCTATAGGATTAAAGAGCGAAGAAGGCTTAGAGTTTATGGATATTAGATTTACTAAGGTGAACTACAAGAAGTTCCACGAGTACATGATGGAGACCAAGGCTGAGTTAGCTCTCCCCCGTTTGGAAGATAGCTACATGGAACAGCGAGTAGAACTATCCAAAGAAGTCTTGATTGTTGTAGTGCGTGAGGACAGATCAGGATATAGGGGTATTTCAAATCTAATGGAGGATTGGGGCATCCGCACGGATCGACTTCTAAAAACCAAAGCTCTTTTACTTAAAAAGGCTGAGGGTGAGTCTATTGAACAAGACTTAAGGGGAGTACCTGCCACGGATATTTCGGGTAATACTTCAGCTAAGGAAGATAAAGCCATCGACCAAAGGTTCATTCAACCGATGCTTGAAAAGCATCGGCTCTCTGCTGAGATAATGGAAAAGAAGGCAGGTATTTTCAAAACGCACAAATCGAGTTTTGGTCGTCGGATTATTGCCGCCACCCACTCTTATTCCAAAACAACGGGGCGACCCCTGTATGTAGAGTTGGACAACATACTTGGAGATACCTCCATAAACTACGCGGGCTCTTTACTAGAGAGATATGCCTGTCAGCACCTATCGGAAACTACGCTGCCCGATTTCCTTTTAAAGGCAGAGCTAGAACTGAAAGACGCTATCTATTTACCATCAGGGCGGAAAAGAAATGAGAGTGTCTATGACGAGATGGCTAAGAAGATAAAGAAAGATACCGAGGAAAGTCTAAAGGCTTGGCTCGATCTCAATGGTGTACAACTTGGTCTCTCAATGGATACTTTTATCGACAGGGGCTTCCGTTCAACTGCAACGGAATATCTCTCAAGATTGAGAGATAAGATATCCGTAGCAATCAAGCCCAAAAGGAAACTCGTAGATGGCATCCCTGATATGTACGAAACTAAGACTAAATCTGAGTACATATCAGGACTAATGGAGCTAAATGGATTACTTGGTGGACACACAGACATAGAAACAGAAATAGCAAGGGCGGAGGGACACCCACATTTAGTTTACGCCAGCCATGTACCCAAATCCATATTGGAACTGAACAAGACGGAAATGGTTAAGAGACAGGAAAAAGATGAAACCATACTTCTCGACACACTTACTTCCCTTACACCTCAAACAATAGCCCCTCAAACAATAACAAGGGATGGACATAACCTTATCGTGTGTTCGGAGTATCCGGGTTTTGGAGTTATTTATGATGAGTTAGGTGTTACGCCTGAGAAGGTTCATTTGGAGGGGATTTTTTATGCTCTGAAAATCATGAGCCACTATACGGATAAAAGGGTGATACAGCTCAAATATGAGAAGGGAGTTAGGGCAAACTATCTTGTGGCGGGATTGGGGGGGTTAGGTAGAATTGAAATGGATAGAAAAGATGACCTAAGAGTTGCTATCCATGAGGCGATGCACGCACTTGAATGGCACTCTCCGTCTATATGTTCCCTTGTGACAGCGTTTTGTGCTAGTCGCTTCAATCCTTTCGAGGAAAAGAACATAGGGAGAGGCGAAAAAGCCTTCTCAGGTCTTTGGGATATTTACGCAGGTAAAATGTATGATGGCGATACAATGAGTGAGTTTATTACAATGGGGGTTCAGGAGTTCAGAAGTGCAAAAACAATCGTAGGACTCGCTAAGAAAGACTACCCACACTTCCTCTTTACCCACGCTCTAGTCACAGGGAAGCTGAAGGAATATCTATGACCACCACCACTATCCATTTTCGGTACGGAAGTGTGAAAGCCCAAGTCTTAATCTTTTACAGCGATCCGTTTATGATTGAGGGTTATGAGTTCTCAGGGGATGGGACAATCATAAACATCTACAAAAGCAAACTAGGGGGAGAACCTTCAGGTTACTTCATCGGTTCTGCCTCTGTAGATAACATAGAATACTTCATCAATGCGGCATATGATGCCAAAAGAGATTTCGAGCGGCTAGAGTATGCCATAGTCAACCCTCCCAACCTTAGCAGGAACAACTCAGACAACCCTGATGCCGTCTACTAAGGATAGCTGATTAATAGTTTGTTTATGGGGGTACTCAAACGGATACTAACCCTCCCGACCCTTTTGAGGTACACAGAGTATGCCCCTAGTTCATCAGCACATTGTGATTCGTTCCCATGTCATGAAGCCTCCCATGAGCGAGGAACAGACGAAGAATTGGCTCAAAGAGCTTATTTCCAAGATTGACATGAAGATTCTTAATGGACCTCATGCGACATATTTGGATAAAGAGGGAAATAGGGGCGTAACAGGGGTCTGCATTATTGAGACTTCTCATATCGCCATCCATGTGTGGGACGAGGAGTCACCGGGGCTGATTCAGCTTGATGTGTACTCATGTAAGGACTTCGATAAGGAAGTGGTATTTGACCACTTCAAGTGTTTCGAGCCTGTGTCCACCGAGTGGTTCATGCTCGACCGCACGGACAAGCTGTCCATCACGGATGATATTCAGGCAAAGAAATAAGAAATGGCAGACGGAGAGTGCATAATAGGGGGTGATGTATCTCTCGTCTTTTGGAAAGATGGCGGATGGTATGCTGATGGGGAGTATCTAACGGACGATATAGGGAAGTGCAAAATCCTCCCATCGAGTGAAGACAGGAAGATTGTCTTATCGGTGGGAGAACCTCCCCGCATATTTGTCCCCAAGAAGTTACCTGAGCCTGAGCCTGAGCCTGTGAGGGCAATTGAGAAATCGTCCGTTCAAGAGGTTCAGCCCATAGCGGAAGTACTTCAGGTGGTAGAGGACACTATTTTAGAGAAAGTTTTGGATAAACTAGGCGACAATCCATTAGCTGTTGTTGTCGCGATTGGATTTGTGGTCTTTAAGAAGATGATCGAGGGTAAACAGACCAAATCTGAAAGTGAAATGGATAAAAGGTGTAGCGGTCGTCATCAGGGTTCAGATGTTCAGACCAAAGAGCTAGAGAAGCAGGTTGAAGATTTGAAACAGAGATTGGAAGAAGTGAGTTCTAACTACGAGCTAAGTAAATCTAGCTCTGTGTCCCGCAGGGATTACAACAAGCTACTTGATCGGATGGAAGCACTTGAAAATTTATTGGATAAAAAATAGTCAGCTTATAGCGTATCTGTACTAAGGCTTAGGACTACAAAATCTTCGCTTTTGACCCCTATTTGACACTCGATGAGCCAATCAATAAACATCTTTCCATCAACTAGGGCGATGGGTTTATTATCTTTACGGCTGGCTTCTTCAATTGCCTCTTTGGTGAAGCCCGAGGTGCAGATGATCATCCCGCTTTCATGCTTGAGGCTTCCTCTTAGCTCCCTAACTTCCTTTGATCCGACTTTGTTTTTCCCTGCGTATCTCTTAACCTGTATAGCAACCTCAGTATTGATTAAGCCTATATAAATGGCTCTTATGTCTATACCCTTATCTTTAGTGGGTGGTGTGACTCGAACATCACGACAGCCCTTTCGAGACAAGACACCTGCCACAAAATGTTCAAACTGAGTCCCATTATACTTACCCAATACATTATCCAAAAGTTGCTTTCTTACCTTGTCGTTGTGGGCTTTGATCTCAGATAAGAAGTTGTCTTGGTGAGGGTGAGCGGGGGACGGCTTTGGATTGGTCTTGGGAGTCTTGGTGGTGGGGGGGTGGGTAGCCTGAGCGGTTTTTATCCAATAAAGACCTGCCTTATCTAAGGTGAAGTCGCCATGCCTCTTCATGTGCTTATACAAAGCGGCTTGGATTGTAGCTTTGGGTCTCTTTCCGCCCAAGGGGGGAGACCCCTTCTTTTCTAGAATCTTATCCGTGAGGTCATCGAGAGTCAGACCTTGAGATTGTTCTTGGAGAACCTTGATGGCGAGGGAAACATAGGAGTCTTGTTGCATAATGGAGGTAACTTCTCTTTTGGATTTTGGGTTCTATCTCTCACTCGCCATACAATAATTGTATAACCCGAATGGGATACTAAATATAAGTGTTTTACTAGGGAAGTGTTCCCCCGTTGGGGATCGCTCTTTCAGTATCCGAAATCGGTGGGGTTTTGGGCGATGACCTTTTCGATCACTTCGATGTGTTTCTTTAGGTGTATGGTGGTGATGCCTTTAGCCTCAGCCCACTCTTGGTGGGTTTGATAGGTGCCTTCGACCTTATCACGATATATTCCATATCGGATAAGACCTGTCTCCTGACCGAACTTGGAGGTGAGGAGGTGTTTGACATGATTTGAGATGGAATCAGCTTCAGCTAGCTTTTCAGCTTCGGAGGTGTAGTCGTAAAAGTAGTCTACTTCGGTGTTTTCGGGGTTATCCTCGTCCACCTTTGTCACCACTTTAGCGGAGTCTTCGGACTGATAGTGATACCGAGAACCACGCTTACACTCTTGTTGAGTCTTACGCCCGCGTTGGCGTTGCAGGGCATCTTGTCCCTCGACCATACTTGCCCGCCACACGAACTGCTTAAAATGGTAGAAGATTGAGTTTTGTGTGGGTTCTTTGCCTTTATCCACCATAGCGGAAAGATTGTTCTTGTCGCAGATGAAGACGATAAAATCTTGAAAATAATCTTCCAAGTCGCCTAGAGCAAAGTTTATAGCTGTGTCCCTGCCCCCATGACGGAGGCAAAACTCTCTCAGCTTTTCGTAGTTGGCGGACTTTCCGTCATACAGCCACTTCTCTGTGGAGTTGTAAGTCCTCCTTGAGGGGCGGTTTTTAGGCGGTTGGATCGTGACAACCTGATACGACTCAATCTCGTTGAACATGGTGTCGAAAATCGAGTCTTTATTTTCAAGGGCTTTGATCTGAGCCTCTAGAGCTTTGATCTGAGCCTCCACCTTCGCCGCTTCCTCCCGCTTCCCAAAAAGGTCTTGCCGCAGTTTCTCTAACACGATGGTCTCCTCATAGAGAGGGTTAGTTGTGCCTCATATGGTTGGTCACCGAGACACGGGGGGTAGCACCTAGTCTACACAGGGTAGGTGGTGTCAGTCAACACTAATCATGTTAGTTGGGGGTGTGGGATACTTTTTTTCTGTTTATTGACAACCGGCTAAGAATCTTCTGAAAGGATAAGATAATGGACAAGAAACTACTGACCTTAGGTGTTCTGATCGAGCGGAGTGGGTTTGCCTCCCACAACAAGGAAGCGGCTGAATTTTTGTCCGCTTTAAAGAAACAGGCAGGAATGGATAAACTCGCCATGTTGCCGACCAAATGGGATAGTCCAGCTAAGAAACAAGAATATGGGGAAATGCCCCTAGATACCCTTCAGCACTTTTTTGTTCAGATGTGGTGGGGTGCGATGGTGAAGCTAGGTACGACCACCGTACAGCCTCCCGCTGAACTCAAGATGACCAACATGAAGTTTATAGATCGTTTCTTGGGTGCTCCACTTAAGGCATCTTCCAATCCTAAGCCGAATACGGAGATTAATCAGCTTTGGGCTTCTCTTAAGGAGGCATGGAACAGACACCGCACCGACTACGAGTCGGCTTGGAACCGCATTTGGTTTAGGGCATATAACGCTACAAGCTATGTCCGTGGTACTAGGAGTTACCCAACCACAGAGGCACGCAATCAAGCTGAATCTGAGCAGTCCGTTGCGGTCTTTGATAAGTATTTTAAGGGTAACTCGTTATTTAACTTTGTTTTGAAATTAAATCTCGGCTCACTAGAGTCGGTCTTTGAGCAGACCTCGGCTCTGATTGTATCTAACATCGCCAATGGGAATGTATCCTCAAAGTCGGTCAAAAGCATCTCCACAGACTTTTCCGCTCCCGAAGATGAAGATGGTGGTGGTGCGGGTGATGCTTACAACTTCACCTATGAAGATGCCGTCATTAACTATCCGAGTAAACCGAGAGCAGTCACAGAAAAGCTGTTAGGAGATGATGGTACATGGCAAGCCTTCATCAATGAAGCCGTGAAGAATGATGCTTCTTTTATGGCGGATTTAAATGGGGTAATTAAGGATGCGTTAGAGATACCTGCTATGTCTGAGGATGTGTTGTTATCCACAAGGATAACAAGTTTGCCTCAGATGGAAATACTCGCAACCCTTATTGATGATTGCATCTCTCCTTTAGCGACAAGGCGTATTCAAAATACGGATAGGAACGCGATATCCAGCGGAGGTTATGCTGTCCTTTACGCATATCTAGCCTTGTCGGGGGTGACTTTTGAAGTGGCCGGAGGGGGTACAACGACTGTGAAGCTGTCGGTTAACCCTTTCTTACTTAACTTCAGAGAGTTGCAGAGAGTCGCTCCTGAATTTAGAAAGGCGGCAGACTTTGGGGGATTGGTGGCTAGTCTTTGGGCTTCCGTAGAGAGGTATATGCCCACAAAGTTACTCGTCATGAATCAAGCTGTGTTCACGACTCAGATGATCAAGTTTGTTTGGGGTGGGAGTGGTATAGCTCCTTATCAGTCCGAGAAGTTCCCTGAGGGTCCCATGAAGGCAGGTAGAAGATATTTTGCAGCCTGCCTCAAAGAGTTTATCCGTCTTCGCCTTATCCTTGAAGTTTCAAACCGCCAAGTTTTGGCAGATGCCGAACCGGGTTTAAAGGGTTCTACCTGTGTGGATGCTCTTAGAGCAATCACTATGGCACCTAAGTCGGTTATTGATGTTGCTCGTACACTTCTGATTCAGGACTTAGTGGGAATGAAGTAAATCTTTTATTGATGCCCCCATGTAACTATCCGTTTTGTGTGGATAGTTAACCACTTCTTCATGGGGTGACAATATGAGTAAAGACTTGCAGATAGCTCACGCTTGCCCTCATCTTATCCGTTATGAGCGGGTGTTTTTAGATGGGGGCAAGTTTATTTCACCTGCGAGTCCAATCGAAGGTGAAAATCTTTTGGTCTTGAGGAGAGACGGAATAGAACTGCCCTCGGTGGGCTTGTTCAGAGAGGCTTCAGTAATATCTCCTCTTAAAGGTCCATATCGGATAAAGGCGGGGGCGAATGAGTTGGTGGTGGAGTTAGAGGGTGGAGTTTCTTATGATTTGATCATTCCACCTAAAATTTACAGCACAGCTACGCTTGTTTCTTTTTTAGAGAACAAGTTGGGCGAGATTTCTGTGATGGAACATCAGTTAGCATTAAAGTTTACGGATAACCGCAGGGGAGTAGGGTTTAGCGTAAGGGGTTCAGTAATGGATAGTTTGGGTTTTTCGGTTTCAAAGGTGAGAGCGAAGCCACAAAGGATAACGCCGAGTTGGAAGTTGAGGAAAAGCGGAGTGGGGGGGTATATGTTGGCGTTTGATAAACCTCTAGACCCTGAGGGGTTATTGGATATCACCTACACAACCATCAAGTCTCAATGTCGTAGGTGCAATGCAACAGGGGTAGAGAATGACCTTAGATTTTCTACCACGGGTGATTTATCCATAGTGGAGGGATATGACCTATTGTATCAGAACATAGCGAAGACGCTATTGACAATACAGGGTAGCAATCCATATCACGATTGGTATGGGTCTAATGCGGTTGGTCTAGTGGGTAAGAAGTCTAGTACTGCCCTTCCGTCTTTGATAAGGCAAAGTGTCAAAGAAGCATTGGATAGATTTCAAGGGTTACAGAGAGAGCAATCCAAGCTACAGGTGGTGACGAATGAAGAACGCTTGTTGAGTTTGGATAGCGTCTCTGTGGAACGGATAGGGAACGATGAGACGAGTGTATTGTGTACTGTGGTGGTGAGAGCGGCTAGTGGCTCTCCCGTGAACATAAACATTGTATTTGCCGTTCCTGGCAGTATCCCGCTAGATGGAGACCTATCATGAGTTTATTTGAGATCATTCGCCCTGATGGGGTTAAGACTTCAGCGGCTAGTGTGGTGTATTCAACCTTAAGGGAAGAGGTTGTCCTAAGAGGGAACATTTCGGATTACACCGAGATAACAATTCTATTTAATGGGACAAGTTATACATCGGTGGGAGTAGATGCGGACATAGAGATAATAGGAACCACATGGATATTTCCATCTATGGGTGGGATAGACATTTCGCAGGGATCGAACTCATTTGAAATAACGGCTAGTGGTGCGGGTTTGACGGATAAAACTATCCGTCTTGATGTGGTTTCCCCTGAGAATGAACAGGTGACACCACCATCGGCTCCCACAAATATCCGTATCGGTCGGTCACAAAATGCTGTGGATATTTCTTTTGATCACACGGACAATGATGTGACCTACTACAACATCTATGGTTCTACATCAAGTGGTGGTGGGCTAAATGGATACTATCTAATAAATGCGATACCGCTAGACCCTGTGTCTTATGGTGTGCGGACGGAGCGGATAACTGAGTTGGGGGGTTTGACGGCGGATTTGAGTCCGAGTGTAGCTGATCCTTTGTTTGTGGAAGTTCAGGCGTTACAGAATTCTTCTTCAGCCGTACTATCTACGGCTTCTCTTGGGGATGTGGAGATACCTGAAACAACAACAAGGATAAGAGTTTCGGCAGTAGTGTCGGCAATGAGTCTGAGTGTGGAGATGAAGTTTAGGCACTCAAGGACAGCCACGCCGAACTCACAGCCACCGACTTATCAAGTGGGAGAGTTTTCAACCCTTCCTGCGACTAGCCCTATTTATTATGTTGTGACTGCGGTTAAAGTGGTTGATGATCTTGAGATAGAATCCGTTTATAGCATTGAGGTTTCAGGACAACCGATAGACATTCAAACCACAACGCTTAGTCTTCCAAATGTTTCGGATAGCGACCTGACCACAAGTCTGATTCAGACGATTTACGCCGCTGATGAGGATGCGGCAGTACAAGCAGGATCAGCTATCCGAGATTTGATGATAGACCCGATGGTGTCTGAGTTATCCCGTAATAGATTTGTGTTGGATTTCTCTTATCGAGCCACGAGTTTTCTGAGTCTATTAAACATAGATGACCCTTTGAACACGGGTGCATCTATATCGGTCTCCAACAGTTCATATAAGCTGGCTCTAAAAGATGCGTTATTTCTTCAGACGGATGTTCAGACACAAAACATCATAGATGGTGCCTTTGAGAGACTAGCGTCTAATTTTGGATTATCGCGTAGATTGGGGGTTCGGGCGAGGGGAGAAGTGATCTTTTATTTATCTAATAAGCCTACATTTACCTTATCCGTGCCTTTAGGAACGGTGTTAACGGGAGGGGGGGTTTCATTTAAGACGATTCAATCAGGGGGTTTTAGTGCTGAAAATGCGGCTTCGCTTTATAACCCTGTGCGTAAACGCTATGAATTGACCTTACAGATAGAAGCAATAGAGGAAGGGTTAAGGGGGAATTTAACAAGTGGTCAAATCACTCAGGGAGCCCCTGCGGGATTAAGGGTGATCAACACAGCTGCTACTTTTGGTGGTCAGGATATTGAGAGCAACAGCGATTTGACGGCAAGGTCTTTAGGGTATTTGTCCTCTGTGGATGTGGGGACAAGAAATGGATACCTTAGGGTGGCGAGAGAGACCTCAGGGGTAGTTTCCGTCTTGGTCATAGATGCGGACAGCCCATATATGGTGAGAGACGATGGACTAGGCGGAAAGGTAGATGTTTGGATAAGGGGCGAGAGCGTAGCTAGTGTAACGGATACTTATGCACCTACATACAAGACCAAACGCGGGGCAAGGTTTCTTCCTCTTGTGAGCGAAGGTTCTTATTTATTTAAACTCGCTGATGCCTCCTCCCCATCTTTATTCGCCATGATAGATCGAGAAGACTTAGGTTTAGGTCTAAAGAATGCCACGAGTGGAGAGTTCTTTGACTTGACCGATGCTGTAATTACAAATGGGACTACCATTCAGCTTGAGGTCTCAATCACACAACCGACATATGCTTTTGGCGATATCATATTGGGTGATTATCGCTCAGAGATCAGTTCAGATATCCATTTGGACAGGCAACCCGTTAGAGAAGTGGTTTCCGTAACCAAGCCTGATGGGTCGAACTTGGAGTTCGACTTCTTTAAGTCTGAAGACCCGCTGATGTTGGGTCAATCCACGAGAGCTTCGGATTATATCCGTGTTCAAAATGATGGACTTGAGAAAATCATAGATGTCACTCAAGAAGCCCACACGCTGATTGGATTTTATCCTGATAGGTTAGCAAACTTAGGTGTCGATGTAAACAGTATTGTGGTGACAAACACTTCAGGTGTGGTGTTTGATAGCCCTCTTGATCCAAGTGTAACTTCGCCTGATTATGAAATCATCTCAGAAGGTGATGTGGTTTCTATTCGTAGGACTAGTGCCGCAGGGGGGATAACAGATGGAGAGGTGGTGTTGGTCACATACCAACACCTTGAAAACATCACAGTCACCTACAAAACAAATATCGTATTATCCAATTTGCAGGTTGAGTTAGAGGCTAATAAACACCTAGGGGCTGATGTATTGGCGAAGGAGGTGTCCCCCGTGTATGTGGACATAAAGGCTGTAGTTGTTTTGGAGCGGGGTTCCAACATCAATACGGTTGACTCCCTTATCCGTAATAACCTTTCCAATCTCATCTTGGGTCAAGTGTTAGGTGGATCACTTCGGGTTTCGGATATTATCCGTGAGATAGATGGAACAACAGGTGTGGCATATGTGATCATGCCATTGACGCAGCTAGCACTTCAGGCAGGGGGGTCTATTCTAAGAGAACCCGTGGTGGTAGGTTCGTTAAGAAACATAACCCAACTCAACAACTCCACACATCAGGTTTGGATACTTGACACGGGACTATCCAATAACGCGAGTGTAGAGGGCGGGGTAAATGCACGGGTTTTCCTTGATGGGCAGGAGATACCTTTGTTGGGCATCTCACAAAGATCATTTAAGGCAAATTGGATAAAAACCTCAGCCACAATCATGGGGGTAGAGGGACTGAGCGTTTATGACACAGGTCTAGGTGTTTATGTAGATGTCCCAAATACACAACACAAGGTGGGATTATGTTTACCCATAGGGGATCATCCGAGTAACCACACGATAAGTGTCAACTACACAACAGGCGATTCCACAGGTGTAGTCAGAGATGTGGTGATAAATGAGTTCTCATATCTACAGGTGGGGGATGTGAGCTTTACTTACGAGGAGGCGAGATGAGTATTTATCCATATGATCCTAGAGTTCAAAAAGACCCTTTGGGTAGAAAGTCTAGTTCACGCCGACTCCTTGAGGATATCTTGGCGGAACGCATCGTTTCTTCTCTAGCTAGGAGCACCGCTTCTAACTATATCACGGAAGCATATGGAGCAAATCACAGGATATTTTATGAGGGCATAGCGGCTATCTTAGCAGAGTTCTTGGTGGACTCGGTGGATAACATAGACGATGCCGATCTCACACAAATGAGAGCTGAGTTTATCTCGACAAGGCTTTTGTACTCTGTCTTTCCACCCAACGAATCTGCCATACCCTCCACGGATACCATTGAAGAACTGCACTCCATTCTTCAGGACACGCTGAAGTCGCTCTTCAAGGGAAGCGGTAACTCCTCAATTCTAGAGGCTTTAAACTCTCTTGGTTCAGAAGTCTCCTTAGAGATTGAAAACTTTGTTGTTAATCTCACATCTAGCATCCTCAGCATCACTTCTATAGCTGAGGATCACCGACACTTTGTGTTCTCTCGACCCACGGGATTGGGAAGCACAAGTTATCCTATTGGTATGAAGTGGGGAGATGCACTTCATACCCATCTAGTTATTGATGGTGTGGTTCAGCCTTATACGGATACGCAGGGGACTACACACACTCACGAGGCATCTCTTGGTCTAAGTCTCAATGTTCTTAAGATTCAGGAAAATCTAAGAAAGGTATTTTCGGTTCTTAAGCCAGCCCACATAAAGACGGGTGTGGTCGCTTCTCTCTTAGAAGAAGATGAGACTCTTGGCGTGACTGAGGATGGAATGTCTTTATCCTTGGGTGAGTTCCACCAAGAGGATATGAGAAAAGTCCGTCTAGGGACATGGGGAGATGTCTTGTTTGGATATGCCTCTAATAAGACCCTGAGGCTCTATCGAACAAACATCACCAAACCCAACTCTCTTCTGATTAAAGCCTCTGAAAATGCTCCCTCTGGTCAACGCCGAAGAGTCATCTCCGTCTCTAACAGCACACCACCCTCAGGTGACTATCCAATTTGGAGTTTTCCATTAGACGCAGTAGCCGAGGAAGTGTTACGCGACATAGGAGTGGATGTCTTATCCGTAGATGCTGATGGTTTTGTTGTTGGCAAGAACACATCTACTTCTACAACCCAAATGTTATCCTATTTGGGTGATGGTAGTTTGGTGTTGTTAAACGGTGTGGCGTATTACTTGGATATGTTTCTAAAAACACCCGTCAAACACAAGTTATCTGCCAAGGTCATTCAACTAGATTCTGTGAGTGCATCTCAGGGCGTTGTGGAAATCACAAACCTCTCTAGTCCTTGGAAGGTTCGGCAAGACATACGCTATGAGAGCTACACCTTTACTTATTATCCGCCTGATATTTCAAATCTGTGGTTTAGTTTCCCTGATCTCAATATCCGTTTCTTTTACAAGGGAATCGCCTTAGGTCTCACACAATCATGTTCTATATTCGTGAATGGCATCGAATTACCAGCCGATAAAATCAAGTTTTACAGCTATTTTGACAATCGGTTTTATGTTTTAAATCCCGATGGATCATCATATCTAAATGACCTTGATAGGATAACCATCGTTTATCCATATGACGAAGATGAAGTCTATCGGTTTACAGCACTAAACGATACTCGTTTGGTCTTAAATGCTACCCGCAAGCTCGGACAAGTCACCACCACACAAGGTCGTAAGTCTGCCTACTCCGCCCCCTCCGCTCCACCTTATTATATAAGACGGAAAAACTTTGTACTGAACAAAGTAGAACCCATAAGCCCTTTGTTTTTTGAACAAAGAGAGGCTAGCTATGGTCTTAATTCTACATCCACGACAAACACCACCACACAATATCTAAATAGCTCTTTTATACTGAATAGAGTATCCTCGTCATCTAAGGTATCAAACATATCAGCCCCCGCTACGGCAAACCTAAGCACGAGCGATGGGAAAATATCTTTTGTTCAACTCGGCTTCAAACCTGATTACATACTATCAATAACGGATACTGATGGGAATGAATATCTAGGCACATTGGATAGTGGGTATTTATTGGTGCAGGGTGTGGATGTCTTAACGACCCTTGAGATATCGGCTGTAAGTTCAAACCCGCTCACAAGTGAAGGCACTTGGTTCTCGGGAGAGAAACTCCTTGAAGGTCAAGCCCCACTTAAGAAACCAACACATTCATTCAGCGGTTTATCCGAAAGCACATCAGATGAGATTATGTCTAATCCTTTGGGATTAGCTGAACCTCAAATAGGTGGCGGATATAAAGATGCAACACGAAGCGTTATTGCTCGATCTTCCACGACTCAAGTCGGAGTGGCAGGGGAACCCGTCTTTTATGAAGATCGCCCCACAGCGTTTTCTGTGGGTGGTTATTTATCCGAATTACACACCGAGACTTCTTATGTAGACGAAGTGTTGTATGGGGATTACTCTCTGTACACGCTTGGACCTATCTCGACAACAGAGCTAACCACATTCACAACAATCCCCACCTACTTGTTCTTTCAGTACAACTCCCTCAGTTTATTCGGAGGGGACGGATACTACTTCTCGATTTATCGGATAAGTAGTGATGGGATCAAATACTATCAAACCCTTTATCCGATTGCAGACGGAGGCGGCTTTGAGTGTTTTGAACAACACCCGTCTCCTCCGAATGGGGCTCCTCTTGCATATAGATGGATAGACCAAGGAACAGGAAGCGGCTTTAGCCTCAACTACGATAATGGAAACTTCGACTTTCCGTTATATGAAGCTGACCCAAATGGATACTTTAATCATATTCCAAATCAGACCTATTACATAGAAGTATATATGGAGCAAAACGCAGGTGCTGATGGACTTAGGTTTTTCTCTAGTGGCACGAATGCCCCCTACGCATTAAATACCCCTTGGGCTTCTTCTTCCGAAGTTTATGACTTAGATGACCCTATGGACATGGGGTTCAACAAGACCTACACTTTTCAGGTCACTTTTGCGACAAATCCAGGAGAGGTCACTTCTTGGCTGATGGTCTCAGACCCTGATGTTCTTGCCCCCAAATCCTCCGAAGATGTCGGGGCAAGTATTGAGATTGTGGCAGATGTGTTTTATCCAAGCGAGCCACTACATGGAGATCGCTTATCTTTTATCCCTAGCAGCATTTACAACACAATCACACCTGAGATACCACTCATCTCCATATCAGATGTTGTAGACGCTCCCACAGATGCTTTAACTTTCGCTCAGTCCAAGTTTATCCAAGAAAACATACCTGCACCTACGGATGTACTCAGCACAAGTTATCTCATCCTCCCTAGCTCCGTCACCGAAACCACTCAATCTATTACGGATAGTTTCAGTTACCTTTATCGCTTGTCCATAATGGATAGCTTGTCATCCATCAATGACTCCACATCTACCCAAATCATTACTCTGATATTGGATAGTTTATCCGTAATAGATAATGCGGATGCGGTTTTGGGTCTTTACTTTTCAGATGGAGTCTCTCTTATTTCGGACTCCGTGTCTGTTTTGGAGAGTTTGTCTTTAAATTTGGGAGATTCTTTAGGTCTTAGTGATGCGGCATCAGTCACTTATGGTTTTGTACCTGCATTATCGGCGGATAATATCCCTAATCTCTTGGACAATGTTTCTACTTCTGAAACCAAGTTCATACAAGACACACTCGCTTCAATCACGGATAGCGTAATAACAGGTCTATCGGGATTTAACTTTTCTGATGTGTTGGGTGCCTCATCTGATGAAGTAGAGACCCTTTACGCCTACCTGCCGAGGACTGCATCAGATGTCATCAACAACATTCTTGATGCTGTTCTCTTAAGATACTCCACTTCAGTATCCGATAACCTAAGCCCTATCTTGGATAGCGTTCTCTCACAATTGTCTGCATATCTGTTATTGGATAGTGTGACCTTTAGTGATGTAGTGACCACATCATATGCGTACACGCCCATGCAGGTCCAAGATGCAGTATCGGGTATCTCAGATCAGATTTCTTTTGGCATCTCCACAAATGTCTCTGAAGTGTTATCCGTGACTGATGATTTATCCTATCTCTTTGGGGATTCCCTGAGTGTGCAGGATAGTCTGAGCGTTACGGATAGTGTGATCACATCTTACCTGTATGGCAACATTGGGATAACAGAGAGTGTTGCGGGGATTTTGGATAGTGTGATCACATCTTATTTGTATGCGGCTGTGGGTGTGTCTGATGAAGTAGTTGAGTTGGTAGATAGCGTCTTTGCCCGAATTAAGAGCTTGAGTGTTCAGGACAGCCTGAGCGTTACGGATAGCGGATTGGTATTTATCGCATCCACCAACCTCACCGATAACATCTCCATTACGGATAGTGCGGGGTTCCGTGTACCTGTCGTATCGTTATTGGATAGTGTGGATATAACGGATGAAGGAGGTGCGTTTATAGCGTCTCAGTCGGTGTCTGATCTTGTGCCTGTGTTGGGGGATGAAATATCATCATTACTAGAGTTGGGGGCTGTTTCGGTATCGGATTTAATAATTGTGTCTGATAGCGTAGTGGCGAGCTATGAGTACACGGCGGCGGTGGTTTTGGAAGAGGGTGTACAGATAGACGATTCAACGGAAACGAGTTTAAGGCTTGTGCTGTCGGATAGCGTATCAGCATCCACGGATACCATCTCTACTTCAGCCGTTTTTGTTCCGATGAATCAAACGGATAGTGTAGGTGTTGTTTCGGATGCACTAACGACTAGTTATTTACTCTTGCCTAGTTCTGTGGTGGAGAGTGTGCCTAGTGTTGCGGATACGACATCGTTGTCTTTGAGTTTGACTTCTGTTGTAACGGAGGCTCTCGTATCCGTTTCGGACGATTGGACTGCCTATATATCGTCCAAATCTGTATTGGATAGTGTGGGTGTAATCACGGATGAAGTTTTGACGACTTATGACGAGTTTTTGAGTTTGGTTGATGGGAGCATTTTATTTTCAGGGGAGGACACATCTTACTTGGTGGGAGCGGATATATCTGCTTTTGACACTTCGACAACCGCCTTCAGGGTGGAGTGGTGGATGTATTTGGATAGTTCAGGGGGAGGGACGAATCCTGTAGTGTTTTCTAGGAACTTGCGTGGGACTTCGGATAGGTTCAGAGTTAGGTTATTGAGCCGAACGGGATTAGAGTTTTCGGTTTCAACAGGTTCGGCATCTGTATCCAACAACTTCGGTTCAGTTCCGAATGACGAGTGGGTTCACATCGCCCTTGTTGGTCGTAGTTCTCAAATACGAGCTTATGCCAATGGAGTTCAGCTTGGTAGCACTTGGTCAACCACCTACAACATAAACAACTCAAGTGCGGCTAATCTTTACATAGGTAACGAAACAACTCCCGTAGCCGATAATGCCTTTAAGGGATACCTTACAAACTTAAGGTATCTCTATCAGATTTCAGGTACGGCGGATTTGACCACAAGGACGGGAACTTTCAGTATTCCACTTGCCCCACTTCCAAGTGTGAGCATAAATGTCTTTAGACTTGTGGCTACTGATGCTGCGACCGCGTTCACAGGTACGGGTACTACACTATCCAACACATCTTCGGTGTCATGGTCGAGTGAAGTACCCACCTTGGCGAATCCTATGTCCTCTTTGTCGTTGAGTGGGGTTCTTTCTTATCCGTATTACAACGGATATCTCAGCCGAACGGGAGAGTCGGACTTCAACTTAGGTGCGGGAGATTTTACGATAGAGTGGTTTCAGTACCTGACTAACGAACAACTCAGTACTAGTTACAGCCATCGGGCATACATCTTTGATCTAGATTATCCGGGTGCGTCTAAACAACTATCCATTTACTATGATGCGGCATTAGAGACGATATATTTGGCATATCGGATAAATGCTTCGACAAACTACACCATAGGGTTTGCGGTAAATAATATACGCGACCGCTGGAGTCACTTTGCACTAACACGCTACAGCGGAACTCTTTATCTTGCCCAAAATGGATATTCATTGGCGGCGACCAAGATAGATGACAGCTTGAGTTTGGTGACTTCTTTGGACTTCACGGGGGCAAGCAATGGAAGCCTCTACATAGGCGGAGATAAAGCCCAAACCGCCAATTATTACTTTAATGGATACTTATCGAACTTCCGTATGAGCGTTGGAGTAGCAAGATACACCTCTCAAGATGCACCCTTTACGCCTCCATCGACACAACTCTCTACAGATGCCAACACCAAACTTCTACTCTTAGCTGTTTCTGATGCCACTACAGACAGTAGTGGTTTATCCAATACCATGACGGCAACAAATGTGGAGCGAGAAGATTTTAGTGGGGCTTATGGGAACGACAAGCTGAGTGTGGCAGTACAGACTTCTAGTACGCTTTACAGTAGTGCTGCTCAGTTCTTTGTGTACTCGGAAAACGATTATTATGCCCGACAAGCCCAAGGGGACAACACATATCCTACCCTTGTGTCGAGCCTTCCGAGATTTATGGAATTCCCTACCAATGCCTTGGCTTATGAGGGTTTATATAAGGGCTCATTCTCTGCCGCTGTAAGTGCGGGTTATTCCAATACATCCCCGACACAAGCGGATTTGATCTATAGAGCCTTATCTACGAGTACGATTAATCATCGTATCGAGGAATATAACTCTCCGACACAACCTACCGAGTATAAAATCTTCGCTAGGTTAAATAACGATGCGAGCCCTACGCCTGAGTTCAACATCGCTTTTAAATATACGGATAATACATGGGGTAGTTATTACAACTTATTCCCTTCTACAGGGGCATTGAATGTAAAACGCAACTATCTTCACACACTTAGAGTTAATACAGACGGAACAACAACATTCACACAAGATACAACGGGTCAGACGGCTATTTATCCATACGCCACACAAGTGCGATTGTATGCCTATTTCAAGAACCTTGATAATGGATTAGGGGCTGCCGCAGACCCACAATCCAAGATATTGCTCCGCACCGATCCTTCATTAGGTGTTGTGACGGGGAGAGTAGTGAGTGTGCCTAGTGAGTACTCAGGCACGGGTGGATTAATCCCCAAGTCCGAAATAACGAACACAAATAATGTGTCTCAGGTTTCTTGGTCTGTGACTACAGGGACAAAATACAGACTTTATTTGGATAAGGACGCGGGCGTTGATTTAATCCTAGCCTTTAGAGCTTACACCTACTCGGCAGGTGCAACGGACTACAACACTCTGTATGACTCAAACAATCCGCCTGATTACAGATCATTTTCTAACCTGATCTGTCAGCAAAACTTGTTTCTTCAGGTTCTTGAAGACGGAAGCATCCTCATAACCCAAGCCTCATAAACCACCCATCATAAATCATTTATAGACGCAGGTCTATGAACTAACAACAGGAGTATCCGAAATGATGATCATCACAGGAAAAGTACACGCACTTGTTCGTAACTGCAAGGGCGAGATTGTTCAGGAAGTCTTTGGGCCGAACGCCGTGGTGGAGATGTCCAACAATATCCTGATGGATGCGGTCTTCCCTAAACTTGGAACAAATGCAGCCCCCACAGCGATTCCCAATCGCCCTGAGGGAACAAACATGACTGATAATACAACCTTCCCCTCAGGAGGAAACTTCATAGGGGCAGGGGGAGCGGATCAAACTATCCAAGAAGCGGCGAGGAACCACATAGCTTATATAGCAATTGGCGACAATGAAGGTTCTAACGACACAGGTGTGGCGAACCAAAACCAAAAGGTCACTATGGTGGATACAGATTTCAATCCCACCGATGCTGTGACCGTCTATGCTCGGAGAGTCGATTCCGTGACCTTCCCTGCATACAACCAAGTACGCTTCACAACAACTTATTCCACAGCACAAGGAAACCTAGCGGGCGGGATTGCCGAAATTGGATTGTGGACGGCAGGGAACAATGCCGATGCGGATGGATTCCTGACCAATGAAGTGCCTACGGCATCGACCAATATGAGACTTTTTGCCCGTAAGATTTTAGCGAATACCATCACCAAGACAGATGACGGTACATTAGAGATCAACTACACGCTTACTTTTGGTGCTTAAGTTTAGGGTATTGTAATGCGACGCTAGGTCTTGGGAGGCTTGCTAGTTATTAAATACTCCATCACCTAGCCCCATAGGTAATGGAGGACAATATGATCAAGTCTCAAATCCCTGCCCCTAAGACATCAGCTATCCAATTTGGACTTGGGTTTTCTGAGCTAGGTGTTAAAGTCAAAGGCGATGTGTTTGGAGTTCTAATCCACGCAGATGGATCAGAAGAAGTGGTATTGGATAAGTCTAATATCTACACATTAGATGGGGGCGTATTAGCTGCGTTGTTGTTCTCGGGTGACGCAAGAGCGAGGGCAATAGATATGCTCGGTGTGGGTACGGGAGCGAGCGGAAATGCACAATCCCCTGATGTTGCGGATAATCGCCAAAGAAGACTCCAAACACCACTCTATCGTAAGGAGTTTTCTACTCCCATTTTCCGTACCTCTTCGGGAGCCATTTCGGAAGATGGTGATGGTAACTCAATTCCCACCAATATTGTAGACTTCACAACCACCTTTGAGGCGAGTGAAGCTGTTGGTGCCTTGACTGAAATGGGTCTTTTATCCACATCGAGCGGGGTAGAGGGTTCCGTCTTTGACCCTGTACAAGAGTCGGGATCAGATGTGGTTTTCCCAAGTAGAGACACCACAATTGATATCACCGAGTACGATGTGTTGGTCAATTATCTCACTTTTCCCGTGATAAACAAACCCAATGGATCAGTCTTAGCCATAACATGGCGACTCACCTTTTAAGAGCGAGTATCCATAATGACTAAGTTTCTATCTACCGTAAGCAGAAATCTATCCCCCTCCAACTACTCTTGGGACTCCGTTGTTCATCAACAATCCCGCCCTCTATTGGATAGTGAACTCAATCTATCCCAAGACATCCTCTCCGAAAAGTCTCGGATTGACCTGCCTTCAGGCATCCTTTCCCGTTATCCAATAAACGAGTCGGTTGGCAGTCTTATTTTCTCTCCCACTACTCCAAATGAGTTTGGGGTAAATCCCTTTAAGGCGTTGGTGGCGGGGAAAATCCTTGAAGTAAAAGGAACCAACTCCACAACAGATGTGAATAAAATCTACTTGCCAGCCCCTGAGACGACCTCAGGTCCGGGTACGGACTTAAAGAGAACGGATTTCGTATTCCTTGAAATGTGGCTTCAAGAAGTAACCCCTTCTATGAACGCTCGCTCTCGACTAAGGGTTGTAGGGGTTCTTACAGGCGATACTCTCACTATTGGTGATGGGATTAATCCTGATATCATCCTAACTGAGGGTACCGACTTCTTTGTTGGTGTTTCAAACCCCCACACGGCAAGAAACATAGCGGAAGCCATCAATGATTATGATGGACTCAACCTAGGTTTGACAATTGGCGGGGTCACCATCACGGCTGAAACAAGAGGCACGGACTTTTTATTTCTTCTGATGACGGGAGGTGCGAACGGAAACAATATCACCTTTACCCCTAGTTCTCTCACATCTATTGAGGTCATCAACTCACCCTCAGGGGGGACAACGGGTACGGGTAAACCTGATGCGGATCATATTTATTATGCGGGGAATGTTCTTTCGGATAGTTCATTGTGGTTAGACGATAATATCCAAGACCCAAATATTTCCACATCGTCTAGTAGAAGAGTGCAAATCCAATATCGGATTAGAGTTCACTCTAGCACCTTCTTTAGTCCTGTGAGCACACCCTTTGGGTTAGACGATGGGAGCATTTATGCTCAAGGGGGTGCAGGTACAGAAGTGGTGGGTCGCATCTTCTCCCGTCATGATACGGATCATGGATTATGGATAGCAGGAGATGGAGACTTAACATCTTCTACCGAGTTTTCTAGCGTAGACGGATTTGTCTATGCCATCCCATTGTTCTTTGTCTTTAGACGAAACCAAGCCGATACTGCAAGCGGGTATGGGTTTAATCCAAATGACGATGCCAACACAGGTTTGTTATCCACCCATGATGGGACATTCACAAATGCTGTCATTTGTGTTGATCCGATTCCACTTGGGGAATCGGATAGACCTGATGGTCTATTTGCGGATGAAATATCCACATCTGATGTTTTAGACTTACGAAGAAGAGTTTTCCCACAAGGTGTAGACTTCTCAGCCGCTCTTGAATATCAGTTCCACGCCTTATTGGATAACACAAACAGAACATGGTTCTTAGACGAGTCGGTGTTTAACACTTATGCGGACGGCACAGGTGGCATATCCACAACACCCATGGTGTGTGATGTGTTTGGCTTATCCGATTTAAGTGCGGGTAATTATAAGAGAGACTTTGATCGTGTTTCGAGGAGATTCAGTACTGCCCCTTTGATTGAGCGGACGACTATAGTTGCCTATCCACAAGGTACAACATCCCCAACGGGTGTGAGCGTTGCCTCAGCAGGTGGTGATCCTCTGAAGTGGTATGAAGGCGATGTTATCGAGATTGACTTCTCAGGTTTAAACTCAAGATCAGACGCTTTGTGGACGACCTTTGAGCCTTTAGACCCTGAAACCGATAACCCTGTTGACTTTTGGGTGAATGGAACCCGTATCCTTGATATTGGATACTGCTGGCATGACGATACCGATGGCATGGGCAGCACGGATAACACAGCCAAGTTTTCTAAGATAGAAGTGTTATCCGAAACTTTGGTGCGATTAACCCTAGATAGGAATGATCAACTCGCCAATAGAGGCGATGGGGGTACTCCCCCTGCCTCTACGGATTGTCTTGTTGGTGATGCAACAGGGAATACGGGTAGTGAATATGGGATATACATAGAAGTGATCCTTGAATACCCTGCCTCGGATAAGGGCTTAACAGAAACACCAATCAGTACACTTCAACCTGATGTAACGGCTTATCCAAGAGGTGCAGTTTTAAACTTTCCTGTGGGTACGGAGCCACACTCAGATGCGGACAATGAGAAGCCATTAGTTCACTTAGAAGATCAAAGGCGAGAGTTATCCATTGAGTACATAGGTGAACAACGCACAGACGAGTTTGTTGCATATAGTGGCACGGCGGTAAGACTCCCCTATCGGATTTTTTATGATCCCACGGATGTCCTTACATTACCTGAGGTTTATGACCGTTCAGGTGGTGCAAATGATGGGGACTTATTGGCTTTAAACTTGAGCGAGTGTCAATTTGGACAAGCAGAGACAATACTTGTTTGGACAGCCGACAGCACCACTTTCCCTAGACTTGTGGAAGTGACTTGTTATCCATTATTGGCGTGTGTTCCAAATAATGTGAAGTTCTTCGTCTATTATCGAGGCGTGTGTCCCCAAACTTGCGGGACAAAAGCGGGGAGTGTCAACTCAGGTGTCGGAGGTCTTTGTCCTGATGAGTTGGAGCTAAAACCTTTAGCTGTATCTAGGAACATCACCACCTTGCTACAGGGTGCAGGTGCAGGTAGCTCAGGTTATCCATTTTATGCCCCTTATGAACAACTTGGCACAAGTTCTAGGGCAGAGGATACTTATGGATACACGGAATGGGGTGTATTGAATGGAACAGAGGTTTATTTGGATGACTTAAGGATAAATACAGGGATGGTGGACTTGCCGAGTTTCGTTCCGTTCGTCAGTTCTGTAGGAGTGACCTTGGGGGAGATTTCGGGTGGTGGTGTGCCTGTCAAAGATGATGAAGGTCGGGTGATTTATCCGACTTTAGAAAACGCGAGCTACTTCCCCTCGGCATTTGCTAAGAACTTAAGTGCTTACTACAGAGACTACAAGACTTGCCTGCCAATACTGATGCGTGTGGACTCAGATGCACACACACTTTATCGCAAAAATGAAGTGGTGTTGGTGGTGTTCATTAAGACAACACCTTGGGGCGAAGGTGTTGCGGTGGATATGAGAGAAGACAATACGAACCTCGTGGTGGCTTGTGTGTATCGCACAACACATCTCATGTTGTTGGGAGAATAAGATCATGCCTAAGAAGTCTATCAATCAAAACGATGTGGTCATCACCTCAAACAGAGGAACTGATGAAGCCTCTTGGTTAATTGGTCTTTCCACTAACAATACACTATCCGTTAGTGCTAGTGATGTGTCTAGTTCGGGGGCTTTGGGGGGCTATCTCGGTGGGAATGTCCAAGTTAACTTGGACGATCTTACATCTGCCGCTCTACAGGATCAACCCCCTCGAATAGGATATCCCCCCATCACATACTCCAACAGGAATGGAGTCATCGCTTCACATGACGGAAGACCCGATTGGGGCGGAGCTAAGATTAACGATAACCCACCTTGGAAAACTATCCATAAAAAGTGGGCTGAAGAAAGAGAGTTACCCCACAAGGGTGTGGGAGTTAAGCAAAATGATTCAGTTTATGGGGATTTAGCACGAGAGCAATACAAGTACATAAACGAAGATGGCGTTTATGATGTGGTGGCTTTATCCTATAGAGATGATGGAACGAATAGCTACTATGGAATAACGACACCCACTACTCCCGCACTCCCGCAGTTTTCCTCTGGCTTGAACATCGACATTCGACAAGCTGTACCCCGCCGCGTCTATAATCTCGGACTCAATGATAACACCATTTATCCATTTTTGCATGGTGGAACAGGTATAGCGGAAACTCAATCAGATATTTTCAACTCGGCTACAGGGTTAAGTATTGGTTTTACAGGAGACTTGGCAACAGCGAGCTTGGGCGTAAAGAACTCTTTGGAGCCATCACTTGTTGTAGTCCCCTCCGCTCAAGTTTATGACCCCTTAAAATCTTACGACCTTCTCGATGCTACTTCTACGGATAATGGATTGGATAATGTGGGGTTGGTTGTTTCGGGCATCTTATTCCCTGCGGATAGGGGGACATTAGCTTTAATCCGTTTCCCCTCAGACGAGGACGGAGTAAGTGGTTCTATCCTCACACCCGCTGCCTCCACTCAAGATGTACTAGACCGCGTGGTGGCAGCAATCAACCTTGGTCAAGGTGTTGGTTTAAACGATGGACAACCCGGTGGAGCGTTGTTCAATAATCTAAACAATACGGACTTCCCTAGTCGTTTAACAGGGCAGTACGACCTATATGAACTTCATACAGGTAACTACATTCCCCACTCAACCCGATCAGGGGCTATAGGTGGATTGACAGGGGATAAGACCAAAGGTCAGGTCAGACTTCTTTCTGACCCTATGGCGTTCAACATCAGTTCTTCGACTATCACAGGGGGCTTACCTGTTTTGTTCTCGCCTTATGTGTGGGACACCACATCAGGCACACAGACCTTAAAACAAGACAGAAACTTCCTCAGCTATAGACTACCTTTGTTATCCGATTACTCCCCCACAGGGTTAAAAACTCCCCCTGAGGAAAGAGATAGGTTCTATGTTAAGAACAGACCCAACAAGGAAGAATATGATGTGGATTATTATCCGACCTTCGACACGGCTGGCGGATATTTGACTTTTGGTGAGGTTGATAACTATAGTTATCAGGTTGCTCGTTATCGTCATGTGGTGACTTTGATAGAAGATTACATCGACCACCTGACAAACACCACAGGCGTGGAGGGAGAAAGCAACTTTGGTAGCTTTGCTCTTATCCATTTCAAGACGGAGGCTGCGTTTGAGAGGCTTGTGAGAGATGGTATCGCCCCTTCTGATGAAGAAGTATATAGCAAGAACCTCATCTCTTACTCCGACATTAAAAGCAATATCGGTTACTCTCTCGGCACTTCAGGTAATGATGGCTTATTGGATAGTTCAGAGTCGTATGAGAGAAATGCAGGGTTGTCTATATTTAGACCAAATGTGAGCTTTGAAAGAAGAGCCTTACCCCCTGTAAAAGTATCCATCTCCCATGAGACAAAGACAAGATCATATCATCCAAGTGTAGCTGCCGAGACTACGATAGATAAGCTGAATAGCTACTTCATGTTCGTCTCAGGGGTTATTTATACACACCCGACTACCCATAAAGGCTATACAGGACACGCAGAAACACGAGGCGTGGATGCGGAATTTGTCCTGCCTGAAAGTATCCGTTATAGCAGGATGTCCACAAAGATTGGGGTTTGGCAACAAACCGCAGCTTTCTTTGGTGGGACTTCTTACTCTTACACCTATTGGGATGGGGCTGAAGAAAACTCAAGTAGTCCTTTTGCTACTATCCGTCCTCTTTCACAAGTGCTGTTATCCGAGTACACAGCACAAGATAACTTGTACGCTAATAGCTACGAGTATCTAAACTCAGACCCTTTGGCATCTCAGTTTGAGTTCTATCCAAAACATCAGCAAATGTGGATAACCTTACAGGGGTTTAATGGTGAACTAGACCCAGCGGGTTATGTGTTCACGGAAGTTTTGCCCACGGGAGATGCCCCACATCCCATAACAGATTTGTCTCTTTGGGATAAGAAAGACGGCTTGTGTGTCTTTAGTTCTGTGGGAGGCAGAGCAAGTGTACTTGTCAACAATCCATATCTTCAGCACTCCAACTTGGGGGTAGATCGCGTTGCTGACAGCGTTGAGTACTCAAATATAGCCAAAGTGCTTTACCATAGTTCCCGCAAGGTATCGCTTCTTGAGCTGTATGGACATCGACTATCCCCACAAGGCACCACAAGTTATTATGAGCCCCCCTCGACAACAGGGATCGACACCATCACAAGTGTCACCTACAGGGAAAACCCCGACTTTCCTTCTGGGGCATATATTTGGGGAAGCGATGGTGTGGGCATCGTTTATAACGAGTACAATCAAAACTTCAAATATGTCTATTTGTGGATAGATTGGGCAACTAATCCCACCTACCCATCACCCAAAGCTATGGGTCAATCGTTTGCCATATACCGCTATGACGAAGAAGGATACAAGGTCTACCAAGACTTGGAGTTATTGCCTGTAGGTGGTGATGTAGATAATGGATATGCACTAGAGGCGTGTGCAGGATGGGATTGGGTAAATTCAATGGATGCCGACTTGTCTGTCCCGACAAGTTCAGCTTTCCGTTACCCTGTTGATCGACCCATTTATAGACCACTAGAGAACTCTAGCTCGGGAAGAACAACGGATAAAACTCACGCAGATGGGCGTTTCTTAGCTATTAAAGGTGTGACCTATTACATAGAGGTTTTGCCCTCTATCGACACTAGTGCACATACAAACCCTCTCCTTTGGAATGAAGTAACACAAGTGCTACAGGCGAGAGATGAAACAACCGTCTCAGCAGCGGATGATTTGTGTTTAGGGTTCAGCAATGCTGTATCTACCCCCGCATCTACTTACTACAATCTTTACTACAACTACTCGACTGTGCCGTTGACACAAGTGGAGACACTAATATCTGACCCCGCTCCATCAGATCATCCGAGTGCGATACAGGGGGCGATATTGGCACTTAGGAAGCTGTTTCTAAATGCAGCTACGGGGTCATTTACATATACTGCCACACCTGTAGCCAACCCGCATCCCTACACCACATCCGTAAATGCAGATGGGACGATGAACTACGGATATAGGATAGTGGAGATTGTCCCTTCGGGGAGCAGGCAACTGCCTGAGTATGGAAATCTTACTATGGATACAAGGGGGTTCATTTCGGTGTGTGGAGTGGGCAATCCACCTACGAATGCAGGAGATGATATCCTCGCGGTGTCTGATCCTTCATACGCGAGAAGGGTGCCTTTGAGGTCTTTATTCACCTTGCGTAAAGACACACAAGAGAGGTTCTTAGACGAGTCTTATCGAGTGGAGTCGTTGTTCACCGATATGGAGACTGACTCTTTCAGATATAACTCAAACATGGTTGAGAACCTTAGAGGGCCAGGGCTTGCGTTTCCTACAGAGGGAGAGAATATAGCGGGTTATATCGCTTTCCCCGTGAGAGATGATTACTTTATTACTCCAAATAATCCGCAGAGTGGAATACAGGTTTCCGAATATCAGGTAGCACCCCACGGAAAAGCGGGTTACCTGCGTAACAGTCTTCACCTTAGAAGAATAGACTCCAACTTTAGGGAGGCTCAGGTAATGGGCTTCCCTAACAGCACAAGAAATCTCCTGAGCGGGTCAAAATATGGATGCCCCCCTCGTGGGGTCTTGGTCTATCCATTTAATGACTTTGAAATGGATACTTCTATATTTTTGGGGGAGGATTTGGCGAGCAACACGATGCTCTCTGCAAATAGGGGTTTTCATACGCCCAACTCAGAAGGAGCCAATCCGAACGCGGGGGATGGTTGGATAGACGACTTGGTAGCTGAATACCCTATCTTAAGACACGCACAACCGCAGTACAACAATGTATCTGCGGGAGACATAACAAGTGTAGATGTGAATTATGTTAGGGCATTTGACGCGAACTTTGGAAAAGACCCTCGTTTAACGCCTCAGCATCCCTATTGGAACAAGGATTGGACAGAAGCGACCACAGGTGGTGCCAATATCTATCGTTCATCGACATCTGCACAGAACTATGGGTTGATTGAGCAAAACAAATGGAACCGCGTGAGCCTTGATGATCAGGGAGTTATCCAATTTGCTCCCTTGAAGTTAAGGTTGGTGGGTGTGGATTGGGATATGATCTCTTATGTTGATCCGAACTTCCCTTTACAGCGTAGAGACGGATATGTGCATGAGATAGGTGGAGAGCTATATCTTATGCGTAAGAGAGTAATGAGAGTATTCGTTAAGGTGCCGGGTCTAACCACTTGGCTAGATGCGGGCGTAGTGGATGGGACAGAAGGGGAGAGTTATCTTCATTATGATGCGGATGCGTCTTTGATAGGAGGTCGCGACCCTAATGGATCAACAAATGAGAAGTCTCACCCAACCACAGACGGAGCAGGTTGTTGTGTTAGATATGAGGAAAAATATCTTCCTGAAGAAGGTGTGGTGTGTCTAGATTTAGATTTGAATGTTGGGTTCATACCTGCCTTTAACAATAGGTCTATCACCACACAAGACACCTATTTAGGCATCAGCACATCTATTGATCTAAGATACGACAACACTCTTTCGGATAGTTTGTTTGAGTTAGAACCTGCACAAGATGGATACCTAGTGGAATCTAAGAGAGGGAGCAACAATGAAGCTCCAATCCTAGTAAAGGTTATCCTTTCTGACCCTGAGTATCCAAAATACGAGGTGAATGGAGGTGGAGACTTATTAGGTTTAGGTGGGTTTACGACTTATCCCGTGGGGGATTTGGGTGTTACAATCAAGGATATCAAGCCAGCCCCGAATAAGAGTTATATTGGTCATTCGTACCCTGCGGACGACAGAAGTCCGACATGGACGAGAAGGGGTCTTATGGGGATAGAAGTTTTACGACCTGATGGTTCTAACTATGATTACGATCAAGCCATAGCTAGACCTGACTTTTGTGGTTTGAACCTTCATGAAGATGTGGGTTTGCACTATTGGAAACAATCGGGTGCAGATGTTTATGAATGGTATCAGCCCACACTATCCAATATGACGAATAAGATAATCTATTCTCATGAGGTGGATGCGGCAACGCGGGTGGGGAACTTGAGTTCATTGACCAATAAGGGAGAGGGTTAACCATGCCAGCCATTTTTGAACGCTCTACGGATAAACTTATCCAAGTGATCCCTAATTACCCTGCCTCATTAGAGATGGCGGGTAAGTATGTGGTTGATTATCCCGATTATTTCAGTTTGGACATAGACGAACTGAGCGTCACGCCAGGTGACGAAGCGACAATCAAGGCGGCAATACTATCTGCCAAGGATAGTCTTTATGAGACATCTTTTGCGACCTATGACAACATCCTTACGAACAATCTCATGGGTTTATCCGATATTGCTCCTTCTGCCCCCTTGAGTTTTGATTCAGCAGCGTTATTCCCTTGGGCGGCAACGGGAGAATTTTTAAGCCAAGGCATAAAGACATCCGACACAGCTAATGGATTTGCTGTAATGGGGAGATACCCAAGCGTAAACCACATAGGTGGTGGTGTGGTTACTAATGACGATACGCTAACAGGGGCGAAGTGCGTAATCACTAAAGAAATAGACATCACGGCATACACATCTGATGGATTGGGACGATCAGAGTTTATGGTTTATTTCAGAAGTGCGTTGAAGTCTTATGTGAAAGATATTTCTTACTTAGAGGGGGTAAATAGTTCTCAGCGAGGGGGTTTGTTTTACACACAATCGGACAAGAGTTCACCAAATAGGCTTAGACTATTTATTTCAGCCGACAATGGACTCAGCTATCAGGAAATGGATAGTTTAAGTTCTTTTGTCTTTCCCGTGAGGAAGGACGCGATCAGATTAGCGTTTGTGAACTTCACGAACGCAGATATCCACCTACTCTCTTTCACCTTGATGTTCTGAAAGGGCAGATAACATGGCGAATGACAATTATGGGACAAGTGTAAGTAGAACTCTCAGCACGGACAATACTCGGTTTGCAAATGTTGTTTGGCAAGCGGGTAAGCCCCCTTTGGACAGCGAGTTGAATCTCGTGGGTCAGCTTGCATGGGAGAATCAATCGGATTTGGTTAGGTCTTTAACACACAGCGGGTTCTTACTTGATCCCCGAGATAATCTACAGGATTTCGTCTTTAATCCATTGTGGTCAAACTACTTTGAATTTGGATCAGAAGATCGCATTCCTCCATCAGCACTTGTGAATGGTTGGGTCTTACCCCTCGCAGGTAGTGATACGGATACTGATGTCTTACCACTATCCATTAAGTTACCACCCCCACCTACAACGGGTACACGGACAGACTTTGTGTTCCTAGAGGTTTGGAAAGTGGTTCTCCCCACAGGAGCGGCTAGCATCATTAAGCCCGCTAATGGATACATTTATGATCGTGGAAATGTGGTGAATGGGAAGTCATTAGAAGATGAACTTGTTGACCCTGAAGTTGGCTTTGAAACGACCAAAAGGGTTCAGGTGCAGTATCGACTTCGGGTGGAAGCTGGCGTTGATCTCACTTCTTATGTGGAGGGATTTTATCCAAGCATCCTTGCACAGGGACCAACATCCGCAGCGGCAGGAGGAGCCTTCACTAATGACACTTCGGATAAGGGTTTGTGGAGAGCCACACATGGGGATACGGCAGATGGGTATGTTTATGCCCTGCCCATAGGAGCGGTCTTCAGAAGAAACTCATCCGCATACATCATGAAAGACCCTACAGGGGGAAATCAAAACGGAGCTATCAATAGAAAGCCCTCCGCTTCAAGCGTCAATGATGCAGGGATACTCACACAAGCTACGCTCACCAACAACATCACAGCTTCATTTACAGGAAGCATCAGCATATCCAATCTGACCAACTCAGGGATAGACGATGCCGATTTTATGGATATCTCTCCAAGATTGTTGATCCTTGGCGAGGGTTTAGAGACTGAGGTGGTCTCTATAACTTCGGTAGGTGCAGGTGTCGTAAACCTTTCCGAAAGAGGACGAGCGGGAACACAGCCTAAAAGACACATCGCAGGTACAAAAGTATCCATTTACAATGGGCGACCTGATGGGAAATATGCGGACGAAGTTCATGCACAAGACTTCTTGGATATGAGACACGCTGTGCGTGTGGGGGAATGGGACTATCAGTCTTTGTTGGTAGGTGCAGTATCCGATCTAATCGGGAATAAACTGCGGACAACTCAAAAGCAAAACTCCTTGGGTTCAGACAGCAGGGGTGTGGTTGTAGAAGAAGTAAGCCTTCTTCATCACACAGCCGTCAATAACACACACAAACTCGATGCCCCTAATGGTATCCGTAATGTATGGTCAGATACCGCTGTTCCCCAATATGGAATCACACTTTATTTAGACCCCTCTGTATCTACAGATGCTCGGGGCTTAACTACTGCAACTCTCGACTCAACAGAGGCGGGCTTTTGGGAAATAGGTGCGGATTTACAGCCTAACGCATTTTTGTACCCTGCGGGATTAAATAAGGGTTCCGCTATTTTCCTTTCTCTCGATGCTTCGGTAGGCAATCTTGGATATGGTGTAAAAGGCAGTACTCCTAATAAGAGAGGTGTAAGGCTTTTATCTCCTAAGGAAAATGCCTACGAAAACCGCTTTTACAATACTGCTCCCCCCGTGAAAATCGAACTTCAAGGGGATGAAACCGAATACTATCCTAAGTCAACAGGGCAGTATGAGACACCTTTCATGGTGTTAGGTGATTTACTAAGCTCTATAGACTTCTCTGCGGATACCACGAATAACATAAAAACCCTTTACCTATCCGAGGTGTCTTACTCCTCTGCGAGCGTGACAGCATTGGGAACCTTTGAGAATGAGGTAAAGGTTTACGCCTTTAAGACAGGAACCACATACAACTCGGCATGGGCTAACACATCCATTTACGCTGGGGAAACCACCTATGAGACACTTATCCTTAATGGTGGGGAAGACCTATCAGGAAGGTCTTCTGAACTTTATGCCCTGATTTATGGAGACCCAGCTAATCCCGATAACAATGGATTGTTTAGGGTTATCTCAGCGGGTGTTGTAAATAAGAGCGTCTTTTACGAAAACACCACAGGTACAGAATGGACACCTGCGAACAGGGAACAATGGATTGTTTGTTTGCCTGTCGGGGATAACACTAACCCCACACCCGTAAATAACCCGAGCGTTTCCTTATCTTTTGAGTTAAGAACGGAATACCTTCGGGATACGGATAGTTCTGCTGTGGTGGCGATTACATCGAGTGATCTAGCCACGGCGGATTCGTTCTATTTAAGCCTCTCTGTGCAATACCCCGCAGGATTAGGCGGGACAGCAAATGTGGCTGATGATATTCACTATATTGGGGTACAGCCTTCAGATACGACCACATTCTTGAGAAATGCGGTTTCCGCCCTCGACCCCTCTCCCGGTCAAGTCCCCTCTCTGAACCTAGACGAGATAACCCTTCCGAGTAAAAACCACCTTAGCCTTTGGAATAGACTTGGGAGCAAGGGTTGGGGCAGTAGATCGGATAGTTCTAGTTTAGGATTAAGTTATGGTGGCGTGGTGGTGAACAATGAGACGGATAGAGAGGCGGAGGCGTTTTATGATAGCGGGAGCAAGACAATCTTGCTCCAAGCCTATCAGAAGAAGAATGTCATCCTGCACACGAAACAAGCCGCATCAGCCGTTATCCCCCTTGTTTATTTAGACAGCACACCCACCGATGATGCGGGCATTTTTGAAACCACACATCGTGGTGTATTCGTTTTGCCCCAAACGATCATGCCTAGATTTGGCAGACAAGATATCCCACTACACACCTATTTGGGTTCAGGGGATTCGTTCTTAAATGGATTAAACCACTTATTCACAGATGTGAGCGGAAACTCTGATGCCGTCTTTAATCTAATTGGCGGCAGGGATAACCATGGGACAGCTAATGTTTATCCTATGCTGTTTGATACCGCAGGGACATCTTATGGGACATATGACTCGTCTCTCTCATCGGGTGCGTTTACCTTAACAGCTCGCAAGGTGAGTTTATCCGTACCCACTAGCGATTTCGGTGCGGTCTTGAACGGGATTGAACTCCCTCCGTTTTTGGGCATAGCTCGCGTCTATGGTGTTTACGAAAGAAGTAACTACGATGCCTATCTCGCACAAGCAGGTGGACACGACTCAACAAGGATAAACCCCGTTGTAGCCATTACTAATGGATCGGTCGTGAACCTTCTGAGAACGGATACTTCAGACTTCACAATGTATATCAGACAAGGCGGGGCTGATGTTGATATAGGTCAAACAGGCTGCCATACTTATGTCTTAACTGAACACGCTCTCGACATCACACGCATCCCCACTTGGACAACAGGGAATGGGTTTGACAACTTTGAGTACATCGTAGAGGCAGTTGTTTTCGGATTCGCTCAGAACTTCATCAATCAAAATCGCTTTGTGATGATGAGAAACCACAACGGACTAGGAACTACCTTAAGCGGAACGGATAACATAACAGCAAGGGTTGGGGCTTGCATCCCCTTTGCTTTACCCGTTGGTGCCGAGGTGGGGATAGCTTACAGCCGTACTCCGTATCAGGGAAATGTTTACCACACCCAAACAGGTATTGGATTAAACGATGACGATCAGGTTGTTCCTTATGGGAGACTTGATCGAGATGATGCCTATACCTTCAGCGGGTCTAGACTTCAGGACACCAACACCGTTGAAAATATCAATCTAGCCAATCCAAAAAATCTTCAGGTATTGGCTTCTATGGACTTCTACACAACCCTAGGTACAGGCGGAATCGGAGGCAACTTCTATCCGTCAACCTTACAAGACTCAGGATACTCCTCAGGAAGCAGGATGCCAACAGCGGCAGGTGAACTGCACCCTCAAACGACAAATGGTGTGTTTAACGAAGCCACACAAGGCACCAAAGGTTTCGTTTCCCTGTTCTTATTTACTAACGCCCACCCCCGCTATAATAATGCCACAGCTGGTCTTGTCATAACCCTAACGGATACAAAGCTAGGCGTTACAAATACAGTCGAGTACAACACGCTAGGTGTTACTAATTTATCCGATGCCGTGGGACTTATTCAGAAGCAGTTGGTTTTATTTGAACCCTCTTACAAGACTTATGTAATCACGGGTTTCCCTGAGGCGACTGATACTAAATCTTACATCTGTCTTTTAATCGAGGCTCCCACTACGGATAAAACGCATGAGATAAGCGTGAACTTAACGATTGATGGAAAGACATCTCCGTATGTTGGACAAGATTTCCAACTCTTTGAGGGTGCTAGAGAGAAGCCCTTAACGATGTTGTTTAACTCATATGTGGAAGGACGCTTACCAAGCGTATTGAGAACAAAGACGAAGGCGAGTTTTGTAGAATCCGTAGCAAGGGTGAATAATGCAGGTGAAGGGAACACACCGCTTTCACTTGTCGGCTTAACGAGTCGATTGCCCTTAGGTGTCTTGGTGAGAGACTTTGACTTTCTGTGTGAGGATATCCTAAATGATGGTTCTAGCTATTTGGGATCAAACATAGGTCAAGTAAGTACAAGAGCCTTATCCATTCCTGTAGACGCTTTTGGTCAGCCTTATACGCAGGTGGCGGGGGTGGTAGGTGATACCCTTCAGCTTTGTGATGGGGATAGACTGCAATACACGAAATGGAATGGACTGAGCGGCAGTAAAAACTATCTGATAGCGAGGGGTGGGGGAAGTGTATTTGGTGTGAGTGGGGAATCCGCAGGTGGTCCACTCACCTTCCTCGCATCATCTTTTGGAGAATCTGAAATGCCCGTCTTAAAGGGTTCTGTTTTGGCAGGACGGGCTATGTTGGTTAAGAACTCTGAAGAGGTCAGTCCTGTCTCAGGTGGTCTCGTGTCTAGGGGTGACGAGATACAACTTTTGATAGTCACCTATTGTGTAGACCCCACAGGCGGAGCCCTTAGTCTTGGTGGTGAAGTGTCTCCCTCGGGCTATGGAGAAGGCTACGCGGCGGCTGATAGATTTAGAATAAGAGGATTGCCCTTAATCAAGTCTTATAATGACAGCATCCAAAGTGGAGTTAGACCTGCACCTTATAACCCCTAAAGATTCTCCACCAAAGGCATTATGGACATAACACCTAAAAACAAGGGCTGTAGAATCCCCAATAAGTGTACAGGTTGTGGCAAGACCTTGCCCGATTCTAAGCTAGGATGGGGATTGGTTTGGGGTGACGGCTCAGGCTTTTGTGCTAAGTGTCTGTATCATATTCGTAAGGCTATTGGATACTTTGAGAGAACCAATAGAACTCTTGCACCGAAGAAACGCCTCTCGCTAAAAGAACAACGAGAACAGGCGACACAACGAGAACAGGCGGCACAAAAGGAAACTAACCATGTCGATACAAATGATCAAAATGAATAATCCCATATATGCCGTAGTATCCAATATGTTCAAATCCCCTTTGGGAACCTTCCCAAGTGACAGACTATCCGTTTTGGGGTTTACCCTTGGATATTTCCCAAGGGGAGTTTCATTGAGCAGGGAGGGATTGACCACTCGTCTTGAAGTATCCGAAAAGGATAACACCTTGTATGTGGGCTCTGATGGGAGGACATACAAGGTGTTAGAAGAAGCGATTGTGGGGCTATTTGAACCCCATCTGAAACATGAGATTAATAAGAGGCTTTAATCTTCCTCCGCCAAATCATCAACGCCGATATCCTTCTTCTTTTCCTCGATGGGGGTCTTAGAGGGTGCAGGTAAGAGCTTTATATCAAGCGTAGCACCAAACAACTGCCTCTTCGACAATGAACGAATCGTCTCGGAGTCCCACTCCTCCACATTGTAATACTCCGTATCCTCAAAGTCGAACATATCCGTTTTGGTGAGCGGGAGCTTCAGAGCCTCAACCTTTGAGGGGGCAAACTCCGTGCGGAGGATTTTGTACTCGCCTTCATCATCAGACTTGGCTGACAAGACAATCCCAAATGAAAACTGATCCTTGTTGGCAGTATTTAAGAAAAATGACAATCCGCGTCTCGGCTTCATAAAACCTCTTTAAGGGGTGAGGGTCACACTTTTATTTATAGATTTCGCGGCGATGAACCGCCTCGTTCTACGAAAAAACCTGCCATATCCTTAACGGATATCAGCACAAAGACGAGCTAACAAGATACCTAAAGACTCCCCAACAAGCGGCTCGCCTCCATCCACAGACACCGACCACTCACCTTCTATCCGTTTTAGTTCCACTCGGGAGCCTCCCAACAGATAAAGTAGACAACCAATGGTGGCAGGGTCTTCTAAGCAATAACCTTCGGGTCTCCACTTTTGTGCGTCTATCTTTTCATTAGAAGCCCTCCAAGTTCCATCAAAGTTAAGCTGATGTAGCCTCCATCCATTTCTGTCTTTCATCCCTGCCAAGTGTTTCATCACCACCTCTTAATGTGTGGGGTTGGGTCGATGCCGATTATACGAAGTTTAATAGACTATATATCGAAGTACGCAAGAACCATAAGAATCAAGAACCATAAGAATTATGGAGTCATAGTCTATGCTAGACGACAAGAAGATACTAGACATGAAGCGTGAGTGGCTCACTTACAGCAAGAATGTCCCTGATCGCTTAACGCCTCAAAATAGGTTAGAACTATCCAAATATCTGCACAGATACGCAAAAAACTTGGATATGGGATTACGAGCTTTCCGATACGATTTAGAGGTGGAATCGTATCGGACAGAAAACAAACCCATCAAGCATGAGATAGAGTATGTGATAGAGAAGACTGCGACTGCGTGGTGGGGCTTCTTTTTAGCCATAAACGAGATGGCGGAAACTCTCAGAAAGAGTTCGGATACAGCGGACTCTCCCGAAAAGATTGAGCAGGACAAGGCTGAACTTAAAAGCAAGTATCCAAATACGGATTGGGATGATTACTTTGAAAGAAATCCTCGTAAAACCCAAGCCGAGCTAGACCGCATCAAGTTCGAGCAGATACTCCCCACACTCAAAACGGATAAAGCCCGTGCTGAGAGGAAGTGGCGTGACTTTTGGAATGTGCTTAAGGACTTATCCGATTTCTTGTCGAGGCACGATTTTACAGATGTGGGTGTTGAGACTTCGTTTTCAGAGGAGAGACAGACGGTGCAGGGTGTTCCTGTAGGTTTTGTGGGCGGTTTGTCTTTTGAGGATAAGAAGCTGATCGTGAATGAGCATATCCCGTTCTATGTGGGGAGGGTAAAGGAATACTTCCCTCGGTTGCTCAACTACCAACTCCCTTTTGTGTTTCACGGGTCGGAAACATCTGATTGCGGTACTGCTGCCGCGTGTTATAAGGGTAAACGGATAGAAATAACAGCTTCTGGGTTCAGATTCAACAGAACTAACAAGGAAGCGATGTGTCATATTTTAGCACATGAGATGGGACATCACTATTTTGATATCTTGTCGGGTTCTGCTAAAGACTTTTGGACGAGTGCGATTAAGGGTGACTTTGGAGATTTAGACCTAGAAGAAGTTGGCAAGATTACGGATAAGATCAATCGTGAGAGTGATCTTAAAGAAGCATATCCAATCCTGTATCTACAGGATTATGCTCTTTTTCATAAACGACATAAAGATTATTACTCGCTTGAAAGTGCCGTTAAAGCATATCGAGATGGCAAGATTGGGAGGTTCATTAAGGTTCCTATGAACCCCATCACGGGATACGCGGTTAAGAACCCCGAGGAAGCCTTTTGTGAGGCGTTTGGAATGCTTGTAGCTTATGGAGCAAACGCAGTATTGGGTAAGATAAAATATCTACTCTCGGTTGTCTTATCGGGACACCTTAAGATTTCTTCAAGAACTAAACGGGCATCGGATAAGGCATACAGGAGTTTATGGTTATCCAAAATAGACTCCCTACCACATTCAGGCGATGATCCTTTGCTTATCCAATATCGAGATCAACTTGAAGCTGGATACAGGCTTAGGGGAGAAGCGGAGAGGGTCATAGAAGAACGCTTGGCAATTAGATCGAAACCAAGCGTATTATCTCAGCCTTTGCCTGTTGATGAACTAAGGACATTATGGCTAATAGCCAAGAGGAAGAAAGATATCGAATCTATGGAACGGATAAAAGCGTTAGGTCTTGACGCACGAGATGGAAAGCGACCTAGCCTTTTAGATGTGGTGGATTTTAAAAGGCTTCAGAAGCTACTCAACTCTTAAGTGTTTCTCTTATCCAATTCATATAGGTATCAAGGCTTAGGGTAAAGTTTTTATACAGGGAGGGAGCCAAGTTATCGCTAAACCATGTGGTTTTGTAGTACGCAGATGTGGCGGGCTTAGAGAACAGGATAAGCTGTATACAACCCGTGGTGTCTTTAGGTATCCTGAACCCCGTGAAAGATTTGCCATCCGTGTAGGTGGGGACGAAAACATTATTCATATCGCTACACCACTCCACCTTTATGGTAAAGTCAGAGGAGTGTTCAGCCGCCATAGTGTAGACTATGGTGGTGCTGCTTTTGTTCTTATGCAAGGATACATCATAGAAGCCCATTTCAGTCAACCACACAAGTAGTATCTTGTGGAGCGTATTGGGCGTGATCTGATTATTTTCATCACAAAAGTAATAAAGGTGATCGTAATTTACATCCATCGCCTTTTTCTTCCCATCTACCTTGATCAGGACAGAGGGTAGAAACATCTCGATGTTAGTGGAGTGTCCCCCTGTACTCATATCGACAAGTGACATTGAATATATCATTTAGTTTTCCTTGACCTTGCCCTTGCTGTTAATCGAGAGCGTACACCCCTTATTATCGGTAAAGATGGTCATCCGCCCCTCTTTTTTCCACACAACTCTTAGAGTATCCGTTCCCACATTGAAGGTGACGGAACCCTCCGTATTCGGGTTGATTGACCATGACATAGGGGCAATCTTAGAGGCATCACCAAGTACTAGGGCGGGCTTTGTGGTGATCACCACGACCTCCCCCGCTTTGACGAGGGCGAACCCACCACCCATGATCTTGCCGAATGTTTTGATCTCGTACATAGTATCTCCTATAGGGTCACACCACATCTAATAAGACAGAATGGGGGTTGGGACACAGAAAAGGATAGTATCCCAACCCGAGCTATCTATTATTAATGGGGTGTACCCCCTCTACGAAGAGAGAAGCATAATGAGCAAGTTGGATATACTCAACATCATCATCAAGCTGTTGGTTTTGGATAATGCTCAGGGTTTGGATAAACCCGCAGTTAAGGCACACCTCAATGAGGTAGCCTCGGCTATATACGCGGAGGGGGGAGTGAAGGCGGGTGTGCCTCATGAGAGGCTAATCAGCTTGGCGTATAATGAGAGTAGGTTTGGATACAAGTATGTGGGGACGGGAACCTACCCTAAGACCTCATGGGGGGCGTGTGGTGTGTATCAGCAAGTCCCCGCCTACTCCACCATCCCCACCACCTGCGACAAGTTGGGGAAAAATATCCGTCACGCCACAAAGGTGGCGGTTGGGTATCTGAAGTACATGAGGGCAAGGTGGAAGGTATCCAATACGGATAAGATGGATACCTTAATGTGTCACTACTACAGCGGCAACACTTGTGATGTGGAGGCGAAGGGTTATGCCTCACGGCACAAGAAGATTAGACTCAAGGCGATCAGTCTTGTGGGCAAGAAGAAGGTTGTTGTGGGGAAGAAGAAGGTTCTTGTAGCCTCACGGAAAAAGGGGCTCCCTCCTGCAACTATTTAGTATAATGCCTCGGGGTCGAAGGTGAAAGCTCTAAACAAAGGATAGGTGATGCTAAGTTTTTTGTACTCTACAGTAAACGCGGGAAAGACAGCTCATTTGATAATGAGAGCACACTCTTGTTCCGAAGCTGGCATTAACCACGAGGTTCTTGTCCCTGAAATAGCATCTAAGAGAGATGGCATATCTCGTGTTTCCTCTAGGATAGGGATACAGAGAGGAGCATCGTCTCTTAAAGGCGACACTTGTCCTTATGAGTATATTATCTCTTGTAACGAAAGAGCCTTGAGGGTTTGGGGCAAGCCTAATCCGATTAAGATAGTTTTTGTGGATGAGGCTCAATTCTTAACAAAGGCTCAGGTGGTGGGGCTAACGCGGATAGTGGATGAGCTAGCTGTTCCTGTTTTCGCCTATGGCTTAAGAACGGACTTCAAGGGAGAGTTATTTGAGGGCAGTTCTTATTTACTTGGTTGGGCGGATAAGGTGGAGGAGATATCCATATTTGGTAAGTCAGAATATGGGGGATTGGTGGAGCGAGCGACTTTCAACATGAAAGTCGATTTAGAGGGTAAGCAGGTAGTCAAGGGAGACTCGATTGATCCAGGGTTTGGATACCTTCCTGTATCCCGCAAGAGGTTTGGTTTAACGAAGTTTTAAGCGTCTCTACGCTGTAAAAGAGAAGCGACCTGAGACCTTATCTCTTTGACGCAAAGATTGACCCTCTTCATTTCCCAGCCTAGTTCTTGGGCGATGTGTGCGTGTTTGGTGCCTTCCATCATGGCATCGAACACTTTGAGTAAGTCTCCTTGAAAAGATGACCTTACTTGTTCGATTAAGAAGTCATCTTCTTCGGTGGAGTAATGAGATGCGAGATTTGATGTAGCGGCATCATCTTCAGAACCAACACATTCGCGGTCATTGTGTAGTTTCCGCTTCTTGACAATGTTCATGACAACGCAGTTCATGACCATGACGACATAGGTAGAGAAGGCAGACTTCTTTGGGTCATAGGGACAAGTGCCTTCGTTACGGATAATCAGTCCTTTATAAACCTCTTGGAGGACATCTTCGGGGTCTAATCCGAGACGAGCGACTTGTTTTGCTTGGCGTTTGTAGAACAAGAGTCGGATGTCGGACGACTTTTTATTGATGTCGATTCCGTGGGGTTTCTTTTTGATTGGGTTGAACTTCTTTTTGAAGTCAAAGCTGAGTATCGCATAGACCCCCTGATGCCATTTTTTGTTTGGCTGCACTTGGGTATAGTCAACAAGGCACTCCATATAACTCTCCATAAAGGTGGGTTCAAAGGAGTACCCGTTATTGCCTAATTAACCTAGGGTGTCAAATGAAACTTGCAAAGCAAATACTACTGCTGGCGTGGGTCAAAGAGAAGACACAGATCAACCCTAAACGCCTATCGGATAACCTGACAAGAGATCAGCTTTCCGAGTTGTTGGGGTTATTGGATAAGCTAAAGAGCTTAGGGGGAGTGTTCACGCCGCAGGAAGTGATAGAGGAGTATCTCGAAGATAATGGTGTGGATTTATCAGCCCCGAAAAAGTGTTCATCAGGGCAAAAGATAGATATGGTTCTTTTAACTGCAACACATCCAAAATTGGATAATGGGTGTGTGAGCGTTTTTTTAAGCCATTTATTATTGGCACACGGCTTCAAGAACACCCGTTCAAACAGGAGACTTCTGACTAAACACTTTAAGGAGTTGGGTTATCAGCTATCCAAAAAGGAGCTGATAACTAGTCCACATAGAGAGTTATCAGAGGTAGTGCAACTAAAGGAGGCATATGAACCGAAGTTCCCCTCAGGTCTAGATGTGAGTGAAGCGGAGCCGAAGAAGCGTAATGCTCACATAGTGGATTGGCTTTATGAAGGTCATGAAGTGCAGGTAGGGGGAGAAGCATACACAAGAAAAAATGTGAACGCTCGTTGGGAAGCCTTTATGGTGAGACGGATGCACGAGTTGTATGAGTCAAGCGAGCTACCTTATCTATATAAGCACCGAGTACAACGCGGGGTCTTTGATGATGTCGCTGAAGTACGCATGATCTTCCAACTAGCTATCCGAGATGTGTTTAAGCCGATGAACATAATAGATTGGGTCACTCTCTCAGTCGGGTATGAACTGCCTTTGTTTGATTCGGCGGATAGCCAACATAAAGAAGTCTTGGTGTCCACCTGTACCGACAGCGTATTGGGGATTTTGAACAAGACACTTGTAGACGGAAAACCGCTAGCTATTGACCCCAAAATGGTAAGTGGTTGGTTAAGTCTGTTGGTTATTTCGTATGTCGAGGATGCTCTAAGCCAATTCAAAGGAATGAGATGTCATACCTCCTGATTTTAAGTCTTTCTTTCCAATGTTTATTGGACGGACTGCAACAAGCCTCCCGAGTTAATATCCTGCCGAAGTGGAAGTTTGTTTATTCTCGCCCCGCCGAGTATGGAGACCAACTCAGATTTCTTCAACACGCTTGGGAGGATGCAGAAACCGATCCAAGAATACTAGCACTCGCTTGGATGGAAAGTCGGATAAGACCAACTATCCATAAAGGAGATAATGGTAAAGCCTGTGGGGTGTTTCAAATTCATGCTAGGTATTCGTATCCCGCTTTCACAAGGGGACATTGGAATAATTGGAACCCTGAGGAACACAAAGAAGCTATCCAAAAAGAGTGCGTCAAACTAAAACACCCTAAATACGCAGTCCAAGTCATGAGGAAGTTCCTCCACCTTTTTGACGAAGAAGATTTACACTCCTGCCACCACCAAAGCGGTATCCGTGGCTCTTGTAATGATTGGTATAAACAACGCCTTGATTATTGGATAACATTTTTCCAATATAAACTCGTAACCTGTTCTAATGGAGATATGTCGATGGCTATGATGCGTACAGGAACCCCTACTTCCGCTACACCTATTGAGATGGTTCAGGGATATCTTGATGGGATGCAGGGCAAGTCACCTTCTTCTCAGTCCGATGTCTATAAGACAGGATACGAACTCGCCCTTAAAGTTAAACGCGGGGAAACCGAAGCTCCAGCTTGGGCTATCACCCACCAAAATGGATAACGCTACATGGACGATGGATGGCTTAAACAAGGTTTTGCAAGCCCCCTAGAGACATATCGACCATACCTCCTCTCTAGAGGTGTCAATAGCCAATCCACTATCCATTTCCACTCTTGGAACCCCCATTCAAATGTCCAAGACCCCCGTTTTAAATCTATGTTTGGACAACAAGGGGAACGCATAAAAGAACACCTGATTATTCCGATCTCCTCCCCTAGAGGTCAAATCATCGGACTTGAAGCCCGCTCTCTTTCTGAAGATGGACAAAAGAAAGTCCTTCAGTATCGTACACCACACTCTCAATGGAACCCTTACCTACTCGGCTCTCAAAATGCTTTTAAAGCCCTTTGGGAAGGACACGACCTTTGGATAGTCGAAGGTGTGTTTGATCTGATCGCAGTTGAAAAATGCCTCTCTAATGGAGATGCCGTTTGTTCAACCCTCCGTGCAGGTATGGACGCAAATACTCTCGCATCCATCTCTCAGTTTTATACTCCCATGTCCACCATCTATATCTGTTACGACAATGACGAAACAGGAAGAAAGAAATCTCTTTGGCTTCATAAGGAGATGTCCCGCCTCGGAATCCGTTGTGTAGAATGGAAATACAGAGGAAAAGACCCCGGAGAAGTTTGGAAAGCTGGCGGTCTTCAGGGTCTAAAGAAAATGTTTTATTAATAGATCATCTATCATATGCACCTAATCAAGACACCTAACTAGGAGCATAAACCATGAGAAGAACCGCTAGTGAAATCTTAAGTGACCTTGAAACCCGCATCGCACGCTTAGAGCGTCACGCTTCCAAGTCCCGTTTCGCTGACGATATGTGGGCGGATGACCTTGAGGCGGATGATATGTTCGCTGATGAGATGTTCGCAGGGCGTACTTGGGACGGCAAGGGGAATCAGAAAGACTACAACAACCCACCCGCCCCAAAAAATCAAGCAGATTGTTACTCCGCAGACAATTGGGAAGGACTCGGTAAGCCCGGTCAGGGCGAAACCTGTTATCGTCTCCACAACAACTACGGCGAAGCCAACTCAGGTAAGCCGGGTTCAGCCGCTAGAAAAGAGTACAACAGGAGATACCGTGAGGAGTGGATGGACTCTGCCTCCATCAAGAGACCTGAGGGTAAGAGACCAGGCGGTCGTAGATAGAGTATCCCAAGGGGGTTTCTCCGTTATTAGTTAGGTGTGAGAGATACACACCAACCCCCTCAGGAGATGATCATGCCCAAGCTCTTCATGACCCGCCACAAGCTCCACGGCACCCTCGACCTCACCGTCCACACCGCTCACAGCTACAAGCTCCTCAGCATCCTCCCCCACGCCAAAGTCCTCGTCAAGACCCCGACCACCACGATGCTTACCTTGAAGTACGACTCCTTCAAGGGGAAGGATGGGTCGGAGGAGGTGGTGGGGGTGTTGCGTGGATACTACGAGATTGTGGAGGGGTGACCCCCCCTTGGGGATGTTGAGTGATAAGACTCGGTGACTACATCCTTTATGGGAAACACTTAAAGCTACGCCAAGTCTTGTCTCTGAACACCTTACATGGATATGGGGTGAGTAATGGCGTATGTGTTCCCCTTAAAGATATCTACGCAGTAGTCCCAACCCTTTATCAGCCACAGACCTTGACTAATGTCAACATACTCGTAAACGGATACCTTCCAATATATCGGCATATATTATTGTGCCTACCACCCTCTACAACGGGTGACCTAGTAAAGGTTTATATACCCCATGCAGGGGTATTAGAGGGTGTTGTTTCCCATTGGGAGGGAAGCTCAGTTTTTATATTTGAGCTAGTGTCACACGCCAAAATAGTTCTCGTAGCGTGAATCTAGTGCAGCACAGAAAGGATAAAAGAGATGGGTAATATTGGAGACTTTATGGTTTGGGGGGGAAATCAACTGAGGTTTGCCCGCATCCTCGAAAAACACTCACAGGGCTTGTTTTACGGATACTTGAGTGATAATGGCAAAATAAAGTATATAGCCGATCCTTTCGCTATCCTTCCCACGCACTATGCGGAAATATCCCCAACATCTTCGGATCGTATCATCGTTTGTGGGGATAAAAGTTTCATATACTTGAATTGGGAAGAAGCGAGTGTGAGTTTTTTCGGTAGCGGGGTATTCGAGATTTACTTTGAGGGCAAATTATATTTGGGGGTTGGCACAGCTTGCCCTCATGCCTTTCGAGGCGTAGAGGGGAGGAGGAGTTACTTCTTCTTTACTGAGATCAAAACTAATACTCTTTACGCTTTGCCCTCAAGCAAGACCTGATAATCCGTAAATGATCCTCGCTTAGGTCTTATAAGGGTATCCCAACCCGAACTATCCTATATTAGTGGGGTGTGAGAGATAGACCCCCCTTAACTAAGGAAATTGAGATGAAGTACCACAAGCCTCAGCTTGCCAAGACTGCTGACGAGAAGTTCTTATCCGCCTGTAAGGGTAGCCACCTTGTGGTGGCAGAGATGAAACTCGATGGGCATCGCATCATGATTGCCCATGATCAGGCATGGTCTCGTATAGGTAAGGAGATCAAGTCGGTGGGGCATATTCAAGCTCACTTGCCCGCTGGCTTAATGCTTGACGGGGAGTTGATCCCTCGGGCAGGGGTGGAGGGTTCCGATGTCGTTTCTCATCTCAGAGCGAATGACCCTGAGGCACTTGAGTTTGTTATCTTTGATGTCCTCTATGTAGAGGGACAAAGCGTGATGAACCTGCCTTGGTTGGAGAGGCGTAAGATCATTGAGAACCTACCCTCTTTCACCAACACTCGACTTTCTGTTTTGTATCCTCTGTCTCAGTACACGATTGAGGATTTGATGGCGTTAGCGGCAGATCGAGGGCATGAGGGCATCATGCTCAAAAAGGTTACGGAACCCTACAAGGAGAATAGCCGCTCGGCTTGGGTGAAGCACAAGTTTACGGATACTCATGATGTGGTCATTGTGGACGCTAATGCCAAGCCCTCAGAATGGCGTGTCCGTCCAGGAGAGATGGGTACAGATGGTATCTTGTACCCTCAAGGTCGTCACTCAGACCCTTGGCTTGCAGGTCATGTCGGACTGAGTTATGGATATTATGACCAACAGGGGGTTCTTCGTGTGGTTGGTTCCCTTGGGGAAACGGGAACGCCTGAAGATATGTCCGCCCATGTTGGAAAAGTTGCAGAGGTTAAGGGTTATGGATTGTATCCCACAGGGGCTATTCGACACCCTGTGTTCCTCCGCTGGCGTGACGACAAGCTACCTACCGATTGTGTGTTTAACTTCGCCAACTAACTCTTAGTCGCCGTAAACATCCAACTCACTTAAATTGCCCATGCGAGGTCTGCCCATATAGTTAGGGTTCGCATAATGTAAGGGGTCTCCTGTAATATCCTGAACCACCGCAGTCATCTCCTCCGCTGTCCTAGCCCTTGTATTAAAGGCTTTTTGGAAATTAGCAATGAATTCCTTCTCAGAACAGCGGAATACCATATCTCCGTCTCTGTCGAAGTCGTACTGCAAGAAGGTGGCACCATCGAAGTAGTCGTGATATAATCCTACTATATCACCGTAGTACTTACCCGCCGCTGTCCTCGAAGTGGAACCCGCACGCCTTTCAAGGCGTGCGGGTTCTCATCTCAAGGCTTCTTAAAACTTCACTAGCGGTTCTTCTTATCATTATCAAATCTCCAAGGGGGTAATGGATAGGGGTTAATAGATAACTTGTAGGGGTCTCTAGATGACGGATATGTTAATCCACTCTGCGACCTTTGATGTCTTTCACAGCAGAGGCAATACCGATAGAAACTTCTGTTCTGAAATCAGTAGGCACCCCGCCCGATGGGGTGATAACGCAGTCAATCTCTAGCTTCAAGAGACCACCTGAACGAAATTCACCACTTCCCGAAAACGAATTCCAAGTACCCACCTGAATACTCTTGAACTCAATATCCGCATCGTGATCAAGGTCTACTCTACTCTCCTTCTCAAACTGAGATTGAACTGCCCGCACTACTGCATTATTTACCCCATCCCCAAAGAATTTAAAAGCGTCGAATTTCATTAGGGATTTCTGTACGACAGGTTCTATACCCTCACCCATCTGAACATAGAACATACCATTACTTGCGGTACGACCTTCGAGGCGAGCAACGCGAGCCTGTAGATGACGGATAACATCAGCAGCACTTCTTCTCATGATTGAAACTCCAAGGGATTAATGGATAGGGATTTATCCACTCACGCTTGGAGAGAATATAGATAAACTATAAAAGCCTTAAATCTCTAAAGGAGTGTGACATATGTTCTTTGAGTACGACAAGAAGCCGCTGATGAGCTTAGACGAATGTGAAATAAAGGTGGGAGACAGGGTTCAAATTCCACCTAGCTTGTGGGTCGAGATTAGGGAATCGTTTACGCAGGAGGCTATTACTGCACATTTGGGAAATGTGATCAAAAGATTGCCCTTTCCAATTAGGGAGTACACGCAACAAGAAATACAAGATGACTTGAACGCATTGAGAGCGGAATCCTTGAAATATGAAGTATCTCCTTGGAGCACCCCACGGATAAACACACCAATGAACTTGGTTTATGGTTCTAAGCCTATCTGCCTGATAGGAAACAATAGTGGGCTAAAAGTATCCAATATCCAAACTCAGGCTATCCGTATGGAGTGTGGGTTAAAGAAGCAGGGTGCTCCGATGGAAGAATGGAGGAACGCCCATGCGAAAAAGAGCAACTTCTTTAGATGTCTGTTTGGGATACTTTCAGAGGAAGTGTCAACTAAGGGGATAGAGAACTCGATTTTGTATCGAGCGTTAAAGATGCACACCTATATGGCGAGTCAGTTTAAGCCTAGCGTAGCGAAATCTATTTATGACCTGTTTGGTGCGAAGAGGGTCTTAGATTTCTCAGCAGGTTGGGGGGATAGATTGGTTGGGTTCTTGGCTAGTGGGGCGGAGAGTTATGTAGGGATTGATCCGAATACCAAACTGCATGAGCCATATAGACGGATATCGGATAGTGTAGGTGGAACTAAGGCAACGGAGTTTATTTGTTCTCCAGCTGAAGAAGTGAACTATGGGGGCATTTCGTATGATTTTGTGTTTACAAGCCCGCCATATTTCGACACCGAGAGATACTCGGAAGAACCTACACAAAGTTGGATAAGACACTCCACATTGGATAAATGGTTGAATGGGTTTTTATTTGAGGTATTGGGCAGGGTCTATGGTGGTCTTGAGGATGGAGGCAGGTTAGCTGTGAATATATCGGATAAGAAAGGCGAGGGAAATATCTGCCAACCGATGTTGGAGTTTATGGATAAACTAGGTGCGACTTATGAGGGCGTGATTGGATATAAAATGCACAAGAGGAACGGGATAGGTCTTGAGGGGAATTTCTGCGAGCCTGTTTTTGTTTGGAGCAAGGGGGGAGCCCCTGAGCCGAAATGGATAACCGATAACTTCTTTGGTGTATAGTCTAGGTGGGCAAACTGAAACCTCTTTGATGTGGGGTCAAGAAGGTATCCCAAGGGGGTGTTCTCCGTATATGTGTGGTGTGGCTACCACACATATGGAGAAGCAAAGATGATCATAAAGGGACTTGAAGAAAAGTTTTATGGACTCAATGAGGTTGAGTATTCGCTGAGTAAGCTCGGCTTGACGGAGGCAGGGATTATAGACCTGTGGAATGGGGACTATATTGCCAATCCGTTTGGGGAGGATTGGTCTTCTCTCAGCAGTTACAAGAAGTGTGCGTTTATGGATAAACTTCTTGACATGGGGGAGTGAGATATAGTAGGGGTGTGGCACATAAGTGAGGAAATACCTATGTGTCTACTATATACGCTAATAATTGCCTTTTCTTATGGGATATTCGTAAGGGAGGCGATTAAGCATTATCGTTCTAATGGGTAGATTGTTTATGATGCGTCACCGATGAAAGAAGGTGACGCGAATGAGACGGACATCTGCTAAATTAAGTTTAGTCTTAGAGGGATTAGACACGGGTGTGGTGTCTAATTCAGAGGGTTTAGTCGCTTCGGTGGTGGGTTCTTTTGAAGAACAGCTAAAGAAGTCTCCCATAACCTTTAAGGTGGGGGATTACGAGGTGGTGGTGGAAGCGTTTGATGGGGAGGGCAGGGAATTGGATATCCATCTAAGGTGTAGTTGTAATTATTGGCAGTATCAGGGACCTGAGTATCACGCACAAAAAAATGGATACTTGTTTGGTAAACCTAGGGGAACGGCGAGCAAGCCTGATTCAAAAGACCCTAAGGGGAGCCACAAGGTGTGTAAACACGCCTATGCGGTTTTATCTACCTATTTTGGAGTGTGACGATGCCGACCTATGATTTTCTCTGTAGTTCCTGTGAAAACCGCTTTACCAAATCGCTGAGGATGTCAGAGCGAGATCAGGAGACAAGATGTCCTGATTGTGAAGCTGTGGGTAAGAGAGTTCCTTCGCTACCTCAGTTTATCCTTGTTGGGGATGGTTGGACGGGTAAAAACTTGAAGATAAAGCAACAGATGGCGGAAAAGAACTCGAAGCTAGAGATGAGGCAAAACGAGATGAAGCGTGATGCACCATCAGTCACACTAGCTCCAAATGTGGATGGGGAGAGGGTGGATAGTTGGGCTGATGCTCAAAAGCTGGCGGCATCAAAGGGAAAAAACGCAGACAGCTACAACACACTAGTGCAGAAAGAGAAGGTTAAGTAATGTCTAGAGGGCGTTTACTTCCAAGTTTGAACTATCGCTCTAAGGGGCTGATAGATGTCTCTATCCCCAATCAATCCCTAAGGGGGATGGATGAGGTAAGGGTTTATGGAGCGTCCAATTTGATGGATGCTTTTAACAATCCAATAGAGATACTGCGAACTCGATATGATGTGAACTTCAAAAGTTCATCCATTTTGAGCCAGCGGCTGAGTGTCGAGGAAAGTAGTCGAGATTTGACCCGCATGGTGTTCAATCTGAACGATTTTTCTACTGCCCCTCCGAACCCTAGAATCCCTACGGATGAAGAGGTGTGTTTTATCCGTTTGAGAGGAAAGATGAGGGCGACTCAAGAGCTAACGGATTTCGGCCCCGTTGTTGTGGTTGTGCCTTATGATTTCTTTAGTGTGACAGCACCGATCTTCACCGTTGTAGGTACTGCACCCGACATCAATACAGGTGCAGTACCTGACAATTTGGGTGTTGGAGCGATCAATATCCATTTGCCGTATTTTAGCCAAACCATCAGCGTTCAAAACTTGGATGACACGGATAACCTGTATGTTTCTTGTGCGGCGGGAATGAGTCCAACGATCATACGCCCATTGGATACTTTGAGTCTAACAGGTGGTGCAGTACCTGAGTTCTTTCTAGCGGGAGATGGTGCAACCCCCCAATTTACGATACGGACGAGCCTTGTAAATAGGGGTTAATAATAGTTTCTTTATATTGAGGTGCAGTATTGTAGATACCCCCCCAATAGGAGAGAAACGATGCCGTATATCATCGCGAGGCGTAGTGAAATTCAAAATGGTTCGATTCAGGTAACGGATTTATTTCCCGATCAGAGTCAAGCCAACCTTGTGAACGACCCTGCCCCTCAGGGTCCTTTTTATGTCAGAGTTCCCAATATGGGTAACTCGGGCTTTTTCCGTCCCGTTCTTGCCGAGATTGCAGACGAGTCGATTGTCTTTGCTCGTGAGGCAAGAGGACTAGTTTCCTACATCATTAAAAATGTAGATGCCGTGAATGGTGCAGGAACTCGTACCGTGACTGTCACACAGGCGGAGACGATTGCCAACGCCATCTTAGCTAGAGCCCAAGGTGGCTTGGCTTTGGCAGAGGCGAACATCAACGCTCTTTTAGTCGCCACCTTGGGTGAAGGTGCGGCTATAGACGCGGGGGACAGCACAGCATCAGTCGATGCCATTCTTCAAATCCTAGCTGGAGAACAATATGTGATCGAAGCAGGATATGTGGTTCAGGACGCGGAAGGCGACCATGTGGTGGTTATCGCGGATACTAGCCTTGGTGCCACGATGAGAAGACTTGTTGAGAGAGATACTTCTTGGCAGGTGTCTTTCAATGAAGGAACTCTTGCAGGGCTTGTCGCCGCTAGACCTAATGGCTTCGCAGGTAATACCGCTACCACCCCCCTCGTTGCCGTCTACAATACAGACGGCACCGTCTATAACGGATAAGGAGTCCATCATGCCTTTCGTATGCACACCTAGAGTTACCAACTCTACCGATGGTGGTGTCGCCCTACAGATTACTGATCTCTTCCCTCACAAGACACAATCCAATGCTGTCATCACACCCCGTTTTCAGGGACCTCGTTATCTCTATGCCCACGGCAGAGCGTTAACTCAAACTGTATCTCTAAACGCTGCTTTTGACACTACAGCAGAATTCAAGGGTTTAGCCGCCTATATTCTCGCTACGATTGCGAGGGCTGCGGCGGGTGGTCTAGCTCTCACAGCCGCTCAGGCGAATTTCATCGCTGCCGACATCATCGCCATCATGGAGGGTGGTGGTGCTTTGACGGTCGATGCTATCAACGCTAAGATTGCAGTTCGCACGGGTGGAAATAACGGCATTGGTATTGGCGGTTCTGTTGCTACCGTGCTTCAGATCCTTCAGATTGTGTCGGGTTATAAGGTATTCACCCTCCCCGCAGGAACTTCTGTAGGTGGTGACGGTGGTGTTTATAACTTCATCCCCGCAGGTCTTGATGCGAGGTTTACTGACCCCACGGATGTAGCGAGCCTTTGGACAACTTTTGAGTCGAGCTTTTATGTATCCGCTAGGAGCGGACAGCTAAAGAAGGCTCAGACTAGAAGACTTGCTAACGGCGATCTCGCACCCTTCGTTGTCTGTTATGCAGATGACGGCACACTCATTCAGTAAGGATAAAACCCATGAATAGCCCCGTAATTTGTATCCGTGATTTGTCTATCCCTAATGGGTCACTTATGATCAAGGATATGTGGCCGAACAGGTCTTTGGCAAACCCTGTGGTCGATCCCGCTCCTCAGGGACCTCGTTATCTTCGTCAGCCTGAGAACACCCTTCCTGTGGTGGTTGCAGATGTGGTGACAAGAGAAGTAAGTGGACTTGCCGCTTATCTCTTAGTGACAGTTGACGCAGGTGACGCAGGTGCCAACTTCACCCCTGCTCAGGCTAAGACTGCCGCTGATGATATCATCTCAGAAATGAGGACAGGGGGTGACTTAGATGTTGCCACCGTGGAGGGAATTCTAGCCGGTGTGGTTGAAGGATCGGGTATTGTTGGTACAGGGGACTCGACCGCTACCTTAGGCAACATCTTGGCGATTGTTGGTGGTGCGAAGTTTGTGGTGCCAGCGGGAACTGATGTCGGTGCGGTTTTCCAAACGGAAGCGGCTCAAGAGGCTTTATTTGATACGGGTGCTTATGCCCCCATCGTAAATGAAGATTCGAGCTTTTGGATTTCCTTGGCTCAGGGTAACTTGTTCAAGGCTAAGAACAATCGTGTTAACCCTGTCACAGGTGCTGCATTAGACCCCTTAGTGGTTGTTTATGATGTGGATGGGACTGTGCTGTAAGATGAAAATCGCCTTAATGGATAAGAAGGCAGTAAGTGCTTTCGTGTCGAGACAAACATTTGAGGGAAGAGTCTTGGTTTCCACAGGGACTGAACTTAGAGCCTCTTGGGGCTCTAAGCCTATTATTGCTAAGTGGATTTCGGATAAAATTGTCCGAGAGACTTCTGAGGATAAGGGTGTGAAGAAAGCACTTGAGTTACTATCGGAAGTGTTATCGGACAAATGAGGATTGGATAAGTGAGGGTTTTGGACATAGAGCCTGCGGAGTTGTACAAGACATCCGACTTGTATTTTGCAGCCTTCCTTAAAGCTGCGGGCTTAGACCTGCTCACCTCTGAAGTATTGGATAAGAAGGTGTTGTTTGTCTTTGAGCGGGTGGATTTGATTAAAGATTTGAAAAGGGAATACTTTAATCGAACCGCTCGTGTTCCTGCTCTTACTTTTGTTGATGAGATCAGAAGCCTCAAAGCCCTAACACATATGACAAGAGAAGGCTCTTAAAGGTTTTATCTAATTTTGGTGTGTAAAGCCAAAGGAGAATAAAACCATGACCCCTATCATGATTCATGTGGAAGAGGGCAAATCTGTTCCTTGTCCTATTGCGTGGACAGATGAGCTAGGTCGCCCCTTAGATGTAGAGGGCGTAGAGGCTTCTCTCTACACCTATGTGGGGAATGTAAGAACTATCCTCCAAGAACCTGCCGTGATGGTTCAAACAGATCAACCTCATAGATATGTCTTAAGATTTACAATCCCTGAAGGTTATTTGGGAAAGTACCTTTATGTTGGCTTTAGTGCTACGCTTATTTCGGATAACTCTACGCTCTATGCGGACATGATCCTTTATGTTATTGACCCCTTATCAGATGGGGGAATAACCCCAAGTCCCATCATAAGGGTTTTGTAGTTCTTTTATTTATTTACTCCTCATAACCTCTTTGTCCAACGGAGATAGAAGATGAAAGTAAAAGCTGAACTTGTCCGTATCGCCCAAGAAAACCCCAAACTCCGCTCGATCATCATTCCTGTGGTGAAGAGCAACGATGTCCAAAAGATGATCCATCTTGCCAAAGCTATTTTGGCGGAGGAAGAAGCTAAGGCTGAGGAGCTTAAGGCTGAGGAGCTTAAGGCTGAGGAGCCTAAGGCTGAGGAGCCTAAGGCTGAGGAGCCTAAGGCTAAGGAGCCTAAGGCTGAGAAAAAGGCATCAGAGAATACTCTCCGCAAGCAGATTATCCGTTTAGCTTCAGAGAGACCTGAGCTTAGGGAAGTTCTTATTCCCCTGTTGAAGGCTAATAAGTAATGTCTGTTGTCTTTAGACAAAGACAGGTACTTGGTCCGAATGATTTAAGGATAGAGTTTTATTTGTCCGATGGGACACCTTATGATCCGCACTCCATAACATACGCCTTTTATGGGAACGATCCGATTATGGGCTTGTGGAGGGTAGGCGGTGGGGGTCGCCTTCCCTTTCAGGAAGCGGAGGGTAAGTATTTTGTGGCTGAAACTCTAACCACAGCATTTAGACCTGGGTCTTACTTCATCGAGTGGACGATGAAGAGGACAAGCACATCTCCCTTAGAAATAGCTAAGAAACAAGAGTTTGCATTTGTAGCGGGGTAAGTTTATCCCTTTTTAACCCTTTATTGTGTGTTATCCAATAAAGGAGAATGAAGATGGGAAACTTTTGGATAAGGGACAGCGGTGTGAATACCCTGAAAGGGGTAGAGGGGGATGTGGATAATCCTCCCGTGTTGCCTGCGATGTTGATCGTTACGATGCTGAACGAGAACCAACAGGCAAGGGATGATTTTGAGTTCTTGTTTCCAACTATGAGTTCTTTGGAACAAGAGCGTCTTACGGAGTTATTTTCCTATTCAAGACCTCCTTTGGAATACCCGCAGGTATCTGAGGATAAGTTCCAACGCAGGGCAAATGACTTGGTGGTGCGTAGGTTGGATACGCTGCCAAAAAGTATCAACACATCGGATAACAAGTACTCGGGTCCTGTGATCCGATTGACCCTTCCACCAAGGAGATAAGTCATGGGTACAGACCAAGAAGATGATGGATTTGATATAGAGGACTTGAATAAACTCCCCTTAAAAAGCAAAAAGTTTCTCGCGTATTTAATATCCGAGGTCACTTGGAAACTTGTGCTTTTCGTAATCTTATTTCTTTATCGGGATAAGATAGATTACTATGCTTTCTTTATCTTATTGGCAATAGTCATCACCAATGGATTTCTTCAAATTGGATACATATTGGGTGAGGTTGCCTTAGACAAATATTCTAGGGTAGCTAAAACAGCGTTATCCAATAAGCGTGTGGGGGGCAGGAAACCAAGGCAAAAGATAGAAGTGGATAAACAGACAAAGATTCTGATAGATGAGGATGACCTATGAGTGCTTCATCTCAGTACGCAACGAGCACGCTAAAAGTTTTTAAAGCCTTGGCTGTGTCTTTAAAGCACTACAAGGCACCGATGCCATCAGGTGACGAAGATGAACAAAGACTCCACATCAAGTCCATATTGGATAAGATAAAAGAGCTACCTAATGTGCTGAGGTTTTTGGATAATAACATAGGTAAGAGTGTAAATGTGAAGCCTGTGAAGTCTGGCAGGGCAGGTGCTGTAAGGCTTTTGGCTCAGTATTTAGGAGGGAAATACTCAATGGGGGAGATGTCTGAAAAGGCTAGGGGGTTCTTTCAGAGGAACTACGAAGCGAGGTCATTATATAGGGGACAAAAACCCCTCCTAGTGGCAATTCCTGAAGAGATAAGAACCTACTTGCCTCCCAAAATCGTGGTTAAATTGGATAACGCGGGGTACATCAAAGAGATAACGGATATGTACGATAATGTGTCTTATGGGTTGTTGGAGAAGATTACAGCTCAACAACAACTGCTGAGAGAGTACAAATCCATAGAGAAAAAGATAAAGGTCGGGTTAACATCTAAAGATGAAACCGCTCGATACTTATCAACCATCATGGGGATCATCATGGAAACAGGCATCCGTCCTGGGAATAGGTCTAATGGAATAAAAGAGATTTTGGATAAAGGTGAGGTGAAGAAGGAAACCTTTGGAGCTATCACTTTAAAGAGGCAGCACATAAAGGTGAAAGAAGGCGAGATACAGCTACAGTTCCCCGGTAAGAAAGGTACGCTCAACAACGCCGTCTTATTGGATAAAAAGGTTATCCGTGCCGTCTCTGATATAGCCGAGGGATTAGAACCTGATGATTACCTTTTCGGTGATTTAGACTATGATGACTTATCCGCATACTTCAATAAAAACTTCAAAGGACTACGGATAACTGATTTTAGGAAACTAAGGGCAACCAAAGAGGTATTTGAAGGGCTTAAAGCGGAACAAACAGAGCTATTTAAAAGGATTAAGTCTTTTGTAGATTTGGAGGTTAAAGAGCAAGAGGCGAGGGTAATTAAAGAGATTGTGCGTGCTCTTAAAAAGGTTCACACGCAGGCTCAGGTGGCACTTAGCCATGAGTCCTCGAAGACGACTGAGAAGTCTTACATCAATCCGCAGGTTTTATTAGCGTTCCTCTCTAGGGGTGGGCTTTTACCCACTCTAGAAGAGTGCGTACTATCAGGTAAAACCAAACTTGAGTTCAATCCCCTTGCATTTATCCAAAACGCGAATAAAATAGCCACCCTAAGGTATCCTATTACGACTAAGTGTGCGGGATTGGATAGATGCTTATCCGATATTCTGTTCGACTTGGTAGACAGCATCTAAGGAGTTGAGATGATCCACCACAGCCCTAATCTGAAGTATTTTGTGATTGCAGTCATTTATTTTGCCGTGCGGATAGTGGCAGATTCCCTGCCTGCGGTGGGGAATACAAAGATTCACTTTGAATACTTTGAGGAAGTCCCCTATTACCAACCTGTATGTAACGACAAGGACAAGGATATAGATATGTCCTTTGACGAGGATTATGGTTGCTGATATGGATAAAAACCCATTTGGAGGTGGTAACGCCGTATCTCTTTACATCCCGATTACGGACATAGAGCAAGAGTTCTTATCTCGGTTGGTAGAGAGTAAAGAAGTTCAGCTTATTGTTCATGATTGGGGATTTGTAGAGTCGCCTCGATTAACTTTTGGGGATAAGAACCTTCATGTGCATTTCAAGTTGCAGTTCGACAGACCCGATCCGCCTATGGCTGTTAGGGCATTTGATTTAGAACTGAGGACTCGAAGCGGAATTTGTCTCTTCCGTCAAAAGATGAGCACAGAGTACGCGGGAGAACCTTTGTTGGTCGGAGCTGGACTTGAGTTTGATATGGTGTGGGACATCGCCATTCGATTTATTGATCCTAAGTTAATCAAAGCCCTTATGCCGCAGACATTAGGTATCACTTCTAGGTTAGAAGATACAGCTACACATGAAATGACAATCTTGGGAAATATGAACCTTTCCCAAGACCTTATCCGTAAAGCACACGATTTACGGACTAAAGAGTTACTGCTTCCTAGTTTGGTGGCTAGAGCAAAGCAAGAAGCCCGGGTGAAGGCACAGCGTAAGGTTTGATAATCCATTTATCACTTCAGCTTATGTGGGAGGTGATATATGGATATAAACGAACGCCTGAAGATGCTTCATATGAGAATAGCTGCACTTGAGGCTAATGCCCCAAGTGCAGAGAGCCATTTCTTTGATAACCCTCAACACAAGGGAGTGAGGGAGTTCGGAGAGTCTGAAGCTATTTCAAATAGCCCTGAAACAGCGACCAAAGCGGTCAAGAACTCGGACGCTCCCGACCGAGGTGTGGCGAAAGCTAAAAAAGAGAGTCTGCTTGCTCCACCTCCACCCGAGGAAGTTCTCGAAATTCAACCTGGAGCAAATCAGTTTTCGACACTCAGTCAGCTTTTAGTCGAAACAAAAGAACCCATAAAGGGGGTTCCCCAAGGTTATGAGGATATGCCCAAGGCAACGCCAATCAAACCAACAAGCGAGAAAACCCACAAAGAAGAGAAACAAGAAGCAGTCCAAAAGATGATGAGGAGACTAGGCTATGGCCTCCGTTAATCTTAACAAAACATCGGACGATATAGACGCACACTTTGTGGGGGATAAGTTCCCCGTCGTAGCTGGTCCTATCCTTAGAGCCACTAAGTGGAAGGCAGGGCTGTTTGTCCGTTATGTAGAAGATGAGATAGAAACAAACAACTTTACGGTGGAACAATCTAATGGCAGGGAAGTTGTTGGATTTCTCTTGTTTGGGAGCGAAGATTACGCTGATGCAAGACAATCCAATTTCCGTAACTTTACATCTTATCAAAACACATCTGCACTTGCCTCTTCTAGCGGCTCGGCTACACTAACCATGATCAGCGGAGGAGCTAGATACCTGTTCAAAAACTTTGAAACTATTGCCCTTGATGCAGGAGGGGTTCGTCAAGGTGGGGCTATCACATACAACCTTAATGAACCCCTTAAAATATCCGAAAACGGACTTCTTTGTAATGACCCTGATGATCGTCTATCTCTTGCGATAGGTGGCGATCCGATTGTGGTAGGCTTCTGCTCCAAGAAGCCAGGTATAGATGGCAAGTTGGGTATTGACCTTAAGTTCTAGCCTTAAGTCTATTACGGATAGTTCGATCACAAACACCAAACCATGATCCTATCCGTCTGTAGTCCCAACCCAATGATCTCAATCTATCGACCTCGCTCAAGTCGATGGGGGTCATCTTTCTGTTCTTGCTGTGTCCTTGTTTGCGTAACTTACAACCCGCTTCTATTAGCCTATTACGGATAGTGTTCGAGGAAACTCCATAACGCTTCGCTAGGATACTAAAGCTGTCTCCCTGCTCATAAGCCTCTACAATCTGTGCGACAGGCAACGAAATCACAGCTTCCCCTCCAACCAACTCAGGTCAAGTATCCATTTCTTACCTGATCTTTCGCTCCATACCTTAAAGACATTTTGTACTAGCTTTTCCATATCTTCCACGGATAGTCCGTTTACAATGGCTAGGTGGGTCATGACGGAGACAACATCTACCTTAAGGGCGAGCGTTCTACCTAAGTGTTTTGCCTTGTGGCAGAGCGGACACAAGGCAATAAGTCCCTCTAGCTTTTGGATATTCTTTTGGTCGTCATAAGACCAAATCTCATGACACTCGACAGGGTGTGTTGATCCTTTGCCGCCACACACCTCACAAACATAACCTGCCTTCTTGTAACACTCTTTCCGCAGTTTATCCCAACTTGATTTGGATAGATTGGCTTCATCTCTTAGGTTGTTCCCCCAACTTGATTTGGGGACAAGTTCTATATTCAGCTTCATGGGATTAAGACTCCTCCTTCAGGGCGGTAGTATCTTACTTATAACTATCCAATTTACGGAGCAAAGATTGAACCTACTAAGGCACACCAAGTTTAGGCTCAAGGCTGATATGGAGTTTATCACCACGGCTGAGATGGGCGATCTTCATGTGATTCTTCTACAGGATGAAACCGATCACCTTAGCGTGAAGTCACAGGACTTACTTACACGCAAAGAAATGGATTTATCTGTGTCGCATCTTAAGGAGAAGTTTATTTACACAGGTTGCCCTGCTAACCTGCGTTACCTGATGGACTTTATCCGTCATGAGGGGCAGGAACCCTGCTCTCAATCGGATAAGTTCGCATTAGCGACTCAGTTAGAGTCGCTGTGGGTCAAGTAAGAGAGTATCCCTTACTGAGGTAAAGGACAACCAAGTCCTCAATATCATCCTCCTTGATTGGCTTGATGGTGATTTTCCCCTTGCTCAAGTCGCCAATCATCATGTCTATGTGACCATCCTCCATCGACATAAATGACACCCATTGCCCACCCTTCTTTAACCGAATATCCATCTTAGTACTCCTTGTGAGTGACACGCTACTAATAATGGATAAACCGATATGGGATACGAACATGACGGAAAAAAAGACGAAGAGAGAAGAAAAGAAGCTGAAGTACCTAGCCAAGTTAGAACAGCTAAGGGAAAAGGAAAGATTGTTATTGGAGTATCTAGCTTGGCTAGAGAGGAATAACCCACCAATCATCAAAGGCACCGATGTCGATTAGTTCATAGATGTCATCGGGGATATAAGAGACGCAATCATGGGAGAACCATTCTCCGCTGAGACGGAAATCTTTTAGATGTTCATGTAGGTAGCGTTCTCTCCACGCCCAACCCTGAAAGAAGGCTATGAGACGCAGTTCTTCGCCATTCCCTGTTTGTAGTTCTCGTATGCGTTTATGTGGGTCTTTAGCCCGACCTATTTTGATGTGTCCCGTCTTATGAGATTGGATAAAATAAAGGTAGTCAGAGCCTTTTTTTTGAATTTGTCTTTGTAGGTGCAGGGATTTTAGGATATTTGAGTCCATGCTTCAGAGGTCTTCCATGAGGTCTTCGAGGGGGTCTTTTTCTTTCTTAGAGGATTTGGGATTGGGCTTTTGATTATTTTTAGGTTTAGGGGAAGATTGAAACTGAAGGGGCATATCGAGGATACGCCCATAAGGCCAGGCGACCTGAGCTTCAAACTCTTCAAATGGAGCTTGATCACGAGACTTCAGACATTGGTATTTGATGCAGGACTTTTCCTTCATATCATCACCGAACCAATTGGAGATGACCACATCTGCGGAGCGTTCGGCTTCGTTTGCATAGCTAAGGTGTGTGAGGTTGTAAGAACCACCATTCTTCTCTGCGGCTTTATAACCTTCACGGCTAATCTGAAACAGACAAAGGATAGGGACACCTTCTCCTTTGTTGAAACCCAAAGCGGTCTTCTTCAGATCACGGATAACTTCATTCAATCTATCCGTAGTACTCGACACCCATTTACGAGGAGAGAGCAAAAGGGCATGGTCAACCACGATCATTTTAACAGGTTCGCTTTGTGCCAAAATCTCTGCTTTTGTGCGGAGGTTTTCCACCGTGAAATCGAGCGTGTTGGGATCAGCTACCTCAAAACGGATACTGCCGTAAATACCCTCTTTAACACCCTGATCAAGGTCTTGCGTAACATCACGCAAAAACGCTTCTTCATCAGGGGTCAATAAGCCCGTCTTGATGCGTTGAGGGTCTATTCCTACATCAGGGTTCTGCGTCTGTTGGATACCTAGAGCCATGCGTTTTGCTCTAAATTTGGGGTGCATGGAGTGGTAGATGTACAACATTCTACGACATTGATTGTAGTGCATCTCAAGCGAAAAATATATCGTGTTTGTTCCACCATATACGGCTTGGTTATAAACCCAATTCATAGCTGATGTGGACTTCATGTGTCCTGTAAACGCGGCTAGTATATACAATTCCTTCTTTCTAAACCCACCCAATGCAGAGTCAATAATGGATAGTCCTGTAATGGGTAGTTTTTCGACCTTTACATCTTTGGCTCTCTGATATTCCTCCCAAAAGTCAGCACTATCTGATAGAGCTTCCCCACCGAGACTTCCACCAAAAGTCGGCGTATTAATTTTCCCTATCTCAGATACAAGGAAGTTGCTTGCATCTCTAGCCCCTTTCAGGAGCCTTTTCTTCTTCCCCCCATCTTCTTTCACCTCTAGCCCCGACTTGGCGATGGTTTTAGCTTCTGCCATAGCTGTAGCTAGTTGTACTTGTCGAGCCTCCTCCACCTTACGCTCCACCTCCAACATAAAGTCCCCTCTATACAAAGGGGCGGAAGTGGCTAACTGCGTGACCTTATCTACTTCATCAAAGCCTTGATTGGCATTGAAGTGATCAATAAGTGTCTCTTGTGTGGGCAGATGCCCATGTATCCGTACAAAGGTTTGGATAAAATCATAAATATTGGTCTCGGCAGGGTCGGGGAAAACATAAATGCTTCCCCTGAGAGAACAATAGCTCTGAAACATCAGATTAGTGTCGTCCCCAACTCTTGGGTCGGGAAGGATACTTCTTAAGATTTTACTCACGATAACCGCACTCTCTTATGTGTCGCCTCAGGTAAAGCATAAGTGCTAGCCGAGGGCTCATTGGATAACCCCTGTACCCTTGTGGTTGGGGTTATCTGCTCATTGATGCTTAAACGAATCCGTTCCCATCCACTTATAGTATCCTCCACAGCACGGCTCCATGAGAGATGTCCCTCTTGAAGGGGCTTCGTGGGCTCTTCTACTATCCAAGTCGGCTTGTGTAAATGATTACGCAACTCAATTGTCTCGACTAACACCTCTGACATTGCAGAGTTCCTTGCCCTTTTCACACCCAAACGGATAATAAGTAAATGCGGACTCTCAGCTAAGTCCTCAAGGGAAGAAACCATCAAGTCCCTTTTGTAATCGGGATCGGCTATCTCTGAAGAGTTTAAATTCGCTAACCAAGCTGACATAAGCGTAGCATCATTTACTACCTTCACAAACGCTTGTGGTTTACGCCAATCAGCAAGCGATGACCTAAGTGATACCTGCAACGCGGGTATCTCGGCATTGATCAACAAACACTCATCTATCTTGCCGCACAACATAGATTTCTTTTTGATCGGAACCTTGGATAAGTTCGTCCACGCCTTTTCCGCTTGTTGATCTAATGCCCTATTGAACACACACTCGCATTGGATAGCCCTTGGTATCCCATAAGCCCCCTCTTCGGTTTGTGTGTATCCAAAACCATTACACTTCTTACAAGTCGTCATCTACGCCTCCTTTTGTGCGTGTCCCTTCGCTTCATTATAGACCTACACCCCACCTGCTCTATCATTTATCGCTCCCTACCAAAAGATCATTATTTTTCTTCTTGCCGAATAGATACCCCCCATACCTTTTGCGATAGTTTATTTATATCCCCTCCAAGTCATCAATGGATAACCCTTATGGAGACCAGGATCATGATAAGAAGAACCAAGATGTTTAGAACCGCATCCTCATCAGATTTTACTGCTATTGGCTATGGGTCAGACGCTCGGTCTGTATTCCGTGAACTTGTACAAGATGCTCAAGATGACTATGGTAGCGGCGGAAATACGGGAACTATTGCTGAAAAGGATAGCTATAAGATAGTTGCGGAGCCTATGACTCAAGCCCAAGCATATAAATACGCAGATCAACATATAAGTGAATATGACAAGTATGGTCCCGCAGGTTGTATTCCCATAGTTGAATCAAAGGTTGTTGCACAGAAAGAATTTGAGGTTAAAGTTAAAGCAAAGACTAGAGAGGAGGCAATGAATATTGTTTCAGAACAGCTCAAAACGGGGCAAAAGCGAGCTGGCACCACAATAGAAGTTAATTTTACTAATGTTACTATGACAACACCCGCAAGCAAAGGAACAGTTGATGGGTCGCCATCAACTGTTGGCACCAAATACATGATTGAGGGGTGGGAGGCACATCCAAGGAAGTTTTCGACAAAGCGAGAAGCTATTGAACATTATATGGCGTTTGCGGGAAGCCCAAGTTGGGATAATAGACCTTGTACCTTAGTGAAGGTGGAATCGCTAACTGTATTATCTTATGTGCCTTCGGCTAAACTCCCTACTTTTACTTTAAAAGGAAAAAGGGTTCAAGTCATCTTAGATACAAAAATTAAGGGGTTTTTGTTCTTTGGTTGGGCAGCAGATTAAGTGCTGTTTATGCAGCACCAAAAGATCATTATTTTTCTTCTTGCCGAATAGATACCCCCCATACCTTTTGCGATTGTTTATTTATATCCCCTCCAAGTCATCAATGGATAACCCCTATCCATTAATCCTTTGGAGATTTGATCATGATCAGAAGAACTGCAAGTGAAGTTCTAAGAAGCCTTGAGGCTCGCGTTGCTCGCCTCGAAGGTCGTACTGCCAGCCGCAGAACTGCTTTCGGTAAGAGTGTCTATAAAGGCAAATACGGGGCGATGCTTTATATCACTCAGGTTTCAAAACTTATGGCGGAGCAATGGAATATCTTACACCCTGAGGACTTCGTAAGCGGTCGTCAGATTGAAAGCCTTTTTTCAAAGTATATTGACAGCCGTGTCAAAGTTCAGTTGTTTGACATCGCTATTCTTGAAGGAAGGTATACAGCCACAGGTGATGCTGGGCTTGAAGTTACATTTGAGCCGGATTTATATGATATGCCTCAATTGCCAGGGAGGCAGAAATTTACACTAAGTTATGAGATGGATAGAGGGGATATTATGGGCAGCCTAGAAATTCGACCCGCTTAGAGACATATACCCGAGATGTTTGGCGGTCGTTAATGCACCGATCACTTGACGCGGATAAAGTCCTTAGCATCCTCTAGAAGCCCATCGAAGATATCGGATAGCTCGGACTGACCGAACTCAACTACGGCATCTTCCTCGCCATCTTCTTTCAGACGCTTTCCAAGTACGGCTTCAATGAGTCCCATCTTAGCCTTGAGGGTTTTCATAACACGCTCATCTATGGTCTTAGGAGCACATAGGTGATAGCTATAAACCTTATCATGTATAGACCCAATACGAATCATGCGTCCGACAATCTGTAGGTAGTCGCCAGCAGACCAAGGCGTATCGTAAAAGATGACGGCTTTGGCGAGCTGTAGGTTCACACCTTCCGCCGCCGCCATCGTGATCAAACAGATGGTGACATCAGACTTGGGGTCTTGAAACTTCTGTTGAGAGATGAGTCGTTGTTCTCCCGACTCCTCACCTGTGATGCGGCAGGTTTTAATGCCTTTGGATTCTAGTTCTCCCTCAAGGATATCTATCATGCCTCTAAAGCGAGAGAAGATGATAACCTTCTCACCCTCCAACTCAGTATCCAATAGATCATGTAGGGTTTCAAGTTTCCCTGAGTCGCCTTCTACATCGACAAGGGCGGGGTGATTTACGATTTGTTGACATATCGTCACGGATGTGAGCTTTGACACTTCCCTTTCAGAAAGTTCACCTGTGGTCTTATCCAAATACTCCAACAATCCATTAAGGGCTTCCTTGTATTTATCCTTTTGGATATTGGATAGATCACATTCAACGATTTTGGTGGTGAGTGGGGGTAGTTCTTTTGCGACTTCGTGTTTGGGTCTGCCGATAAAATAAGGGTCGATGTGTTCCCGAAAAGACTCAATATCTTTCTTGCGATGTCCGACAACGATTTGGATACGCCTTCGGGAGCCAGGGATAGATTGTTCCCTAGTGACGCAGTAATCACGCATGAACTGCGTTTTGGTAGTAAAGAGATCAGGTACGGTGACCTTGTAAATAGCCCATGCTTCCATGAGTCTATTTTTGATGATAGTCGCGGATAAAGACCACACACGCTCTGCGGCACCTGCGATGTGTTTACACACTTGATGAACTTGAGCGGTGTCGTTTTTAAAGGCTGTGGCTTCATCGAAGATGACGACATGACCGACCATGGGTTGTAGCCGTTCAAAGTCTTGAACGGCAGTACGGTAGCCCATAATCAACACCTTAGGTCCTGTTGCTGAGAGATAGGCATCATAAACCTTCTCACGCTTGGCTTTGGTGCCTAAGACTTTAAAGACTTGAACCCCTGTGGTGAAGCGGTCGAACTCCGACTCCCATTGACCAACGGCACTCTTGGTGGTGCAAATGATGGCAGGAATATCAGGGCGTTTATCCCAAAGATAAGAAAGGGCTGCGATAGACTGAAGCGTCTTGCCAAGACCCGTGTCATCTCCAAGTACAAACCTTGGCATCGCCAACAAGTGCAAGATGCCCTGCACCTGATATTGACGAAGAGTCAACTCTTGACCCGTTGGGAGATGCGTTCTGAGAATCTTGGAAACGGGCGGCTTCAGATTATCCTTTGTTCTTATCTCACGCAGTTTTTCTATTGTGGCGAGTAGCTTCTTGTCCTGCATCTTGTTTCTTCTCCATAGGTGTCTCTCTCCCCTCTACCTATAGATATCCATTAAGGGAAAAGCACCCGCAGGAGGCTGATGTACTCGTAAGAGTGTTTGATGTTCATCTTAAGTTGTGCCATCTGTATACGGATAACCGACATCTCTACACTACCCGCCGCTATCCATAACCTTGCGTATGCCTTGCTTGCCCACTCCGTAAATATCCACCTACAAATATTGGATAACAGCTTTAACGCTGCTCGTTCTTCTTGTGGTGTGATGTTTTGAACTTTTCCGGGCTTGAAGTATTCAGAAGCTATTTGCCCTAGATAACGGGTTTCTTGTGAATACCTACTCATGTAAGAAGGGAGCTTGCCGCTTATCCAATAGCGATAAGCGATTGTAATCTCACGCTCACTCGCCCCTGACTTCTTGGACATATCCAAAACACCCTGAAAAGCGAGCGGAACTAGAGCCTTAAAGGACTCGACCACTCTTAGAGTTCTCTTTTGGATGATGTCCATCAGCTTATCCCTCAAGGAGCTTGGTTGCTAGAACTGATTTTAATCGAGTTATAAGTGTCGAAAAGTAATCCCTTGTATCCCTAGGTAAATCCAATAAGCCTTCTCCAACCTTTTTGAAATCTTGTTTAGACAACGCATATGCCAAATCTTCGTGTCCAAGGTCTTTAAACTCCTTAACCAAAGGATCAAATACCTGTTTGAACACCTTATCCATTTTGGCATCCGCTATCCGAGATAAGGAAGCCTTTTTGTTTCTCCCTGCGAAGTACTCATCAGGGTCTTTTTTACAGGAGGGGGAGTTAGGCTCTTTGTACTTGCAGTAGATTGACCACGCCACCGGCCAAGCCTTTTCAGGAGGGTAATCCTTTTCCTCCTCAAAATACTTCACCTTATCTTCAACATACTTGGGAAGCCCCTCGGCATTTTTGGTGGGCATAGTGTGGGTTGAATAACCTCCCCACGACTTCTCGCTAGAGTTAAATGCTTTACGACTCATTCCACACCTCTTTACTAGATCGTTTATATTATTGGATAAATAAACGGATTATTGAAACCCCCCCGAGATATGGAGGACACCATGGCTAATAATGACCTAAATCCCGTTGCGGGAGGACCTCAGGGTTCTTCACCCCTTTACAGATACGGCACAACTCCCAACACTCGTACTGCGGTCTCTCAAAAAGTCCGCATGATGACACCCGCTTATGGGGGTCGGGGACTCCTCTATCAAATCGGGGTCTGTTCAGAAATAAGTGTTGGAGACACAAGCCGTGGCACCGATATGGTTAGGGGTGTTGGTTTTGGTGACAAGATTGCCGAGCGTGTACCTCAGGTTTCAGAAATAGGTTCTCTGAGCTTTACCCGTGCTCTTCTTTATTTATCCAATGGGCATCAGGCGTTTGGTTACGCGGGTGGTGTCGATGGTGCGGTAAGAAGTCTTCAGCACCATCGTTGGCCCTTCGATACGGAGCATCAGCTTGTGTTATCGCACTTGGCTAATGCGGAACTTGGATCGGATAGAGACTCCGTATCAGGTCTTAAGGAAATCGACTTTAGCGGGCAAAATGTAACAGGTGCAGCGGAAGCATACACCAATCAGAAGCTGAAGGCTATTTTGTCTTATTACGAAGGTTGTTGGATAACATCCATGGGCGGCATCACAGCGGCGGCTGATGGTGGACAGATCACTCAGTCTATTGCGGCTGACTTTACAGACCTACATGACTTGTTCAGCACCTATGGCGAGTTCTTACCGACAGGTAACGATCCCACGATTGGTCAAAATGGTTCTATCCTTTATGCAGGTAGAAGTTCTGCTCAAGCGAATGTCACGACAGGGTTTACCCTTGGCGACTTCAACTTCTCTGCTCTGACGGGGGCGATTACGGAACTCGCCAACCCTCCTAATCCTGAATAAAATGTGAGGTGGGGGGTATAAGGTTGCCGAACCTGAACTACGGATAACATGAGAGACAAATACCTATGTTGAATCTAAGCCAGCTCAATAAGCTATTGGAGCCGCTATCCAATATTGGCAAGGGGGAAAAGATTGTGGATGTTGCGGGTGTTCCTGTGACATTGCGTAATCTGACACCCCTTGAAGAAGCGGAAGTGCAAAAGTCCCTTCCCACAATAGAAGGCGATGGGGCGACTCCACTAGAGTTTGTGGATACTTTTAGACGAGAGACCTTGGCAAGGTCGATTGTTCAAGTGGGGGGATTGGATTTGAGAAACTTGGATTATGTGGAGACGGGGGAGGTGTTAGGAAATGGAAAGCCTGTAAAGGTATCCAAAACGGAGGCAATGGTGAAGATGATTTCTTCATGGAGCCGACCTGTATTTACAAAGCTGTTTGAGCAGTATGGGGTTTTGATAGAGGAAGTGGAAAATAAATTGGATAAGAGTTTGGCGATAACCCCTACGGATATGGAAGAGGAGAAGAAGAACTTAGAGGCAAGATTGGCAGAGGTGACCAAGAAGATTGAACTAGAGAAGATGGGAACACCTACGGCAAATCCTTATGAAGGCTTATGATCAGTTACACAGATCGGTACGGACAGGGGGAGTAGGACTTACGCTCACCATAAATGAGGGTAGGTCATTCAATTTTCGCCTGCCGTCTATCGAGGATTATGAAAGGAGCAAGGATTATGATGGCTCCATGTATAAACAAAACACCTATTTGCTCGCTTCATGTTTAGTCGAAGCGGGGGGATTTACCATACCCCCTTCTATGCTATTGGATAAGATTGAGTATATAGAGGGGTTTGGGACACAGCTATATCGGCGTATGGTGTATGGGTTGTCTTATTATATTGGGAAGAGCATAGAAACTGAGGCGTATTTTGAGGCTTTCTGTTACGAAAACATGAGCAGAAATCTTTGGTTCACATGGAAACAATCCAATTCGCTTGGCTATCCTATGGACTATAGGGATTATCCATTAACGCCGTTACAGGTAAATTGGATAGCGTACAATGTGATGGAGGATGAGAGAGAGAAGATACACCACGCTTGGACACATTCATTTTTTGTGGCGAGTAGCATGAACCCTAAGGGGGTAGAAAAAGTCCGTCAAAAGTGGGAAGAAGCGGATAAAAAAGAAAAGGATTACAGAGTTCAGGTGATGGAGGCTGCGAGAAAAGGATTAAAGCTATCCGACGAGCAAAAAGATCGGATAGCTCAGACGAAAACCATAGAGGATTTGCAGAGAGAGTATAGGTCTTGGGTGGATGGAGAAGAAGATGAACATGATAGGCTAGTGGGTAGATACAAAGATTATGTGATGGGTCAAATACAACAAAGAAATGTGAGAGACAGAGCAGCGGAACATAACGCAACGGCAGGGGAGTTATTGAGTGCATTACAAGCTAGTTCTTCTATCGGGTCACCCATAAGAACGCTATCGGACGATGAAGTAGCTCGTATTGCCGCTGAGAAGGCGAGAAACCGAGGGGTTGTGAATGAGATGTCTGAATACGACACAAAGGTTAAACACCTACTCAATCCCAAGTTCACTCAGGAGCCACCTCCGTCATTGATGGATCAAATCTCTAATCGCAAGGTCACATGAATGGGAGGTTTGACAAATGGCAGTAAACGCTTCAACGCAGTTTCAAGAGATACTTAAAGAGTTCGGTTCTTTAGCGGGAAAAGACTTTTTTAAGGGTTCTGTTCAATCAGTATCCAATTTGACCAAGCAGATAGAGTCGGCAAGGGGCATCACCACGGAGATGGTGAAGAAGAACCTTGTTTTTACTGCGACTAGCCTTGATAAAGTCACAAGAAACATCGAGGCGGCGGCTCAAGAACAAGTCTCGATGATGAGGGGAAATCTCAAAGCCCTTCAAAAGGCACAAGAAGAACAAAACCACGCTGAAATAAACCGACTTGAAGCCGTTATCCGTGAAACACAAACCCGTTATGATGCTTTAAATAGGCAACAACAAACAGAGCTAAACAATGCTCTTAAGTTTTACAAACAGAGCGAGAAAGCCTACAAACAACAAGAGGAAAGGCTTACGGCAAGAAGGGATAAAATAGAAGAACTTGGCAAGGTCGGAGCGGTTGCTTCGCAGGGTTTAGAAGGGCTAGAGAAAGCCTTAACGGGGTTCACGGGCTCTCTTCAGAACCTAGATAGTTTAGCCGAGGGATTCAAATCAGGTGGTGAAGCCCTGAGTAAAGGATTGAGAGGGTTACAGGCTAGGGCTGCTAAGAAGGCAGAGGATAGCGGTGGCGGCATTATAGGAGGATTGTCTGTCGGCTTGGGGAAACTATCCACAGCCGCATTAGCTATCACAGCGGTTGTCGGCGGGGCTTTAGCCATCTTTAAGGTCATGCAGGGGCTAGAGGAAAAAGTCAAAGAGTTCAACAAAGGACTCATAGACACCGTTGGTGTTAATGATCTTCTCCTAGATGGTACGCAGGGTGTGGGTGAATCTTTAGCTGTGTGGAGAAAGGCATTTACTGATGCTGATTTTGCCAACTCTATGGGCATGACACTAGATGAAATTAAGGCACTCCCAGGGGCATTAAAGAGTGCAAATCTGATTGTAAGAGATTTCGGCGGCAGTTTATTCAAAATGAAAGATTTTATTTTTGGTGCTAAGGCGGCAGCTGTAAGTTTGGGCGTGTCTTTTGAAACCGCTCTTGAGCGAAGCACCTACTTCAAAGAAGAACTAGGAATCATCGGTGAAAGCGGTGATCTACTCAATAAAATATCCGAAGAATTCGCCAACATCCGAGATATGGCACTCCAATCAGGCTACTCCACAGATGCATTTTATCAGAAAATAAAGTCTTTAACCGATGGCATGGAGAACATGAACAATAGGACTGAAGAAGCGGGTCGCCTTCTACTTTCCTTTACTCGCGTCTTGGGTGCTAAAGGGGCTAATGCTTTCTTAACCTCTATGGGAGCAGGACTCGGCGGAGAGGGATACACCGAACTCATCAAAAGACAAATGCTCACAGGTCGTAAACGGATAGTTCCCATTTTACAGACTGAAGCTGAGTATATGCACAAAGTACTCAGTAAGGATTACCAGAAGGCTCTTGGTGAAGCCGATACCAAGACGATTTTGGCGAGAGCAGGTCTTGTTCAGTTTGGTATAGACATGGAGAAAGATATGAAATCTCTCCAACAAATGACAATCGAGCAACAAGAAGATTTAGTTAGCTCTCTCTTGGCTAATAAGAAAACAGAAGGCTTGGGGAGAGAGATACAAAAGCTAATCACCGTTGCTAAGGGGTCTAAACAAGGGGCAACGGGAGGACAAGTATCTACCGCTATGGGGGAACTAGGTGCTACAGGAAGCATCGCCCTTAAGTATGCACAACTTGAAGCTCACCTAGCGGGCAAGTCAATTGACTCGATGACCGATATCCAAAAACTTGCTCTCGAACAACTTAGCGGACTGAGCAAAGAACAAATCGAACAATTTAGAGTTATCCAAAGGAAAATGAGAGGCGATCTTCGCTACGCTAGGTCTTTAGCCACTAGCGGAAGAGAAATAACTAAAGAACAAACCGAACGACTAGAAAAGATGGGACTCAAAGTCGAAGGTGGGAGAATTCTATCCAAAGATCGAGGTTCAGAAGTAAAAACCGAAACGGATTACCTGTTGGCTCAAAGGGAAGCCCTTGAATCCATAAAAGAAAAAACCGATGCCTATACACAAGAAGCTCTCTTACAAGATGTGGCGGAAAATACACTCACATCTGCCGATATGATCAATAACCACCTAGGGGAGATACTTATGAACCTCTCCTCTTATGTTGTCGGCATATTCAACTTTATGGATAAAGAAACCACATCGGAAGATAAGACCACAAGAGATGCAATACTTGGAGAACTAGCCGCAGAGATCAAAACACTCAACGCACAAAACCAAGATGAAGCAAAACAAGTGCGTCAAATAGAAAGCAAAATGGCTAAGAGAGCCGCTGAACTAGCTAAAAAAGGTGAAACCACCGAGGATGATGCGGAATACAAAAAGCTAAAACAAGATAAAGAGAATACTCAAAAGGACATCGAGACAAGAAAAAATAAATCCGAAGTCTTGAAACGCCAAAGGACACTTATCCGAAGTGGAGAGTTCTCCGTTAAGGGAAAGATTAAAGGCGACATCCTCTCAGGTTCTCAGGTTACTGCTGCATCTCAGCTTGCAGGTGAAGGTATTGATATCGGACTGAGCCCTGCCGCTCAGGAGACCGTCAAAGACCTACAAACCATAAGAGGACTTGGTTTTGCCTCTATGGATGAGATGGTGAACTACCTAGCAAATCAGGCATCCGATGATGACCCTAGGTCAAGAGAGGTAGAAAACTTTTTAACCGAAAAGGGCTACACAGTAGCTTTTCAAAAGGAAGGAGCTACCCACTTAGTTGGGTCACAAGACCCCTCAGCAGCAACCATAAGCCCCGCAGCAGCAACCCTAAGCAACTCGCTTTTAAAGGGTGCTGTACTCATGAAGGGGGGTAATATAGTACACGCCACAGAAGGGGCTAGGTTAACAAAACTTGATGCCCTTGGGCAGGTACAGCCTTTTGAATTATCCGAAGGTGCTCTTGACGCTAGGGTGCAGGCACTTCGTACTAAGCAAGAAGCCGCCGCCAGGCGTGAAGGCACCAGCGTCCACGGGACATCAACCCCTATTATATTAAGGACTGATGAAGAACTAAAGGCGGAAGCAGAAAGACAACTTTATGCGGAGGGTGAGTTACTAACAGCTAAGGGGGGTGTAAAGCCTGAGGATATACAGGCGGCGTTAACATTAACACCTTCTGAAAGAGTCCA